CAGTAATTTTAAATTTCATCGAGATAATAAGGAGGCTCTCAGACAAAACATACATACATTATGTAAACAATCAAAGAGTATACTAGAGATTGGTTTTAATGCTGGTCACTCAGCTGCTCTTTACACATATGCTAATCCTGAAATAATAATAAGATCATTTGATTTATGTTCACACAAATACTCAAAACCTTGTGGTGAGTTATTAGCTAGAACACTATCAGACTTTAAACTCATTCCAGGTGATAGTCGAGAAACATTAAGAGATTATAATGAAGCACCGGCATTCGACTTGATACATATTGACGGAGGTCACGGATACAGTGCAGCTAAAAGCGATTTGTATGAATGTAAGAAGTTCTCAACAAAAGAAACAATATTGATATTTGATGATGCTTACCATACTTTTGTAGAAAAGCTACTAACTGAAGAAACTTCATCCTCCAATCACACCGGGATGATAAGAGAGGTTAATTATACTGACTATAACTTAATACCCACAAAGTGGCATCGAGTATTTAAGTATGAATAAAAAGGTTTGACTTTACATGTAAAATATCGTATAATATATGTATGATAGTTGATATTAAAAGTTACGACGGCAATTTATTACATAACCGTTTCGCATATACATTTTTCAAGAAGAGAACATTACCAATTGGTAACATTATCACATTTCGTGGACCTATGCTTGTTGAAGCGGATGGGATGATCGACCATGAGGATGTTCTTAACAATGATTATATCTATAGTGATGATGCAGTTAATTTTCTCTGGGAGATACCTGACCTAGACACATTCGGAGCAGTAGCATGGCAGAGGTTATTTAACACTGGTATTGCTAATGTGTTACAAAACTTGATCAAAGCTCCTATTGAAGTGGATGGAGATGATCTAATCGTACATAAAGAATTTACAAGTGGTGGTATCATACAAACCAAAGGTAAGTGTAGCGTTAGTATCACACACAACAAGAGTGGTGCTGCACTAGGTCATACCGGAATTAACATTCGTGCTGGTGATAGAGCTCCTAGTTTTGCTTATAGTACTAACTTAACTGATGATCAAGTTAAGATTTTTCAAGATACCGTGGTTGAGATGTTTTATGCAATGAATGATGATATGTTCCTTGCTACGACTAAGATCATCAGCAAGTAGTGACCATCTTTGATATTCTTAATGATATACTCTTCACCAAGAAGGGTAATCTATTAAAGAATGTAGATGAAGAAAGTTCTTTCAATAACTATATGGTTAATAGGTGGATCAGCATGCACAGCCCGTCATTAGCTATTGTTATCAACAACACAAGCAATTGGCTGTGGAGTGTGTTTGAAACCAAACAAGACTACTACAAGTTTATCAACACAATAATTCCTCGTGTGTCTAGAAAGAGGATACACTATATCAAGAAGACCAAACCGGAAGACAAACCAAAAGAGTTAGAGAACGTTGAATTACTCGCAAAGAGACTTGAACTTTCCCAAAGGGAGATTAAATCTTATTATGAGTACAGCAGCCAACACAGCACAACTTCAACACGCCCAGACACAACTTAGAGACAAAGTCAAAGGCACTATTCAACTCGACAATTACGTGACGAGTGAAAATTTTGATCTATTCGGGTACGAACTTTCTAGTGTTCTAGATGATATTATTTTAGTTAAATTTCTAGACTGCAATGACGACGGATCAGAATTGCTTAAGAATGGTGTTTGGGTACCAATTAATGCCACCACATTCACATGGAGGATTGGTGAAGTTATTCTAGCAGGGCCAAATTGTGAGTATGTCAAACCCGGGAGTGTGGTTTGCTTCCCCAACGACAAAGGCATTCAAGTAGGTAATTTAGAAATTGATGGTCATGGTAAGCTTAAAAATAGCTGCTTCTTGAACGAAGCTAGAATATTTGGTATTTGCAAGACAAAGGAAACAGATAGTGAATGAAGGTAGGTATATCAACGCTACGTGTGTTGCTTGAGAATAACGTACTCGAAATAAAGTTCAAGCGAAGAAGACCAAAAGCTGGAGCACCAGCCACGCGTAGAATGTTATGTACCAACAATCCTGTTGTTTTACAGAGCAGCACAGGCAGACAAACTCTACACTATAAAACAGCAACTGGTACTCCCAAGTACAGTCCTACAGCAAAAAATTTAGTTATAGCATGGGACATATTCAAACAAGACTACAGGGCTATAAGCGGAGACAATATAGAAGTGATAAACACTATACCTATCAGTGGTGATGGTAAGGAGTTTTGGCAATATTTTGCAGACACAATACATCCAATGACACCTCAACAGAAAGCGAGTTTTTTCAATGTCTGATCTTGTTCAAAAAAAGATGAAGTTGCTGGAACCAATGTTACAAAAGAATGTGATATTCAACATAGGTACCAAAACCATAAGAAGAGGTAGATTGCTGTTGTTCAATATAGATGATTATTATATCAAGTTTACTATCAAAACAAACAAGGATGTGATCAAAACATATGACGCCCCGTATCCGTACGATATAATAGAAGGTGACAACTCTGTTAAATTGTCATATAAACTAGAAGACTTTTGCAGAGGTAACACTAAAAAAGAAGAATTGCTCCGAGAGCAGATACCAATTGGCAATAATAAACTATATGATACAAAGCTGATAATTACAAATATTGACCCGTTAGTCAATAAGTAATTACATGGCGCATATAGAACCCGTATTTTCACACATCCCTCCAGTTACTGGTGATGTAAACTACTCACCACTAGGTGGCAAAATTGGCTTGGAAGCTGAAGACGTTGCTAATATCAAGGCTGTCGCTAGCGCAGAAGCAACCGCAGCTATTGAGGCTGGTTACGGTGAAGTTGGTGACGGAGAGGTTTTAGACCATGTACGTAAAAGAAATCTTGGGTATTAGTACCCAATAAGATTTAAACACAAAAAGTCCCCAAAACGTCTATCATTCGATAGTTATATAATAATATAGCGATACCTACCGCTATCAATGTCTTGCAAGTAATGGGTAAGGACAAGGTGAGTAATTTTATCCGGCTGATTTGGTACATACACAATGCACCTATGAACTAACATAGATTACATTGAGTATGGTAATAATATCCGTATTGATATGTTTTACACAAAAGACGCACTCTTCGAGATATCAATTTTATGGAGAATCCTGACCTAATAAACTCCGGTTATAAATAACCACTAATATATGCCGACAATAGTCGCAGTTCGGTGCTATGCGGATTTTAAGCCGCCGTTTTTCACCTGCCGTCTAACAGTTGTGTTTAATTTAGCTACGTTCGTTCTAGCAGTTCTCTCTGCCAAGTTGAATCCTATCTCTTGAGCTAACCACTGCTCACACTCGTGTACCGAAAATGCCGATAGGCAGCACTGTAGCGTTGTTTCACACTTTTGTACCATATATTATAATATAGTATGATAATGAGAAGTCAACTGATAAATAATATTATGAACAAAGATGACATGTTATTATTTGAAGCCTATGAGTTAAGTAAAGCTGATAGAATATTAGAGAGTATATTGCCTGGGTATGGAGATTATATCATCACAGAAAAAGAATATAAACTCCCTAGTAATGTCATTACTAAAGATGAATTTGAGAGATCGTCCCAACACCCAGGGAATGCCCCGTGGGATAGCAAATCTACTAACACAATGAATTATAATGCTGACAATCCACTTGACGGTAAACCAACAATGACTAAACATCCAGAAGGTGTGGGTGTGTTTGACGGTCCGGAATCATTAATGGATAAACTTGATGCAATACTTGACAAAGTGATTGAGTATGGTGGTACATTACTCAAAGCAGCACCAGCTGCAATTGTCACAGGAATTTTAGCTAAACTATTGGGTAAGGGTATCAAATTTTTGCTTAGAAATCACGATCCAGAGGCTAGAGAAATCAAAAAACGTGATGAAAGAAACTTGAGAATCACACATGCAATGCAAAAAGGTGATCAGATGGGTGATGATGAGATGGGTCGTGAGATTGATAGAATAAGTGAAAAGCTTGATATCAAATATGGTCAAGGTGTTTCATGGTGGAAGGAAATGTTGTGGAGAGTTAGTGATTTCTTTGATGAAGGAGCAGGTAAATATATCGCTGGTCTGGGTGTTTTAGTGTTAGCGTTCGTTTAAGTCATGAGAGAACAACCATTCTATTTCGAGATCAAGGATATAATGACCCAATTTGTGGGTGCATTCAATAATATCATCATCAGTCGGCATAACAAGGATAGAGACGTTAGATCGAAGGTTCATGTGAGATATGTATATGCACCTAAACAACGTGTTGTACATGATTTAACTAACAAGGCCAAGCATTTAACCTTGCCTGTCGTTGCAGTCAATATTGGAAGTGTCAGTAGAGATGAAAGTAGAGTGTTTAACAAACTTGAAGGATCGTATTTCGCGAGTGAAGAAACTCACATAAGTGCAGAAAGAACTGAGAAATCTCAGACCACATACAACATGCCCCAGCCGGTTCCTGTTAACATAGAGGTTAACATGAGTATATTGGCTAGATATCAAACAGACGTTGAGCAAATAATAAGCAATTTCGTTCCTTACAATGATCCGTATATTGTGATATCATGGAAATTACCTGAAGGGTTTAGTAGCAAAGATCAGGAGATCAGATCAGAGGTACTATGGAATGGTAATTTGAGTATGAATTATCCGGATGAATTGAGTAGCACCACACCTTACAGACTAGCATGCGACACGTCGTTCACTATCAAGACATGGTTATTCAAGAAGCACAGAGCTCCTGTGCACAATATATTTCAGATCACAACTAACATGTCTCCTGTACCGGAAATTACAAGCGATTTTTCCTTCATCACACCTTACTACGATGAACTGACCGAAAGTTCGTACACATCTGGACTAGGTCCACCACTAACTGCTGCGCCTTTCATAACTCACATAGACACAGAGAGGTACGAGGAGAATGAAATATTAGGTTACAACATGTCATCAACAACAGGGGTGTACTTATCAAGTAATGATATAAACAGTTTGAGTGGTATGGAGATTGTACCATTCACTGATCCCTACCTATCATCAATATACCCATCCTTCTCAGGTGTGCCTATCAATTACAATATAGTCAACGACAATAAAATATACTTTGATCTCCCAGAGCTCCCTAAGAACGTGACTTATGACCTGATTGTGCAAAATATAGGCGGATATGATACAGCACTTAACTCTACACTTCATGGCAAAGGAATATTCCTATCATAAATAATTATAATGACCGAGTGTACAAATAACATAACCCTAAGTGATTTACCTACTTGCAGTAATATAGATAACCAAGGATATTTAATTGTACAGAATACTGATAGTACATGCAAGGTTAAGATTTCAGACTTAGTGTTAGGTGTCGAGAATGTAAGTTTCTATCCGGAACTACTCGATATTATATCTCAACTAGAAACATTAACAGCAATCGTACAATCCAAGTCAGCAGAATGGGATACATGCTACACAACAACCAACACAAACAGTGCTGCTTGGGGTCAGGTTGACAGCTTAGGTTTAGCTGAAGTTGGTAATATTGTTGAAACAACAAGTGCAGAATGGAGTGACACAACATCTTTAGTATTAGCGAAAAGCGCTCAATGGGACGCAGCTTATACGTATATGACTGATTACTCTGTAGAGTGGAACGATGGACTAGCTACAATAGCATTATATCCAGAGTACTCAACCACTATAGGAATAGTTCAAGAATTATCCGGTCAATGGAATACAGCTTACATGAACTGGCAGTAATTGAATATGAGAAATGTAAAGATCAAGTCCGGAGAGAATTGGAATTCATTATCCCTAGATTATGAGTTTGATGATAAAATAAAATTCAGTAACAAAGTAATAACTAGTGCAGATGGTATTTCTCTAAACCTAAGTGATACTCTATCAAATTGTGTGGATATATCTAATAATAATTACAGTACATTGATGATGAGTGACTTGTGTAGACTTGACGACTTAATTGACCTAGATGTCAATACAACCGATTACCCAGAACAATTCACTACCACACTTACATTCGATTCATCACCTGTCATAACAACCACTAGTAAATATTTAAAAATCCTACCTAGAGTTGATGATAGTGATGAGCGGGATTTAATATTCGGGGAAGATATCATTGACAATGTAGCGTATGATAGTTATTATTTTAATCAGACAGAGGATGACAATGATATTTATTTTAGTATAAATCTAATATCACATGATCAACTTACAATCAGTCATAACGATAATTACGCAAACGTTTATCTGACGCTCCGGAGCGACGGTACGTTTACATTTCGTGTTGGTACACTAGATGAACCGAGTTCTAGTCAAATATTCAAATATTTTATTAATAAAACCACCGGTAGTTTGATATTAATGACGGAGGTCGCCGGTGTGACATCGTATATAGGAACTAAGGCCGGGGAGTTAAGCTTATTGACTCCATCCATTGAGGACCCCAAGTATCCACCATCAAGTTTAATTTCAATATTCCCCTACAGTAAGACATCAAAGAGGATGAGTATAATTAACAGTTGGGTCAGTTATAAGACGACTGGAGATCTAAATAATTTAAATGTTAATGAGAGTAGAAGTTATAAGGATGTGTTTAATAATTTTATATTCAGTAACCAGTATAGTTGTATAACAGGATCAAACATGAATCTTGATATAATACAACTAAAGAATCAACTAACATCAGACTCAAACTCAACACGTAATAATCCATTTCCTAATTTTATTGACTGTGATCATCGAGAATATGACAGTATATTCACTGGTAGTAATCAGATCAAAGGGACTGATAACATGTACTTAGGTTATAATACATACACGACTGATATTACACTACCTACTGACAGCATAACCTACTTCCATACACCTCAAGTGATGTACCCTATAAGTAAGCTAAATGTTAACGATAGTGGTTTGATAGAATCCGGAGCAATTGGAGGTGATTCGCCTATAGTGTCTGATAAACTCTTCAAAAAGGCATCCAACTATAAATACAACTCTCCTCACGGAGCTCCTTCAGATGAGGAAACTGGTGTATGGTTGTGTACTTGGTTGAGGAGTAGTATAGAGTCTATATGGGATGGTGATGTTGAGTACGATAGAGATATACTTGTCAGCTACAACAACTCAGTATACAAATCATTGAAAAGAAACTCAAACTCTATACCCTCTAGTGATAGAACATCATGGGTTGAAGTACCAGAAGAAAAACCAGTATGGGTTGACAGGTATTATAATCCTGAGTATTATAGTACCCAGCAAGCATTAGAGGTACCAGATCAATATACATCATATGCATCTAAGTTTGAGTATATTGTATCAACTCTCAGTGCAGAGGAGATATACGTATTTGATAAGAAGAGTGATTTGGTGTTTGAGCCTGGGTGTCTTTACGCGTATTATAGGATAGGTGGTAGTGAGAATAATACTATAATAGATAGTTTGAGATCAACGTTAATTCATGAAGGTCAGTCACCTGCTTACAGAGATGACAGAACCATATACAATAACCCCAACAGGTCATTAACACTAGATGGTACTCTATATATAGAAACAGAGTCACTAAACAAGACTAACAACAGTGATTACACCATATCAGTTAATATAGGTTGTGATGACTGGACGAAACCATTTGGAGGTCAGATAGTAGGTAACTATACTAATCACGGAATCGGTATATTTAACACTATGTACACAACGCCCTTCATAATCATATCAAATGAATCCAGTACAGGTATATACAACACTAATCTCGAGTTAATTAAATCAATACCATTATCTGGGATCCAGGTAGTACATGGACCTGGGGCAGAGAATATACACATACTACATACAGTTAATGGAATATATAACATTGCTCAATACGATCATACTGGATTATTAGTAGAGAACACTCCACTACCGGATATTAACTCTACTATATCTCATATAAACATCGATGGAGATTATATGTATATACTCGATGTCACTAACTCAGTTTACAAGTATAATATTAACAATGAAGTACAGGACATATTGTATAAACCTATACCAGCTGGAGTTATAGGTGACGAGCAATTACTATCTACCAAAACATACATTGAGATATTTGATGAATATCAGTATAAAATAAACTGTGATCAATACACAATAGACGTAACCGGTAGTATATGGTATAAAAAAGCTGGCAATATTGTCAAGTATATGCCGTCTAATCAATTAGGATCGAACGCGACGTATAGCAATACAATCAACAATATAAGTGTATCTCTGATTGCAGAAGAGAGGACACGTGGATCTGATGGCAATAATATTATAATATTTGGGGACGGTATTAACACGTTATCTTTTATAGTAGGAGAGTGGAATGATCAGAATCCAGCTAATAAAGTTAGGATAATAAGTGGTGATGATAGTAAATCTCTTATTATATCAGACAACGAGCAGATAAGGTTGATAGGTGGAATTGATGCCGGATCTTCGACCACTAATATAGCGCTGTCATCCGTTGATTGTGACATTACTGGTATCAAATCTGATATAGATAATAATATATGGCTCCTGGCTAAAGATAATCAATCGTTGACGGTTTATAAAATCGATAGTAACAGAAACATACTGTATAAGAAATCACTACGTGATATTAACACTATCCTCAATGACATGGTTGTAGGTAATATCTACTTAGACTTAATTTCTGAATTTAAGGAAGGAGAGCATATTAACAATGTATTAATATTAAATCAAAATCCAACTGATATGACCAGTATAGAAGTCATAAAACTCGATTTGGATTGTAATTTTATAAGTAAAAACAACCAAACCATCCCACAATTAAGCACTACAGATATCAACACACTTCATAACATAACTAACTACGAGACTGTCAAGAGAATGTATAATGATACGATTGAGCGTAATCATATTATATTTAAATCACGATTACAAGGATATTTCGATACCGACAAGACATACACACAGGAAGTCAAGATCGATGTTTCAGGTCTTTCACCTGGCTACCATCATTTCGCGACAGCATTTGATGCTACAAAAGGTATTACTACGGTGTTTTGTGATGGTGAATTGAAGCAGGTTTTAAGATCCGACGACATATATACCGGCGCGGCATATAAATTTAGTAAGACAGTACACGATCCCTTGTTAGTAGGTACTGAACCATTCTTAAATAACATCACATTAAGCGACCACCTAAATATATCTAACTACTCTACTATATCAGGTGTAAATGTAGATCGGTTACGTGTATATAATAAATCACTAAATTTTCATAAAATCAGGGCACTTACTAGAGAAGATAAAGATATACAACCAATAACCTTGTCATTACCGACAGGTAAGAGATCTTATATCGACCAAGTTAAACAGATACATAAACACCGATCAGCCGGCCGCAAATCAAGTGATATTGATATATCTATTACCAATATAACCGTTTCCGGAGATGATATCAAGCAATTAATAAATCAAAAGATATTTAAAGAGATAACCGATACATTATCTCCAAACTCAACTATCAGAAACATCAACTGGGTATAATAAATGTCAGAACATGTAACACAAACGAGTAGCTTCAATCAATCACTATTAACAGCGATGGATGATAGGGGTATAGTACAAGACCGTCTCCCCGGGGATAAACTATTATTACCTAACGATATGTACGAAATTAAAGTATCAGTGAATGATTTTGTTACGGCAGAGACCATTAATTATAGTCTTTCTAAGCTATATGATAACTGGTTATATTTAATATCAAAATCCATAATACCTAGTAACAATATACCTAATAATGACTACTACACAAAAATAGCTATCGATACTCCTGGAAGTGGATTGAGATGGACGTCAAAGACTAATTTTCCTAGCTTATCGACAGTATCTAGCAATAATTCCCTGAATGGTATCAAGAATTTTACTAAAGTCATCAACACAGCAGATCCTAACAATTATAATATTATCGCGACAACAAATACTAACGTTATACTCCTGAGCGGTAGCAACTCACCGATCGATGATTCTAATATAGATATCATTGTTAATGAGTTCAACGGATCGTTATCCGATAGTAGTATAACACACCCATCTAATAATATAAATTTTAAGAGTATAATCGACCACACTCTCAATAAATCAAACGATCTATTCATACTAGACAACGAAATCAACTCATTATTCAAGTTTGATATTAGTGGTATATTGACTCTTGATACCGCCATCTTAAACAATGATACCCCCGGGCGATTGATGACAGGGTTAATAGGTGGCCCTGGTGATATATCTGATCGAACTAAATTCAATGATCCTGTATCGGTAGTAAGTGTAGATAATGCAGTTTATGTTTTAGATTACTCTAATACTGGCGTGATGGTTAAGATGTATGACTCAGAGTTGAACTGGAAGGAATCGTTTAGCTTAGGTCAGTATGTATCTTCTGGGCCGATTGATATCGCATATAATCATCAAGTTGATATGTTCTGTATATTATGTCATGAAAGTACATTCAACTCAACAACCGAGCCAACTGTGCCTAGGTTAATGATTTTCGATAAAACATTCAACTATATAAGTACAAATGACTTAATGGATGAGTCTAGACACAGCGTTGACATTAAATTAGAAACGTACAAGAAGATCAATTTCAGTGTAGAAAACCCAAACATCATGTACATATTAACATCAACCAATATATACAAGAAATATTTATCCAGTCCAGAGATGTTTATAGGTAACTTCTTACTAGATGAGAAGCCCATAGGACCTGGTTCTAATGCCGGTCAAGTTTTTGAAGATATAACAATACTACCAACAGTAATAACACATGGAGATGAATCTATTATTAAGGATGATATTATAATATATGAATCAACCTTTGAGGTCATACATAAATTTCTAGAAGATAGTAATTATCAACAAAGCCTAGAGACTAAGTTTGATGATAAAGTTTTGGGAAAAGAGAGCTTGATGATTAACCCTGATGAAAATGTAAATACATTTGTATACAACAAGACCCTATCAAAACATCTATACAATAATATTATACTACTTGAGAATACATCAAGAAAATTTGCTACAACATATGACGTTGCCGGTATATCACAGTATATAGGATTTAAATATCTGACTAAAACAGAATTATCGTCTCTAGAGTATCGCCCGGGCATGGATAACTTTATAGGTATTAATGAGATTGTAACAACACATACTGTTAATAGATGCTTAGAGCAGATATACAACCTACAGAAAGTCATACTGAATAATTGGCAAGAAAAACCTACAAATGTGTTCCCTTTAATCAACACACCAGTACACATAACAATATAACAGTATACTGAATATATATCTATAACAACCAACAATATAGATATATACGTGCCACCTTCTCGTGAAATAGGAGTATAATTATACCGTTGCTCTAATAAATAATTACAATGGCCGGTAACAGAAAATTTCACAATAAATTCCACTCTGCGAATCATCACACGCTTCCTAGTCCTCATATAATAGATAGCGGGTTAGATCCTATTGCTAGTCATGACTTTCCTTTCATTGGAGACTTCGTCCTTAATGGTACAGTTAGCTCTAGTAATAACTACGCTCTTAATAACGGTGGTATTAGAGCAGTAACACTCGACTCAGTCACTCACGGTTTATCTGCACCGGCAGGTTGGAATGTATTTAGAGATAGTACATACATTGATGGTGATGTCACAATCACGGGTAATCTCAGCGCATTAGGGCAGTTGACATATTTAAATACTCAGGTTCACGTTACTAGCGCGACTGAGATTGAAGTACAAGCTGATAATAGCAACGGTAAGACAGTAGGACTACTCGTAGATCAACACGGTAGTAATGACGTTGTACATATCAAAAATGACGGTCAATCGACATTACTGATAACCGGGTCAGCTGCTAATGATGAAGAGCGTGGAGGTTGGTTAGGTATTAATCTTGCTTCTCTATCTGCTCGTGATATAACACGACCTAATCAAAGAATGACTATAGTCGGTAGTGTATCTGTAGTGCCTGATCCAATAGAAGTAGCAGATCAACTAAGTCAAAAGGACCCGGGAACAACTGGCTCACTCTATATAGAAGGTGGACTACATGTTAATGATGCTACATATCTCGATCAAGTCACGATAGATACGACTGACGGTAAGTTTCTAGTTAGTGGTAATAATAATGACGGTAGTGCTAATATATTTGAAGTAGAAGTACCGACACATTTAGATAGAACCCATATTGATACAAGTGACGGTGTATTTACGGTCAGTGGTAGCACATCAATGGATGTTGACGTACCGAGTGATTTTTCAGGTCATGCAGATTTAGATTCAGTTCATATTGATGTAACAAAAGGAAACTTTGTGGTTAGCGGAAGCAACAACAAAATGTACATCAACACAGCAGGTGGATTAGATGTAAATACATACACTCAACTTGACAAGACGGAGATCAATACAAGTGACGGTAACTTTAATGTTATTGGTCCGAATACGATAACTTTTAATAACTCTGGAGGTCTAGATGTACAGCATCACACTAGATTAGATCAAGTAACTATTGATACTACTGATGGTGTATTGTTAGTTAGTGGAACCGGTACACCAGGGCAGGAAAACAAAGTTGATATTGATGTACCTATCGAACTCGACCGGACAACAATTGATACGTCTGATGGTGATCTTATTATTACTGGATCAGAAACAGTTTTAATTGACGCAACATCAGGTGTTTACATTGATTCACATACAAGATTAGACCAAGTAACGATTGACACGACTGATGGTAAGTTGTTAGTTAGTGGTATAGGGGTGCCAGGATTTGAGAATCCAGTCGATATTGATGTACCTGTCCATATGGATAGAGTAACAATTGACACGACAGATGGTAAGTTGTTAGTTACCGGAAACGGGATTGCTGGATTTGAAAACATAGTAGATATTGATGTACCTATTGAACTTGATAGGACTAACATAGACACCACAGATGGTGACTTAACTATCACTGGTGACAATGCTGTTATAATCGACTCACTCTCCGGAGTAGATATCGATACTCATACTAGAGTAGATCAACTCACAGTCGATACATCTGATGGTGAGATGTTAATTGAAGGTAGTAATATACTAGATGTTGATGTAGATGCCTCTTTCCTTGATAATACTATCTCGGCTAGAAATGTAATAATAGACACCCTACCTGGTACTGGAAATTTATTGATCCGTGGAGGTGGTAGAGTTGATGTTAATACTGAAACATATTTTGATAATCCAGTTGAGCTAGACAGGGTAACTATTGACACGACTGACGGTGAGTTTATAATAACGAACCCTTCTACAGGATTCTTTAATAGAAATAAGATGAGAGTAGAGGTACCACTGCTAGTGGAATCACTAACAGCTACTTCAGATTTATCACCTATATTAATAACTGGTAGCAACAATACGATATTCGATACAGAGGTGATTTTTAATCAACCAGTAACAATTAATAATCTTCTAGATATTCCAGGTGATATAACTGCTGGTAATATATCAATTTCCGGTACAGCGCTTCTGAGCCGCACCGAGATTGATACCAGTACAGGTACATTTGTAGTTACAGGTAGCAACTCGACCTCAATTAGAACAGATGCTGAATTCACACAGAATGTCCATATATTAGGAGATTTAAGAGTTGATGGTAATGCATATTTGAGTGCCGGTAGTGGTGGTAATATTAATATCGGTGATTCAGATAACGATAATATAATCTTTCATGCTGATGTTAACAGTAATGTACTACCCAACATAACTGATACGTACTCTCTAGGATCAACTAGTAAGAGATGGATGAGTGTTCATAGTTTATCCTGTTTGGTAGATTACTTAGCTGTTACACAGAACTTCGCATTAGAGGGTGACTTAGATGTAAACGGTACTACGACTTTAGATGAAGTAGTGATCGATACGACTGATGGAGAGTTTGTTGTAAGCGGATATAATAGATCACATATACACACCAACTTATCAACATACGATGGTATTTCTGCTTCTGGTGGACCGTGGAGGTTTGGTGACTTTGATGAGATAAAATACGCATCACCTGGTTATGTAAATTATGAAGGTATAGACAACTGGGATACAGGCGCTGTATTAAACCATCCATTTAGAGTAGATACACGCTCACTTTTTCAACAAGGATTAACAGCGTTCGGACCGGTACAAGTCGGAGAGCTTCCAGCTGGTGTCACAGATGAACTAACAGAACCTACATTTGAGGTACTAGGAAACATGCACCTAAGAGGTGGTAATCTGAAAATCACTAGTGATATCAGACATTTAGAGGACGAGGATACGTTAATTAGATTCTCACCGGATAAGATAGAACTTCGAGCCGGTGATGCACCTTTGTTAACTTTGGAGGAGAAGCCTGACTCTGTAGGAAACAATGCAGTACATATTGGTGCCACTGACCAGCCAGCGGACTTAACATTATATAAAGATTTAAGCGGCGAACAACCTGGTATTTTATATGACAGTACTGATGGTAGTGTTGAGATACACGGAAATGTTGGCATATTTGGAGCTAATGAATCATCGGAAATTATCGGGGATGGAATTGATGTTCACGGTAGCGTTAGGGTAACAGAGACGTTATCAGCAAGGAATTTAATAGTTGATTATATAACTGTACAGGAAAGTTCATATGGTAATATAGGTGGTCAAATAGGTGGTGCAGCAGAAATGAGCACATTGTCTGGTACTGCAGTATTTGGACATGTGACAACAGAGTGGGTGAATGGAGAAACACAGTCCTTTACTGGTACTGACATTGGTATCGAATTTGATCTCGAGAACGATGACCAAGGAGACATACAAAAATTATACTCATTCACATTTGAAGCAGTGTCGGCAGACGAGTTGAGAGGTGTTAAGGTAGGTGACACTCAATCAACAACATATCAATTTGTAGCCAAATGGGATCAATATTACACTCAAGCCTTTGTAAATGAGGTCGAGTATGGTATAATTCATACATCTGAACAGCCCTTTGTAGACGTCAAGTCTGTGGTATTATCCGCTCACGACGTACCAACAAACGAGAGAATTGTTAAGATAGTACTACAACCATCTGCTGACATTAAGTTTTGGGCTCATAATATATTAGTTCAAGATAAACCGCAGAGATTAGATACAGTAACTACAGCTGATTTTGACGTCAATGGAGGTTTGACTATTAACGGTCATACTTCTGCGGATGGTGACATCGTAGCTACTGGTGATGTGTATGTGAGTGGTGGATCTATTTTTGATAAAGATGTACACATAAGAGGTGATTTAAGAGTAGATGGTAATGCATATCTTAGTGCTGGGGCTAGTGGTATAATCAATGTAGGTGATAACGCTAATGACGGTGTAGTATTCAATGCAGATATTCACAGCTCATTCATTCCAGACGAGCATCAATTACATGATCTCGGAACAACCGGTGCAGAGTGGAAGAAGTTACATGTCAAGGATATATCAGCATCAAATAGCATTAATTGGAATGGTGGTAACTCTTTACAATCAAATAGTGTTTATTCGAGTGTTTGTGCTACTAGTGCGGAATGGGATTCAGTTTACTCGAGTGTGCGTACTACAAGTGCTAACTGGGACAACGTTTACACAGATGTTTCTGAAACGAGTGCTAACTGGGACAGTGTTTACACAGACGTTTCTGAAACGAGTGCGGAATGGGATTCAGTTTACTCGAGTGTATGTGCTACGAGCAGTGAATGGGATTCAGTTTACTCGAGCGTTTGTGCTACGAGCAGTGAATGGGATTCAGTTTACTCAAGCGTTCTATCAACGAGCGCTGAATGGGATAGCGTTTATACAGATGTTTCTGAAACGAGTGCGGAATGGGATAGCGTTTATACAGACGTATCCAATACTAGCGCTGAGTGGGATAGTGTTTATACAGACGTATCTGAAACAAGCGGAGATTGGAATAGCGTTTATACAGACGTATCTAATACTAGTGCTGAATGGAATTCAGTTTATTCAAGCGTTTGTGCCACAAGTAGTGAGTGGGATAGCGTTTATACAGATGTTTCTGAAACGAGTGCGGAATGGGATAGCGTTTATACAGACGTATCCAATACTAGCGCTGAATGGGATGGGGCGTATAGTTTCGTTAGTAGTGACAGTGCTACCAACAATACCGATTACAATCAAACACACTTTGTTAACGCTAGTGGTGACACGATTGTAGGAAGCTTATATATTACTGGAGACCTTAGAGTTGATGGCAATACATATCTAAGTGGTGGTACTGGTGGTGTTATTAATGTGGGAGACGACGCAGCTGATATCGTATCATTTAATGCGGATATCGGATCAAGTTTAACACCTGATATGCATGGTACATTCGATCTCGGATCAGCAACACAAGCCTGGAGAGACATACACACAACTGGGGATATAGTGTGGAACGGTGGTAGTTCGATCAATAGCAATAGTGTATATAGCTTTATCAATACAACCAGTGGAGACGAGGGGTATGCAACGTTATCTGCGTATAAGGATAATAGATATGTATTGAGACATGATCAGGTACCTGATTTAGCTATCACGAATGTATATCGTGTTTCTAATAGCTCGTTAGTAGGTACTCTGCAATCCAATATACATCGTGGAGATATTGTACTGGTTAACGACACCGAGGATAATATAATAGCAATCGCGGATCATCCTACAGGAGATTATAACTCTGATACTCATGAATATTTCGGGTATGAGAAGCTTTTTGCTCCAGGTAATATGGTTAGGTTTATCAATGGTAAGCAAGGACCTAGTGTAACGTTCACAACAGATGATTTTGATTTCTCTGCATCAACGAATAAGTTCGTGTTGCAGAGTGATATAGATACATGGAACAGTAACTATAATAGCGTAAATACAACGAGTGCTGAGTGGGATAGTGTTTATTCGAGTGTTGAGGCAGCAAGTGCTGGTTGGAACAACACACAATCCACTGTAGAACAATTGAGCGCAGCTTGGGAAGAGAGTGCTGACATTCAATTAGTAGCAGATGATGTTGCTGTGATGGGATCAGTGAGCGGAGATTGGAACCTAATACAATCCACTGTAGAACAATTAAGTGCTGAGTGGGAAGAGAGTGCTGACATTCAATTAGTAGCAGATGATGTTGCTGTGATGGGATCAGTGAGCGGTGATTGGAATAGTGTTTATACAGACGTATCTGAAACAAGCGGTGATTGGAATTCGGTTTATACAGACGTATCTGAAACAAGCGGAGATTGGAATAGTGTTTATACAGACGTATCTGAAACAAGCGGTGATTGGAATTCGGTTTATACTGACGTATCTGAAACAAGCGGTGATTGGGACAGTGTCCATTCAAGTGTATTATCTACAAGCGGAGACTGGAATTCAGTTTATACTGACGTATCTGAGACAAGCGGTGAGTGGAATTCAGTTTATTCGAGCGTCCTAACCACAAGTGGAGATTGGAACTCAGTACATGCAAGCGTTCTAGCTACAAGTGGAGATTGGAACTCAGTACATGCAAGTGTTTTGACGACAAGTGCTAATTGGGATAGTGTCCATGCAAGTGTTTTATCTACGAGTGCTAATTGGAATTCAGTTTACACAGACGTTTCTGAAACAAGCGGAGATTGGAATAGTGTTTATACAGACGTATCTGAAACAAGCGGTGATTGGGATTCAGTTTACTCAAGTGTACTTACGACAAGCGCTGATTGGAATTCAGTATACACAGACGTTTCTGAAACTAGCGCGGAATGGAATTCAGTATACACAGACGTTTCCGAGACGAGCGGAGATTGGAATTCAGTATACACAGACGTTTCCGAGACGAGCGGAGATTGGAATTCAGTATACACAGACGTTTCCGAGACAAGCGGAGATTGGAATAGTGTTTACACAGACGTTTCTGAAACTAGCGCGGAATGGAATTCGGTATACACAGACGTTTCTGAGACAAGTGGTGAGTGGGATTCAGTTTACTCGAGCGTTTGTGCTACTAGTGCTGAATGGGATAGTGTTTACAGTTATATTAATGTGGCTAGTGGTGATTACGGTATAGCGACTTTAGGATCTGATGGTAAGTTAGATGAAGCCTTGGTACCTAATCTTAGTATATCGGATGTATATGTAGTGACGTATGCATCTCAGGTTGAAGCTTTATGTAATGGGTCACTACAAGGTGATGTTAATATCGAGCGAGGAGATGTTATTATAGTAACAACTGATGAACACAGTCTAATATCACTTGTTGATAATCCAGGAGGTGTATATAATACAGGCTTCGATACATTCACAGGCTTTACAAAACTAGCAACAGCTACTGATTTTATAAAGACCATTAATGGTAAGCAGGGTTATAACGTAACTCTTAATCCAGACGATCTTGATGATTATCAAACCGCACATAAATTCACCACTCAAGAGCAGAAGGATAATTGGGATAGTACTTACAATAGTGTTTGTGCTACAAGTGCTGAATGGGATAGCGTTTATACAGACGTATCTGAAACTAGTGCTGAGTGGGATGGTGCATATAGCTTTACAAGTAGTGATAGTGCTACTAACAATACAGACTACAATCAAACACACTTTGTTAATGCTAGTGGTGACACGATCACTGGACTTCTTTCAGTAACTGGGTTAACAGATGTCAGAACATTAAGTGCTATTGATATTGGTGTGAGTGATAGTGTGAGTGTTTCTGGTAACGTACATATCCTGGGAGACTTGACAGTTGATGGTAACGCTTATTTGAGTGCAGGAGCGAGTGGTAGTATCAATGTAGGAGATTCAGCTGATGATAATGTAATATTTAATGCTGATATCAGTAGTGATTTACTTCCAGACATAACCAACACATACAACCTAGGATCTACATTACAGGAATGGAGTACTATTCATGTAGTATCTGCTTATGTGTTAGAACAAGAAATATATAATTTAAATGTAACAGGCACGACTAATCTATCTGGTAAATCGGATCAAGGGCCAGGTGTAATAATAACAGGTAATCCGACTGGGATATTTGATGAAAACGAACCGGGGTTTTTATATCGTAATGGAGATTATATGCTACCAGATGTTGATATCACTGGTGATGTAGTATTACATGGCAGTCTATCAGCTGACAATGCACATATATACTCATTAACGGCGAGTAACTTCATGGCAGAGTATCAGCGATTGGTAATCAATGATGGAGACTTAGAGCTTTGGAACGGTAATGTACGTCAACGTGGTGGAAATATATTAATCGAGAGTGATATAGGTCATATAGATGATGAGAATACATACATAAGATTTCAACAAGATCAAATAAAAATTGTTGCTCATGATTTGAACATGATTCAATTCAATGAATATCCTGTTGATGATGATATTATTATCATCGGTGATAGTGCGGATGCTGTAGACGTCAGGATACAAAATCCAACAGATTTAAATACGTTATTTATCAACGGTGATAACGCATACATCGGTATAGGTACAGACACGCCGGAATGTAAATTACATGTAATTGGTGGTATCAAGATTGAAGCAACCGACTACACTAAACCTGGACTTGATGTTTCCGAAACCGGTGCACTCTTATTACCTGTAGGTGATACATACGCTCGGTATGATGCTCCTGGATCAATTAGATGGAACAGTGAACTAGAACGATATGAAGGTTGGTGGCAAGACAAAGATGACACAGGTTACGGGTACTGGGTTAGCTTGAGTGATCTACAGGATGCGGATGGAGATTCTGGAGTATTAGTCAATCACGGTGGTGAAGACATAGACATGGTCACAATATTCACTGCTGGTTGTACTGCGATGACCGTTTATCCTGATCAAACAGTCGCGTTCGCTGGTGATATACAGTTTGATAATATAACGGTTTATGATAGTGATAGTGTGACAGGTCCATTATCAGCCACTAGTGAATTCATATATCTAAAGGTTAACGGTAAGGACCGAGCTATTAGATTATGGGAAACACCTGCTGATACTCGTGAAGATCTAGTAACACTACATGGTGAGAATATAACCGAATTAGGCGATGATTGTGGTCTTGGATTACTCGGAAATATACCAATGCAAACAATAAGTGCCCAAAACGTTCTAACTTCCCCACCAACACAATAAATATATACACATATGGCTAAGAACTTTACAGATTTTCAAGAAATGGTCGGATCCTTCATCCCATCCGGAGCGACACACCTAACTGGACTCACAACAACCGATACGACTACAGGAATGCATCTTGTTGGATATGAAAATGTTGAACCTCACGGCGAACGGCGGTTTACAGTTGAGAGTGTGTTATTAGCTGCTAGTGCCTATCACGTTGGTTTAGAGAATGTAGAGAATATATCTACAGCCGACTTGCTCAATGACACTACACTAACTGGAAATACATCCGCAGATAACCTGATGATCCTCGGTAACTTAATTGTTGAGGGTGACACAGTACAGTTAAATACAGAAAGTTTTGCTACTAGCGCTTTTGAAGTAGAGAACAGTGGAACTACAATTGCCTTCTTAGTACGACAAACCGGTACTCAGCCAATAGCTAGATTTTTAGATGACCAAGACTTAGTGCTTGATGTCGCAGATGGTGGTTGGGTTGGAATTGGTGTTGAAGGTCAACAAAATGTACCATTGACCATAGCTGGTAATGTTAGCGCTACTGGTGAGATTTATGTCGGTGGTGAGGTTGACGGAAGGCATGTATATGAAGACGGATTGAAACTTGATGATATACAGAACCATGCCGATGTTACATCATATATGTTAAGTTCAGTTAGTACTAGACTGACAGAGTTGTCTTTAGAGCCAGAGTATCAAGGTATAACAGTAGCGAAAGGCTTTGATCTATTAGAGGACGGTGACAACTTCAAGAAAGTACCAACTTTATCAAGCTCTGATATCACCTTCAGCAAGGAAAAGATTGTCAGTATAGAAGACAATGCAGACGTTACAGGAGACCACAGTCAAGACATAACTTATAACTTAGTACCAGACGGTCCTTGGACCGGTGATATAGATACCACATTCGTAAAAATAACTAGTGCTGAGAAGATTAGACTAACAACAGTACGTGGTGTATCCGCCGGTGCAGGAGCTTTGTATAATGGTGATGGAGGTCAAGCGGATATAGGACCTAATGATATAGTACAATCTTATCATCAGGAATATCCTGATTTTTGGAGTACAGCAAACGAGATTGAGTACAGAACAACAGTTGTTCCTCAAGCAAGCGCAGCTGTTAAGAATATCGGAGGTACTGATGAAGGATTAGCAGACGGACATGCAAATTTAAGCCATGTAACTGTTACAGACTCTTTAACGGCAGAAGACTTTACCGCCACCGGTGATGTCAAACTAGGATCAACAGTGAGTGTTGTGAGTGGAGGAGAATGGGTACAAGGACTGACCCAGGATTTTGATATTGGTGGTACGGTTTTAAGATTTATAGACGGGATATTAGTTGATAGTTGGGACAATACATGACCCAACTAAGTAGCTAGTATTGCCGTTATGTGGAAAGTGAAGCATAATGAGCGATAGAGAACCAGTATTAAAAAATTGTTTTAAAATAAAGCAAGGCCTGTGTGTAACGGGTGATGCAGCTGTATATGGTGCCGCATGGATTAGTTCGGACTTATCACTAGGCGCTAACCTGTACTTTGAGGATCCGAATGCTTTGCTGGAGGTACCTAGTGTAAATACAGTCGACTTATCAGCCTCTAAGATATATAGTAGTCGCGAAGAGTTAATTTCTGTACCCTTCGCACCAGACTATTTATACACACATCCAATTTCTGTAATTGATCGAATTGTTTTTGAGCGTGCAGTATTCATGGATAATGATATGTATGTTAGTGGTGAGTCAGTCTTCGCTAACACTATTGATGCATTATCTGGAGTGACATTACATAGTGAATTGAGCGTTGGGGGATCTTCGACGTTTACTAGCTCTGCTAGGTTTATCGATGATGTGTTAATGGAGAGTGATTTAGATGTAAGCGGTCATCTCTCTATCGCTGGCGGAATGACATTAAGTGGAGGATTGACAGTATTTGGTCCTATATCAGCAGTAAATGATTTATATGTAGATGGTAATGTGTGGTTTAAGGGTGATAATAACACAACTCTGTATATAGGCTCCGACGACTTAGATAATGTTGTGTTCGTCTCAGATGTAAGTAGTAACATACTCCCTGATAGTAACGATACATACGATCTAGGAAAGCCAGAGAGTGAGTGGCGATCACTCTATGTAGATGACATTAACGCAACTGGAGTGATCAATGCTATAGGCTGGTCACCAAAAGATGCTAATGCAGTGTCTTGGATAGACGCTAGTGATTTAAGCACTGTAGAGTATACAGTTAATACCTCCTGTATCTCTAGTGTAACAGACAGGATCGATCCTAATAGAAAATTGACTAACACCACAACATCCAGCCAACCAATGTCAAGTGTTATTAGTAATCGACACGCTATGGCGTTTGATGGTATTGATGATAACATGTATTATACTGATAGTCCGCTAGGATCAGTTGCGGTTAGTTCTAGCTTTGTAAATATTTTCATATTATACAGAATAGAAGACACATCAATCAACGGTGTGTTGTTTCAGAACAGCCAAAGACAAGGAGGAACAGCATTCCAGGCTCATGCCCCATGGGGAAGCGGAACATGTCTTTTTGACGCCGGTGGATCTTCCGGACATAACAGAGTAAAAAAGACAGATTGGGCAGAGAATGGTGAGGTCATGCTTGCTGGGTTTAGATCTGCCCGGGGTGGTCAAGCCAATCTACAGGAGATATGGAAGAATGGTGAATTGGTCGCCGGTGATAATTCCGGAGTGGATATTGCGTCAGGTGAATTTTTTAGTATAGGCGGAGTAGAGGGACCTCTAACAGATCAGTTTGCAACAATAGGTGAGGTTATAATAACAACTGATGAACTAACTGATGATATCAGATTAAAAATTGAAGGATACTTGGCACATAAATGGAATTGTGAGAGCCTGTTACCCGCTGATCATCCATACAAGGATAGATTTGTAATTGATGGAAATATTGAAGCCGCAGCTGTTGATGTCGATGGTAATATATCCGCTCGAGGTGACCTGACTACCGAAGGTACAATAATATACTCTGATGGTGTAGGCACAGATGTAGAGACATGGTCAAAAGATGATGTGATAGCAACCAGGAGTATACAAACAGCTGTAGAGAGTAATAGTGCTGTGTGGTTACAGGCAGCCGGTGTAAGCAATCAGCTACACACACTCACTAGAGGAGCGTTAGTATTATCAACTCCTGATAATGAACGAGAGTTTATAGCGATTGCAAGTGACAATCCAGCTGGTGATGCTATATGGAATGATGTGTCGTATGCTCACGCCATGGTGTTACCGTACAACACTAATGTTAAGCAAATAATACTCAGATCAACTGCGAGTCAAAACGCGGATATAATAGTAGGTATTCATACGAATAGTGGTATACAAAATACATCTACCCTAGAATATAAATATTTTGCCGAGCAGCCAATGGAAGAAGTATCCAATACATACACTTACAACAATCAACCTAAAATATATACATTTAATAACACAACATCTGCTCTTGCAGGTGAAACTCTAGGAGTTAGTATATCCGCATCAAAACCAATCGGGACAACTAATATATCAATAGTGCTCGCGTACAATTCATAAAAAAATTGAAACACTAGTGGATTCTATAGGGATTGAATAAGTATATTTAACAATCTCTTAAGAAAATGGCTAGAACTAAAATAGAATTATACAATCTGGATAAATATAGTCCGTATATACCAGCTCCTGTAATAGACAGAGTGGAGGGTGATGCAGATGAAATTATACTAAGCGCAGATGGATACGAGGATTCCGCAAGCAGTGGACTCCCCGGGTCTTTGACTATAAACGCATCAGGGGGTGTATGGACTGATACAAATTACATGGTTACATGCGAAACGTCTCATAAATATACTACTACTACTGAGTTAACACAAGAGACATTTCTCTCGTTTGATAAACAGGACTTTCGTAGTGCGATTATTGATATAACTATCCAGAAAGGTAACAACTTTACAACTAAGAGACTGACAGTCATACATAACAATAGCCTTGTGACAGTTCACGAGGGAACAAGTGTGAGTGTACCAGAGATCACGATATGGAATGAACAGATTTCCGGTAATATCAATGGTAACAATATAAACCTACATGTGTCAGGTTTAACAAGTAACAGTATAATTAGTTGTATATGTAAATATACGCTAGTCTAAAAAACACAGTTACAAATTAGTCTATGACTAAGAGGCTCATATTTAAGCAAACCGGAGTTATCACTAGAGTAACTATCCGTGCAGCTATAGAGCCAGAAAAGCACCCACCAAAAGGTAACGGTATTGATGGTGGTTATCCTAGAGTTTTAGACCTTGATATATGTACTGGATCAGATCACATAACATACAATAAAATTAACAACTGGTCTGTAACACAAGGAACTTTTGATCCATTTTCTCTGTTCGATGCTACTCTTAAGAGATTGGAGGCAGTGACCACAGAGGTAACCCAAGCCGGTGTGAGCTTTACATTAGACACATATAGTGTAAAGCTCGCCGGCAAGGGTTCAATTTCATTTACTGGCGGGAGCGAGGAGAACGGGTATAGTTGGTCAACAGGCAATTCAACAAATACTGAGATTATCGATAACGATGAAGTGACAGTAACTTTCACAGGTACTCCTCCAACTGGAATTTCTATCCAAATGCAGAATAATGTAGACGAGGTGCAATCAATAAGTATAACGCTTGAATCAACTGATGAGGAGGTGTTAGTCAATGGTGATTTTACAGATATTGAAGTACAGTTTTATGATATAGAGAGCTGGTACGGAGATGCTTATTCCGGAGTTATTCCTAGAGATACCCTAGGCTGGCTGCAGGGCTTCAATGACAGCATAATTTACACCATTTTTGAATAAATAAAATTATATGAAGTTAAAATGTTTAGTAACTGGAGGAGCGGGATTTATTGGAAGTCACTGCGTGGATAGACTTAAAGAACTCGGCCATGACGTTGTCGTAGTTGATAACGAATGTGCACCTGAGAATGACAATTTCTATTGGAGAGATGATACTGATAACCATAAAGTCAATATCATGGATTATGATGCATTGGCTCCCTTGTTCAAAGGAGTTGATTACGTGTTTCATTTCGCCGCTGAGAGTAGAATACAACCAAGTATCATAGATCCTAGATATGCCATCAATGTTAATGTCGTTGGCACCACGAATGTACTTCAAGCTTCAAGGGAGGCTAACGTCAAAAGGGTTATGTATTCAGGTACAAGTGCTAGTTACGGTCTAGCTAACACACCACCTTTAACAGAGGATATGCCAACTGATTGTTTGAATCCATACTCAGTCGGTAAAGTAGGTGGTGAAGAGGTGTGTAAGATGTACACTCGCTTGTTTGGAGTTGAAACCACACGATTCAGATACTTCAATGTTTACGGAGATCGTAGTCCTACAAAAGGTCAATATGCTCCCGTGATTGGATTGTTTTTTCAACAAAAGATTGCCAAGAAACCTATGACAGTTGTTGGAGATGGTGAGAGAAGAAGAGATTACACGCATGTGTCAGATATTGTTGAGGCGAACATACTAGCAGCAACATGCAAGAACATGCGCGCGGTAGGTGGATTGTTCAATTTAGGAAATGGTGTAAATTATAGTGTGTTAGATTTAGTCAAGATGATAGGCGGTCCTTACGAGCATATCAAAGACAGATTAGGTGAAGCGGATGCAACGTTAGCCGACAACACTAGAGCTAAAGAAATATTAGGTTGGGACCCCAAGATCGATCTACCGGAATGGATATACAATAACAAACCTGGGTGAGTGTAACCACAGGCAAGCTGTTCGATCAAGCTCATCCAGATCTATATAAGAAATGGGTGATAGGTGGCTTCGTTCAGGATCATAAATTCAATAGTGATCACTTTGAGTTTAAGTTTCAAGAGGATAAAAAAGGAATGTTAAGAGAGCCAAAGACAGTGATCAATCCTGATACAAATACTCTCGCTATATTGATTCATGGAGAGTTACGTTTAAACTTTGGCGAAGATGACATAATCTTACGTGATAGGGGTGATTATGTATGGTGGTCACCTGATGAACCTCACCTGTTCGAATACATTGAGGATAGTCTCGTAATAACTTTGAGATGGTATAAATAATTATATATGAGTAATAGTACGTATATTATGTTTGGTGATAGTCATTCACGTGCTTTCATGAGAACATTTAAAACGAACTGGTTCCGAGCTAGCTCCGCCCGGGGGTTATGTAATAAAGAATCTAGAACTAAAATCGGACCAAAGATTCACGACATGTTAAGTTCTATCAATGATGATACAAATGTTATTTTTTATTTCGGTAAGGTTGATTTAGATTTTATTATAAACTATAAATACAACTCACAGGACTCAAGTCTAGCTGAACTGAGTGAACACATAACAGAAACTGCTGATATGTATATTAACTACATAAAGAGTACTGGTATGAGAAATATTTTAGTATTTGAACCACCAGTTGTACATTTAAGTGAAGCAGACATGCTAACAACATTACGAATTGACGGTCATAGAAGTAATGCATCTAGCCATTTAACTGATAAAGATAAAGTAGAGTTACACCGTGTGGATATACATGAGAAAATGATCCCTCGAGAAGATCACATAACGTTATATGATTTGTTTAATACTCGACTGAAATCATTATGCTCATCGAACGGCTTCACGTTTGTTGAGATAAATAAATATTTTAAACAACCATCCGGAGAGTATATTGTACCATCTAGATATATTAAAGATACAACCGATCATCACCTACATGACAATTGTACTGAATTATTTTTAAAGTCTATGGAGACACTTGGATATATAATTGAGTGAGGTTACAATCATTTATATTCAACTGGCCCGGGCAGTCTGAAAACGTCAATAAAATATATAATGATATTGACGGTAGTGTTGTTATAAATAGTGGTGATACTGATATTGTTGACCGCTGTCATAACATAGGAGATCATTCATACTTCAGTGCTCAGTTCAAGAAGATGTTATCACTACATGACGGAACTAGCACAATACTACACATACAAGGTGACGCTAGATATTATGATTGGTCTAAACTGATAAAAGACGCTGGTCATTACATGTCAAGATATTCCGCTGGTATATATTACCCTGTTGTAAAAAATACATCATGGACTGCCGATAAAATGGCTGTGACAAAATCATCATCTCGTGATGACAATATAAGTTATGTTGCAGATGGTGATGAAACTGTATGGTTTATACATCCAGATGTAATCAATTATTTTAATGATCATAATTTAATAGACATATTACATGATAATAAGTATGGATTTGGATGGGACTTAATACTCTGCTCTATATGTCATCTAAAACAAATTCCAGTCATTAGAGATAGCAATCACATAATAGAACACCCTCGAAGCAAAGGATATGACTTTCATGAAGCATGGATAGAATTCAAGGATGTGATGAACCAACTCCCGGGAGATCTGAAGATAATTGCAGAAATGGTACATAACAACCACAAGATAGATGATCTTAAGAATCATGTTGATAAGTATTGTATATGAATGTTTCCGTAGTGTGTGCTGTTATGAATCGACCTTACAGGGTGATACCTTGTCTCCGTTCGTGGGTTGATTTGAAAATCGCTAATGATGTTGTTGTGGTAGACTGGTCATCCGATAAGCAGATCAATGATATAATAGCAGAAGAAGAATTCAATCACAGCAAATTAACTGTAGTCCGAGTAGACAATCAAGAAAAATTTAACTTCGGTAGAGCGTACAATATAGCAATTGATAGATGTGAGAGTGACATTGTCGTGAAGGTTGATATAGATTATATTTTAACAAATCAAGTCAAACTAACAGAAGTCGTGGATGGTATCAATTTTGATAAACAATTTCTACACGGAGGTGGTACCGGTGCTCATTACCTGGGCTTCAGTTGTTTTGACAAGACACATGGTGAGAGGTACAATGAAAATTTTAATGGATATGGATATGAAGATGGTGACCTGTACAAAAGATTTCAGAACATAGGTTTAGAAAAAATGATTATACCTGATATACGTGAGATATTTTATCATATACCTCATGACAACAGACTCAGAGTGCAAAATTTTGATGTTAAGGATATAGCGGAATCAACAAAAAATAATATGCAAATTGCAGACACCAATGATGAGTGATATAGAGTCAGAGGTAAAGTGGCGTATGGGTCGGTTGTATAGTGAGAGATTAGAGCTAAGAGACTTAATTGATGACAAGCAGGATTTAGAAGCAATGAAAGTGAAGCTATTGTATGAGTTAGATAATATTAGAAACAATAAAGAATTATTAAATGAGAAAAAGAGATTATCTGATGAGTTGGAGGAATGTAAGAACAACGAGACATTATTAAAGAGGAAGGATAAATTAACCGATCTTACAAATAATAGAAATAAACTTATACAAGAACTTGATAAGCATATAACTAACAAAGTGTTATTAAAGAGAAAGATCGAACTGACCGAATTGAAAAATAATAGAGACCAGCTCATACAAGAACTCAACAAACATAAAAATAATAGTACAATATTAAAGAAAAAGAATGAATTGATCAAATCAAGTGAAGAGAGAAATAATCTCATACAAGAACTCAACAAACATAAGAACAACGAGACATTATTAAAGAGGAAGGATAAATTAACTACCTCACTAGATGTAATGAAATATAATAAAGCATTACACACTATTGAAGCTAGTAACATAACTTTAGAACTAAAATCAATACAAGAACAATTATATCCACTAACATTAACAACGAAAATATCTGACCTTGATTACGTTCAAGCTGAACTAAAATCAATACAAGAACAACTAACACCATCATCATTAACAACGAAAATATCTGACCTTGATTACGTTCAAACTGAACTAAAATCAATACAAGAACAACTAACACCATCATCATTAACAACGAAAATAGCTGACCTTGATTACGTTCAAACTGAACTAAAATCAATACAAGAACAACTAACACCGGCAGAGACTCTGAATAAGCTAACAACTATACAACAGGAGATAGATAAAACCAATCATATAAGCGCTGAACTGAAGAGTATCCAAAACCGGTTAGACATGGCTCAAGGAACATATCGACACGTGACCATTCCTGGGGAATATGCTTTAGAACAACAGAAGACATGTCACGGTAGAGATAGCTACCCTAGAGAAGGCTTTTTATTTGACTTTATGATCAACAACAACATCGACACTCAGTTGATAATCGGAGGAGAACGCTCATTTGGATTTAATGGTGTGTTGTTTTCTCAAGCACGAACAATTGGAGATGATCAAGTGATATTATATCCGGATCATAACCTGTACCCAACACCAGCTGTTGATTTTCTGTTGAATAAAAATTTTAATCAAACTATTGAGTCTGTACCCTTTGAAGACAAACCTGATATAGCTGTATGGAGAGGTGGAGACACTGGTGGACAAGGCCCGGTACCAGGACAGGTTGAGTTGGGTCTGGATAAAGTTAAAATAAACAGACAGCATTTTGTTAATAAATTTAAGAATACAAAGTGTATAGACGCTGCTATAATTGATAGTGATATCGGCCCTAGTACGCCAGAGATCAAAGGAGATCCTAATTGGTTGATGCCACATGAACAGGCTAATAACTACAAATATATAATATCACTTGAGGGTAATGATGCTGGTAGTAATCCTAGATGGGTGTTCTCAACACAATGTGTAGTGTTCATGTCTGACAAACTGACATCCGAACTCACATGGCATTATCATCTGAAACCATGGGTCAATTATATTCCATTCAAACATGATCTTAGTGACCTGGAGAATAAGATAAAGTGGGCTAATGATAACATTGATGAATGTAAATCGATAGTCAAACGAGCTAATGAAATGCATGGACTGGTAACTGACGTGGAGCGTGAATATAAAATATTAACATTAATGTTCGATAGATACAAGACAAATATTAAATAATTATACATGAAATTTAGATTCGTTACCATCACCAATAAAGGATATTACCACTACACGCAGAACTGTATGGAAAGCTTAAAGGTATCTCCAAATGCTCCTCAGTTAGAATGTTATTTTACCGACAAACTCGGATATGATCAATATAAAGCCGATAATAATGTTCACTACATTGGCGACAAGTCTAGTGAGAATGAATGTGAGCATATTGAATTCCGTAAAGGTAATTGGATAAGTCTAGTTGGTAAGAAGATTAACGTAATCTCAAAAATACTTAAAACTGGTGATTGTGTAATTATTACCGATGGTGATATAGTATACAAGCATCCACAATGGTTCGACTACATCAAGGGAAGAATGACCAACCCGGAGGTAGAATTCATGTGTATGAATGATATGTTATCGGATGATGATCATAGCATGCTTTGCTCCGGATTTATGGTTTTGAAACCTACTGTAAATAACATGAAATTTTTTAATGATAATATTGATATCAGTGATCTTCCCGGTGATCAAGTGTATGTCAATAATATCAAGAGTGATTTAAAATATGAAATGCTACCGCTAGATAAGTTCCCTAACGGTCGGTTGCATCAAGCTGCGAGCGACCCACACACTCTTCATTACAATTTCATGATAGGTAAGACCAAGGAACAAAAAATGAAGAAGTCCGGAAACTGGTTGATATAATCACAATGAAGGCAATTCTAGTATCCGTAAAATACGATGACTACCTGTCACTCGCATTAAAATTCAACCAACATATATTCGAAGAGATAATTGTTGTCACTACTAACACTGACCACGATACAATCAAGGCGTGTGACGAGATTGATAATGTCCATTGTGTTCGTGTTGATGATAGTGAAGTAACCAAAGGAGGAGCAGTATTCAACAAGGGTCATCTCTTAAACTTCGCAGTGAAATATCTAGAGGATCAACAATACAAAGGATGGATATGTTCGACAGATGGTGATATAATGTTCTCATCTGGATTCGATAAAAAATTTGATGAAATAAAAGAACAAGTAGATTCCTATGGAGTTAATAGTAACCGAATTATATTCACAGCTCCTAGGTATTTTATGCCACAGAATATAGAGTGGGTAGAAAGTTTTATGAGTAATCCAGATGTATCGTCAACACGAGATGAATATGGAAACTATACAGGCGTTAAATATAAAGGACTAACTAGACTCCCAAATGAAGGTAAGGAGAGAATAGGACTAGGGTATTGTCAGATGTATTATATAGATACAGTCACACGAATCAAACCTCATCAAGCCGCGGAACATCCTTATTATTATCAAGCGAGTGACTTGAAATCAACTATGGGTCTCGACACAAAATTGATCGGAAATTTTAAATGCACCGCCACTCGTAAAACAACACCAACTAAACAACTTCTCGATGTTTCAAATGTTATGGACCAGAGTGGTAAGGGTGAAGTTAAGCCTGGCTTCAATATAGAGCTCACATTTCGAAACGAACATGTATTCTGTTGTCATTATGAATCTGATGACTTTTACTGTCTGCATATTGGTAGATCTTGGATCAACCAGAAGGGTAGAGTAAGTGCTAGAATTTCATGAATACCGAGTATATACCAGTACACATACCGTCAGTACCTATATATGATATCTTTAAAGACCCTAGAGGAAACATACATGTAATATCACCACCTCCGGCTGAAGACAGAGAGATTGACGAAGTGTTAGACATAAGACTTTATAGAGAAGGAACCAGTGATTTAAGGTTTGAACCTATACGATGTGCACACGGAAACACCCGGAGATATACTCTATATAATCATGACCTACATGTACAGACTACTGAGATTACATTAACTGTGGGAGGTAATAAAATTAAGACGAGAATAAACGTACCGCCAAAGTTTGAGAATGAGATAGTGATAACCACGCTATGTAAAGACAGACAAGAGTGGGTCACGACGTGGGCTAATTATCACTTCGATTTAGGAGTGGATAGGATAATATTATATGATAACTCTAAAAATAATAATCTTAGAGATTCACTAGCACCATTAATATCATCCGGAAAAGTGTTTTATATAAGATGGTCATATCCCTTCAAAACAAGTTCATTAAAAGCCACTGGAAGAAAACGAAACAGCTTATCATGTCAAACTACTTCTCAAAATCATTCGCTAAATCTTTTATCAAACTGTCGGATAGTAGGTAACTTAGATGTGGATGAGTTTATTAATCTACAAAAACATAAAAATGTTATGAGTTTTTTTGATGAGTATATAAGAAGAGAGGAATATTACATCCGCATCCCCAGCAGGACATTTTTTAATAGCTCAAACAAACCCTACACTGGTAAGAAGTTCTTCAAAATATTCGAGTGTAACAGGACTACAGAGACACATAATGGAAAGCTATTTATACACCCAAAATCAATACCCGTAATTTCTGTACATCTACTGACTGACAACAATGTGATCACCGAGGTGAATCCTATCACTGCTTACTTCAATCACTACATCTATCTCTCTAATACTAACATATCTAGACGAACACGCACTGATACAACAACCGATAACTCAATACTAAATATATAATATAAATGAACATCAATGAAATAGAAAAATCTCTCCGGGATAACACTCGCCACGAATACAGACTTGGTGATTATATCAAACAAATGATGTCTGGGGTATCTAATAAAAATGAAGAACTCAGACCACAATTACGTTCTCTGCGAGATAAACATAACGGAACAATGGGAGATGATCTACTATCATACGTACAGTCAAAAAATATAAAAGGAACAAAGAATGTTCGGCAAGCTATCTTAAATTTTTTTAGAAATGCAGCCAAGTCAATAGCTGACCCGCCATACATGACAATACATCTACGACTAGGGGATGTGCTTGACCCCATCGGTGGAATTAAATCACGAGGGGAAGTTCATGGGTATTTAACACCTCTGAGTATATATAGTGATATGATTCAAGACTTAAAGAAACTCAATCCAGACCATCACATAGAGATCCAAACCGGTATTCATAAGTTTGGTGCTACTGCGACTGCAAAGTATCTATATGAGTTGAATGAACTCCTTGATAATAACGGTTTAAAACCAACTGTCAATATCACAGATCCAGATACTGCGTTTCTCCGGTTGATCTCATCCAAAACATTGATATACTGCAAGGGTGGATATTCACAGATAGCAGCAGTAATTTGTCAGGAGATGGGAGGCGATGTGTTGTATGCTGAGGATCTTGACAAGCGTAACCACTTCCCATATGCTGGGGACATCAGTATATTTGATTGCCCTCACTTGTATAAATAACGCATATCTATAAGTAATACTGATGATCAACCACAAAGAGAAATTTATATATGTACATATACCAAAAACCGGTGGGCATAGTATTGATAAATACTTTATGTCACGTAATCTAGTTGATGATAAGTTGTGGCACTGTACTGCGCGTCAGCTACACGATCATCTAGGAGCAGATAAATGGTCCGAATACACAAGTTTCACTGTGGTACGCAATCCATGGGACCGGATGGTTTCTGAGTTTTGCTGGCAATCCGGAACAGGTGATAAACAAATAGCTACTCCATGGGGAAATAAAACAGCCACGTTCAAGGAATTTTTATTGATGGTAAAAGACTCTCCTACTGATCATCACAATCTTAATCAAGTGCGTCAATTCGACACATGGTACAGGACACAAGAAGTTAAGGACGGTCACCTGAACACACAAGCTAGTTTTGTGTTGAGCCCATCTGGTGAAAAACTAGTACAGCATATCATCCGCTTCGAACAACTGAGCGAAGAGTTTTTACAAATATTATCAAAACTAAATCTTCCCATAGAACCATTACCACACTTAAATAAATCCTCTCGGACGAAATATCAGGATTATTATGATCAAGAGAGTATAGATATTGTAGCTACTCGATTTAAAGATGATATCGAGTTGTTCAACTACAATTACTAGACATGATTAAAACTCCTTCTCTACCGGGTCATATTCGTGATTTCGTTCTGAAGTGGATATTATCAGACGATACAATACAACACTATGCTAAGCAACAAAACATATTTGTAAAACCACTGCAAATAGACAAATCGAAAAACTGTATTAGTAGTATTATAGCGAGGGATAATGGTAGATTGAAACTACCATCACCTACATTGTATGTCGGTTTCGAACCGTATATTGTAGGTTCACATCTAGACCCTGAACGTAATGGATTCTCCATACAGTCAGCTAGAGGTTCCGCTGGTGACATACCATTAGGTTTCGGATATGATCCTATTGAAGGTATAACATCAAGAACACAGCTCTTAGATAGAAATATATTAATAACAACTTGTGATAAACAAGAACATTGTCATTACTTACCTTTCATCTCGACACACCCTAGTATTATTGATAGTACTGAAAATATAAAGAAGCATAGTAACATAAACCGGAGATTTAAAGTAGGTTATATGAACAGAGTTAAATGTAATCGTAGAGAACAAATGTTTAATAATCTAGTGTATAGATTCGGAGTGAATCAGTGCCATGCTCTAGGTGAGAGGTGTGGTACATATCCAGAGACATTACAACCTAGTAACAATCCTCGATCAGGCCAAGATTGTTGGTATAATGATAAGCTACATCAACTATATTCAAACTATACATTCATGATAGCTATGGAGAATACAATTTCACCTGGATATATAACTGAGAAGATTTTAAACTCATTCATCGCTGGCGCGATTCCTATATATTATGGTACTGATGAAATCAAGGACGTATTTAACACTAAGGCTTTCATCCATGTAACTGACTACAAGTCAATCGAAGATTGTGCAGAATATATATCCAGTATGAATAATAAAGAAATCCTCCAGATGCAAAGTCAACATATATTCAAAAAACCACTACATGGCATGTTCAAAGAAACATCCGAGATGTATAGCAATATACGAAATGATATTATAAGTATGTGTAATCATGAGAGACCGTAATATCTTAATCAATTTTGCAGATCATGCATATCATAACAGCCAGGTACGTAATTCAACTTCCGGGTTGATGTACGGGTTTAACACCGTACATCAATACAATCCCCGGGATATTGATAAGGATTTTTATAACAAGAATAAAAAGATATTAGACCAACCCCGAGGTTGTGGGTATTGGTTGTGGAAGCCTTACTTTATATATAAAGAGTTAGTTGATCTATCTCCTGGGGATATATTATTTTACTCAGATTCCGGCTGTGACTTCATTAAAGACTTCACTCCGGTGATACGACATATTAGAGAGTCTGAACATGGTATATGCCCCTTCAAGCTTGCAGGAAAACATAAGGAGTTTATATTTACGAAAAGAGACTTATTTATTGAGACAGAAACCGATACAGAAGAGTATACACAAACACCTCAGATAATGGCATCATTCATAGGGATACGAAAAACAGATTTTACGGTTGACTTTTTTAAGAACTATCTACAGTACGCTCAAACCGAACAATTGATAACAGATTGTCCTAGTAAATCTAAAAATTACGATGGGTTTAAAGATCATAGACATGATCAATCAATCTTCAGTTTACTCTGCAAAAAACATAAAATACCAACTCTAGATGATCCTACACAATGGGGACTAAAGCATAAGGAGTCAAAACCCGGTTGTACATATATCTGGCATCGCCGGAATAATAATAGAATCAAGACAGAGATGAGAGACCTAGAAGGAATGAGAGTTCCGTTGATAGTAGGATGAACCGGAAATTAAGAATATATACCCCAATGAAGAAGGCGACCTCTGAGGAGAACGCACAGGTACTTCAACCCGGTATAAAAAACAGCAAACATTGTGAATCTGTAGACTTACCAGATCAGGTACGTACTTTAGATCACCCAGATGGTCCTTATGTAGAAAAATTGGCACCTCAAACACGAGGTACTCCAAAAGATATTGATCTCATGATACTACACGGATGCATGCAGCCAGATCAAGCAAAGGTATGGAGAGAACAATACCCTGATATACCTGCTATTGTCATGGATTATAAAGATGAACTCGAACTATATCACCCGGAACTTCGAGTGTTAGCTCACTTCAAGCGTAATATGGCTATAAGAAAATGGGGTAAACCGCTAGGAGTCAATGACTACAAACCACACAACGTTCATTTTTCACCATATTGTGTGCGTGAGGATATTGTAGCTGAGATGTCCCAGTATAAAAATACAGCAAGAGATAAGGATGTCTGTTGCTTTTTTGAGCCTAATGATGACAACTGGAGCAAGCACATTCCCATGCACTATGAACGTGGTGTAGGTTTACGATCTGTAATTGAGAATCATGTTGGTTGGTGTGGTACCCGCCGGCTAGTTGCATCAACATTACAGGCAGCTAAGAAGTGGTATGGTTGTGGATATGATATGCATATAGGTAAAACAGGTGGTGGCCAGACTGACGGTAGGAGATCACCACAACAGGACTATTGTCGATTAATGGCCACGACCAAGATAATAGTGACAGCGACTCCTGACGGATGGGAGGGTGACTATAGGTTGATGGAATCTATTAGCAGTGGTGCATTAGTATTACATAACCGAATGGCATTACCTCCAGCTGGATTAGTCGATGGTAAGCACTGGATAATATATGACGATCATCAGGATATGCTAGAGAAGGTATATTATTACAACACACATCCAGATCAAGCAAGAGTGATAGGAGAGCAGGGAAGAGATTACGTGATGAACAACCACAAACCAGAGCACCGAGTCGAGAGTTGGCTTCGAATTATAGGTTTGTTATGAAATTTGTAGGTATAACAGTTTGTGTTAATTATGCACCTATTTTGAGATTAGCCTTACAAGAAACAAGCCAAAGACTAGATCGCATTATCGTTGTAACCAAGAAAGATGATATTGACACAATAAAGGTTTGTGAGGGATACAATAATGTGGATACAGTCTTCTTTGATTTTAGCGTTGATGAGAGGTGGTTTGAGACACACATGAAGCGATTTAAAAATGGGGAGATGAACAATCCGCCTGATATGAGAAAGCAATATTGGTCTAAGCGTTTATCTGATGCTAATGTCAAGGGATTTAATAAAGGTGGAGGGTTGCGTTTAGGTCAGCAACATGTAGTAAAAAACTATCCAGGATCTGTACAAATCATTTTAGATTGTGATATAGTTCTCCCACCTGAATTCAAAACCGCGACGACTAGCATGGATTATATTAATGATGTTTTATATGTACCTAACGAGCGTCGTGATTACACATCATATACATTATACAAACAGCAAAAAACATTTAAGAACTACTCCACCGCTGGATGGGGATATTTTCAAATGTACAGACCGTCAATAGAATCTAACAGAGTGTTTTATGATGACTGGCCAGATGCAGCGAAGACTGATGTTTGGTTCCGTAACGATATATTAAAGGGTGATTTCAAAAAAAAGATAAAACTCAATACACATGTAGATCACTTAGGACAGGAAGGTGGCTCAATACATTTAACTAAATACAACTTCGACTTTAACTGAAATGATAGTATCACACAAACATAAATTTATATTCATTAAGACACACAAGACGTCAACACAGACGTTTATGAAGTTTATCAAACCACATCTAGGGACAGATGATGTTATGGCAGGTGATTCATCTAGTGACGTCAATGAGGATACGAAACTCAATGTAGATAAGAAATTTGAATCCACCGGCAAGAGTGCTCACGAGTATGTTGAAGTTTACGGAAACCATCTCCCGTGGTTTATGATCAAGGAAATAGTAGGTGATGATATATGGAGCAATTATACAAAGATCACTATTGAGAGAGATCCTTACGATAGACTAGTATCACTATTTCATTTCCTTAATAATATTCTCATAAAACCCGGTCTATTCCAGCCCAGCCCGGGTTATCGTTCTCAATTGAAAGGTCCAGAGATTAAAGACATGCTACAGAACAGTCTACTTGATCTATATCCAGAAGAGATACGAACCTATTTCGAGGAGCTTACACTCATGCAACTATCCTCACCGGTTATGAATCTCATGGATCATGATACGTATGGTCCGATTGGAGTCGAAAAAGAGAGATCATTATATAAGAACACCGCGCGTGATTTAAATCTCAGAATATATGAAGTCGATAATAGCCCGTTGATCATCAATAACAAGCTCGGACCTTTTCCTTATCTAAACACTTCTGATATATGCATTCGATTAGAACCTTTTCAGAAACATCAAGCTAGTGAAGGTCAATGTAGATTTCTCAACTATGGATATTACTACGATGGTGATCGATTGCAGGTCGACGAAGTTATAGATTTTAAGGATGTGGGTAACAATATAGGTGATACGTTTCAAAAATACGGAATCAATATTAAATGTGATGAGAGTTTATATAATGACAACAGCCAAAACACACACTACAGATCAACTACATCCAGTTATAGTACTGATTGGTGGTATGAAGGCCTTAAGGGTTTCATGATCAAGGAATTAATTAATGAGAAACTCATTACGCGCACCTAATTACATATAAATATATGTATATATGGAAGAAGAGATGATTGTCAATTTATGCACCTTTATGGGACGAAAGAATAATGTTAAGATATTACTTGTATACGTGGAAGAAGCGCTCAAGATAAATGCTATTGATAATTATTATATGATAGATATGACTCGTAATCATAAGGATCACGAATATATATTTAGCGAACAACAACGACTCAATGAATTATATCCAGAGCGAGTCCACGTTGTGAATAGGGAGATCCGGAGGAAACAGTTAGACGATAACACGGCTATGGACACAATCGGTAGTTGGGCACCATTCTATGAGTTCTGTAGTCAATTTAGTGACAATGATGTAATTATAAAGTGTGATGATGACACTACATACTTTGACGTAGAGACTATTAGAGCTGCAGCAGAGGTAAGATTTAAAAACAAACACCCGTTCCTGATGCATGGTAATACTATTAATAATGGTATATGTGCTTTTCATCAGCAACGCAAAGGGATATGGACGTTTGAAGGTAATGATGTACTAGACAATTACCCTACAAGTGGACTAACAGGTCCCTTGTTTTCTCACCCGGAAATTGCATGCGGGTGTCATGAACAGTTCACACGAGACTTAATAGCAGATGAGAGTAATATTAGTAAATATGCCTTAAACTCAAATCCATACTTCACAGCAAGAGTGAGTATTAATATGATATTCATGTTGGGAAGTGATAGAGACATTATCAGCAAGATTGACACGCAAGATGAGTATGTTAGTAGCAGTAAGATAGGACAACAAACAGACCGCCCTAACATGTTGATTGGTGATTTTACGTGCGCTCATCACACATACGGAGTTCAAGAACCAGTAATGGAGGAGTTAGGTACATACAAAATGTACAAGGAGTTGGCGGATAAATACTACAGTAACGACACAGTACGTACTAACAAGAGTATCACCCAACCAGAAGGACAATCACTGACACTCAAGTCTGATGATATATATTTGGCTAGATACTGGAGTGGTGAAAATAGTATAACTATCAAGAACAACAGGACTGATAAATATATCAATTTAGATTGGGTCAAGACAGAGAGAGTTAAGTTTATCGAGGATAAACCCGGGCAGAAAGAACGAGTAGGAACAGGAGTGTACTGGTATAAGGCAGAGTTGTCAGCTAGTGACAAGCCAATGGTATTTAATCTAGATGATAAAGAGAAAGGAAACCTACAAATACAGGATTGCACAGAGATATTTAAAACATCTCAACCAGGTAATAAGGCTGAACGGTTCATGACATTTCCTGTTAAGAAGTGGTTCCAACAGAACTATAAAAAACAATACGTCAAGATCAATAACATAGGTACAGATGAAGCACAGATAGAGACTCCTCATCACCCTGGATTCAATTTAGTTGCAGATGATCGTAATCCTGACAAGACTTTATACTTCTTTACAAACGGTGGAGAAGATACATGGACCGTAGAGGATCTGAGCAATACAAATAATCTAATCGTACCTATTTCAATTGATCGTGGTAATCAGGATGAGTGTGAGAATGACCCTACTACCGCCCGGGTTGTTAATGATGACAGTTTACCGGAGTGTAGGAATTTTAGAGAATTCTACTGGATGGTTAATGGGTATATTTGGGAAATGGTACCTCAAGGAGATAATGAATGTCATGTAAAGTTGATAGCAGATGATCTAGATGATTTGTATCTCTCCGGAGAAGCTTCCGGTAAAGTGAGGTTGAGTGCCAATAAGGATCTCTGGAAGTTAAGCACCGATAAGTTTTTAGTCCACAACTCGACAAAATTAAAGTTATCTATATCACCCACTGGAGTTGAGATTAACTTAACTGGAACTAAATTATCGTAATGAAAGTCGGAGTTATTGGAGCAGGATTCGTTGGAAACGCGATGAGTCAATTAAGCCCAGGAGTGGATATAATCGTATGGGACACTGACGAGAGCAAGAGGGTACCAGTTGACATAACATTCGAAGATTTTGTTAAACAGTCTGAAATAGTCTTTATAGCAGTACCTACACCGATGGATAAAGATGGTAGATGTCATACTGATATCGTTGAGAGTGTAGTTAGCGACGTACGTAGGATTGATAATGAACAGCACATAGTAATAAGATCAACAGTACCTCCTGGTACATGTGCTCGATTAGGTGTTAGTTTCATGCCAGAGTTCTTGACAGAGAGATATTGGAAGACTGATTTTATACGAACAACAAAGTGGATTATCGGTACAAATGATAATATACTATTCGAATTGATGACAACCATGTTCAAACTAGCGAAAGATCGAGGATGTATCGATAGCTGTGTGACTGAACAATACACACCTAGTGAAGCTGAGATGATGAAGTATACCGCTAATTGTTTTCTAGCGACCAAGATAAGCTTCTTCAATGAAGTTAGCGAGTTATGTGACACAATTGGTATTGATTATAATAATATCATCAAATTCTGTGGTGGTGATCCTCGAATTGGTAACAACCACACCCGCGTGCCTGGTCACGACGGAAAGAGAGGATATGGAGGTACATGCTTTCCAAAGGATATGAACGCATTAGCGCATGAGTTTGAAGCGAACGGTTTAGAGTCATATATAATAAAAGCATCAATCGAACGAAATGAACATCATGACCGGCCTGAACGCGATTGGAAGTCGGATAGTGGTAGAGCAGTAATTTAATAATGAAGGTAAATATATTTGGATGCGGGATGAGCGGCACAGTCGCGGCGATCTTATTTAAAGAACAAGGACATGATGTTGAGATATTTGAGACTAGGTCTCATGTTGCTGGCAATTGTTTTGATAAAAAGAATGAGGATGGTTGCACAGTACATGAGTATGGTTCGCATATCTTCCATACCAACGATAAAGAGGTATGGGACTTTTTAAACCGGTACACAAAATTTAACGACTATCAGCACCGTGTCAGAGCGAACACCAAGGAAGGATTATTGAGCATTCCATTCAGTAAAAAGACAGAACAAGAACTCGGACGTGATCTGTCACCTAAAGAGATACAAGAGTTGTTATTCCGTGATTATTCCGAACGTCATTGGGGCATACCATGGGAGGAATTACCCAAGAGTATAAGCGGCAGAGTACCTAACAAACGTGACAATTTCGACGACCGATACTTCACTGACACATATCAAGGTATACCAGAGAAAGGATATACTACCATGTTTAATAATATGTTAGATGGTATCAAGGTTAACGTTGGTGTAGATCGTGATTTACGCAAACGTATCAAAGGGGACCTTACAGTTTGGACCGGAAAGATATCTGAGTATTTCGACTTAGCATACGGTCATCTCCCTTATCGTTCCCTTAGATTTGAACACACACGCGTAAAACGAGACCCGATGTACACATGGGACAAAGGATCAGTTATTAACGAATGTAACACCAAGCCTTTCAACCGTACTATGGACAACAGTGTGTATCTCAAGGAGGATGTGACTCACACTATTCATACACGTGATCATCCAGAGGAATATCAACCAGGTGTCAATGATCCAATTTACCCAAAGACATTCGGAGAAGGTCCAGAGGTATATAAGAAATATTTACAAGCCGCCGAAGCAGATAAGAATACTATATTCTTAGGCCGATTAGCCACATACAGATACTTGGATATGTGGATGGCAGTAAAACAAGTTATAGCTAAACTTGAAACTAGTGATAAATTAAAACGATGAAATTGTTAATAACAGGTGGTACTGGTTTGGTAGGAACCGGAATTAAATCAATCGCAAGTGAATTTCCAGAGCTTGATATATCTTATATGTCTTCGAAGGATTGTAACTTGCTTGATTACGATCAAGTGTTGGAATATTTCTGGAACGAAGAACCAGAATGTATTATTCACTTGGCTGCAAATGTTGGTGGGTTGTACAAGAACATGAACCAAAAAGTGGAGATGTTTGATGATAATATTCAAATGAATCTCAACGTGATAAAAGCTGCATTCTCAAATGATATCAAGAACTTGATAGGTACTTTATCAACATGCATCTTTCCTGACAACACAACATATCCTATCAACGAGACCATGCTTCATGATGGAGCACCACACACATCAAATGACGCATATGCGTATGCAAAAAGAATGATCAAGGTTCAATGTGACGCATATAGCGCTCAGCATGATGTGAATTATTCGTGCATAATACCTACGAACATATACGGAGAAGGTGACAATTTCTCATTAGAGGATGGACATGTGATACCCGCATTGATCCACAAATGCTTTAACGCTGTTAAAAATGGTACTGATTTTGAAGTGTATGGTACAGGTAAGCCGTTGCGTCAGTTTATATACTCAAAGGACCTAGGTAGATTGATACTAAAATCAGTATACAAACTAATGCAAGAAAGTATAATACTGGCACCTCGTGAGGAAGTCGCGATTGGTGATGTGGCTCGTTACATCGCTAGAGCGTTTGACTACGAAGACCGTATGATATTCAATGATAGCTTTAGTGATGGTCAATACAAGAAGACAGCTGATAACTCCAAACTAATGGAGTTGTTCCCGGATTTTGAATTTATGAAAATCGAGGAAGGTATAGCTGAGACCGTTAAGTATTTCAAACATGAGTACCCAAATTTAAGACTATGAATAACAACACAGATGAATCTATCCGCCCATGGGGTAACTACGAGATCTTACTAGATACAGACTACTGTAAGGTTAAGAGAATTTATGTAAAGCCTGGTCAACGATTGAGTTACCAGTACCATCACAAGAGACAAGAAGCATGGACTGTGGTTAGTGGTGTGGCACGTATAACAATCGACGACGAGACTAATGACTACAAACCAGGCGAGACTGTGCTGATTCCATTAGGAGCAAAGCATCGGATGGCCAATCCAGAAACTGATGAGATGATGATACTTGTTGAGGTACAGACAGGTACGTATTTTGGTGAGGATGATATTGTCCGTGTGCAGGACGATTACAACAGATAATTTTATGAAAATAGCACTTATAACAGGAGTCAATGGACAAGACGGCTCTTATCTAGCAGAATTATTATTAGATAAGGGTTATGATGTGTGGGGAGTAGCAAGACGCGCATCAGATATAAACACACAACGCATAGAACATCTTTACTCGAACAAGAAATTGTTTCTCAGATACGGTGACATGACTGATGGTATCAATCTTGTCAACATATTGTATGAAATAAAAACTACATATCCAGATATGAACCGGTTAGAGATATACAATCTAGCTGCTATGAGCCACGTCAAGGTGAGTTTTGACATGCCTGAGTATACAGCGAACGCTGACGGTACTGGTGTGCTAAGATTGTTAGAGGCTGTGAGGTCTACCGGACTGATGGATGTCACAAGATTTTATCAAGCAGCTACATCAGAACTATACGGACTGGTTCAAGAGGTACCTCAAAAAGAAACCACGCCATTTTATCCTAGATCTCCTTATGGTGTTGCTAAACTGTATGGATATTGGATAACCAAAAATTACAGAGAGTCATACGACATGTTCGCCGCTAATGGTATTTTATTCAATCATGAGAGTCCCAGAAGAGGTCCAACATTTGTGACTCGTAAGGTCACTAGAGGGTTGAACATGATATTGACTGGTGAGCGTGATAAGTTAGTGATGGGTAATATTGATGCCAAGCGAGACTGGGGGCATGCTAAGGATTATGTTGAAGGCATGTGGCGTATATTACAAGCTGACAAACCAGATGATTATGTGCTGTCAACTAATGAATTTCATTCAGTTAGAGAGTTTATCGAGAAAAGCTTCTCTATGAGAGGTTTTGACATTCGATGGAAAGGCACTGGAGTAGATGAGATCGGGTATGATTATAATAACGGTAGAGAGTTGATACATATCTCAGATAAATACTTTCGACCAGCTGAAGTTGAAGAACTGTTAGGAGACTCAACAAAAGCCAGAACAGAACTAGGTTGGGAGCCTCAATATTCATTTGATCAACTAGTAAAAGAGATGGTCGATCATGATTGCCCACCGAATAATACTGATTAAGTTTCAAGTTGCTATATATTCTGAATGAATGTCATAAATAATTATGTAAGTTATGACATTTGAGCACACAAATTTAGACGAATTAAAAGGTAAATTCGAAGACGGGGACAGGCCTATAGGTGAAGATTTTGCAAGGCTATTAGATAGCTGCCACAATACCCTACAGGATACCGACGTTGGTATAACCAGGACATTAACTGTAAGTGGAGAGACATCATTTAATAGTAGTGTGGGTATATCATCTAGTTTATCAGTCGGAGGCGCGTTAGGAGTAACCGGTTCGACTGTTCTGCACAGTACATTAGGTGTATCTGATACGGTTAGTTTCAATGGAGCATTAGGTGTGGTTGGAGCAGTTGGGTTTGGATCAACACTATCAGTATCAGGCCCAGTTAATTTAAGTAACTCGCTTGTGGTGAGTGGATCCACTAGTCTACATGACGGTTTAGCAGTAATTGGGGCAACTCTTCTACGTGATTCACTAGATGTATTAAGTGATACTAGGATTATATCTTTAACAGCCTCAGGTAGTACAGTACTAACAGACACATTATCAGTCACAAAAGGTGTTGTACTTCAGGATACAGTAGATATAGCAGGACACACGGCTATCAATGCTCCGTTAGACGTATTGGGGCTTACTGAGCTTAGTGGTACTACAATCAACGGGACACTACAAACCAAAGGATTCGCGACGTTTGACAGTAATGTTCATATCAAAGGTAACTTACGTGTTGATGGAAACGCATATCTGAGCGCCGGCAGTGGTGGTAATATACATGTAGGTGATACAGATGAGGATAATCTTATATTCAATGCTGATATTGCGAGTGATGTTAACTTGGATTCAGACAAAACGTACGATTTAGGTTCAACTACCAAACGATGGAAGAATGTTTATGTAGCTGATATTGATGTTGATGGTCTAGTTGATGGTAGAGATATTTCAGATGATGGTCAAAAACTAGATAGTGTCAGCAGTACAGTTGACACAGGTAGTGCAAATTGGACTGATACATACACTAACGTTTCATCTTTTAGTGCCAATCGTGATAGTGTTTATTCTAGTGTCAACAACACCAGCGCTCAATGGAACTCAGTATATACAGATGTTAGTGACACCAGCGCTCAATGGAACTCAGTATACACAGATGTTAGTGACACCAGCGCTCAATGGAACTCAGTATACACAGATGTATCAGAAACAAGTGGAACATGGAATGATGTTCATACGAACGTTAATGTTAATAGTGCTAATTGGGATGAATTATACACCACCGCTCAAGCTAATAGTTCAGCTTGGTATGCAGACACAATAGCTGAACTTACTGATGTTGATGTGACCGGAGCATTAAATGACTCGATATTAGTGTACAGTAGCAGTATCGACAAATGGGTTGTCACAACACAATCGGATAACGATCTCAGAGCCACCGCCACCTTAGAAGCAATCACGCATAACGGAAGCAACATCGATCTAGATAATAAAACATTAATTCTAACTGATAATGATCGAACGATAGCAGCACGTACTGTGACGTTCACAACATCTGCTGCTTTGGTTACTGGTACATATGTTGAGGTGGATGATTCATCATATGTATATGGTGTATCCGGGTTGGATCGGAGCAATTTAAACGGGATAGCAGAGATAACAACAAATGTTATCGAGCTTGCTAGGATCAATGGTGATATAAGTATCGCAGCTAGCGTCACTGATGCTAAGATCAGATTAACACAACTGACCGGAGGACCAGGAGGCAACACTGAGATCGCTGGTACTGCTACCGGTAATACCAATGACGCGCTCTTCCATGGAGTAGACGGCACGAACAATCACAACCCAAAATTCACCGGAGGAGAGTCTGTAGATAATTTTGAATCACTAAACGACACACCTGGTAGTTACGCTGGTAATGCTGGTAATTTCGTCAAAGTCAACACCGGTGAGGACGCGCTAGAATTTATATCACACCCGACAGATGAATGGGATTCAGTTTATAGTTTCGTGAATGGTGATAGTGCCACCAACAATACTGATTATAATCAGACAGTATTTCTCAAGCTTAGTGGTGATGTGATGACCGGTGGATTGACAGTACAAGGTGATATATCTGCTACTGGTGATATCTATCTATCCAACGATAGTTTAAACTTCGCTGATGGCGAAACATTTTCTAGTACTGATAGTGTCAATGTGAAGGGTACGTATGCTAGTGTTACAGCCACTAGTGGTGAGTGGGATAGCGTTTATGCTAGCGTTACAGCCACGAGTGGTGAGTGGGATTCAGTATATTCAAGCGTATCATCTACAAGTGCTAATTGGGATTCTGTTTACTCTAGCGTTACAGCTACAAGCGGTGAATGGGATTCAGTTTACACAGATGTATCCGAAACAAGTGGTGAGTGGGATTCAGTATACTCAAGTGTTACTGCTACAAGTGGTGAGTGGGATAGCGTTTATACAGACGTATCCGAAACAAGTGGTGAGTGGGATAGCGTTTATGCTAGCGTTTCATCTACAAGTGGTGAGTGGGATAGCGTTTATACAGACGTATCCGAAACAAGTGGTGAGTGGGATAGCGTTTATACAGACGTATCTAATACAAGTGGTGAATGGAATTCGGTTTATAGTTATATCAACACAGCATCTGGTTTCGGTCTAGCTACTGTAGACGCTCAAGGTAAATTGTTAACAACACAGATACCAGAGCTTAGTATAACTCGCGTACATGCGGTTACCAGTCCATCAGAAGTCGCTGTGTTAAACCCCGGGAATGGTATTCAATCAGGAGACGTTGTTGTCGTATCATCTACACATGATAACCTAATAGCAGTAGTTGATTCACCTACAGGTACATATACGAGTGGTACAGGAGATTACGTAGGGTATGCTAAGCTAGCTCTACCGGATGGCTTAGTACAGACTGTTAATGGTAAGCAGGGTCCTAGCGTTGTTCTTAACTCAGATGATTTTGATGATGCAGTCACTGCACATAAGTTCGTGTCAGCTGTTGATAAGACAAAATGGAATTTAAATAACACAACAGTGCATGCTAACAGCGGTTCTTGGATAGGTGGTAACAGTGTTTACAATAGCGTGCTTGCCACAAGTGCTGATTGGAACAGTGTTCATGCAAGTGTCTTAGCTAACAGCGGTTCTTGGATAGGTGGTAACAGCGTTTACAATAGCGTGCTTGCCACAAGTGCTGATTGGAATAACGTTCATGCAAGTGTCTTAGCTACGAGCGCTGAATGGGATAGCACACATACATCAGTTTTAGATACAAGTGCTAATTGGGATAATGTCTATACGGACGTATCTAATACAAGTGCTAAATGGAATGATGTTTACAGTTTTGTTAATAGTGATAGCGCTACCAACAATACAGATTATAACCAGACACACTTTGTTAATGCTAGTGGAGATACAATAACCGGTAAGTTGGAGATTGAATCTAGCGAACTAGAGGTAGGTGGTAATATAACAATGGCGGGAGATTTAATACACCAAGATGATACAGGTACTAAGATATCATTTAATACAGATATAATAACACTAGAAGCAAATGGACAGGAATTCATAACCATAGACGGTACTGCTCCAACACCTGATACAGTTATTATTAATGAAGCTGCGACTACACCAGTGAATTTCATAATTAAAACTCCAAGCAATCACCCAGCATTGTACTTTAGAGGTAGTGATGGTTCTCTAGGTCTAGGAACTTCCTCCATGAATGTTAAGTTAGCAGTAGTGGGTGGTATATCCGCTAGTGAGGGTATTGAGATAGAGGAGCATGCTACTATAAAAGGGAACACTACACTAAGTGGTAGTGTTGATGTAAAGAGTACACTAACCGGTGTTAGTGCTGAGTTTACCGGTAGTTTATCCACCACCGGTGAGATGATCAGTGCTGGTGTTCCTCTACATGAGATATTCTCAACGGACGTGGATATATGGAACGACTTGACTGTACATGGTAGTATAAGTGCTACTGAAAGTTTATCAGCTACAGATATAGTAGCGAAAACCGGTTATCATACTTTAACTGGAGCCGATGTAAAAGTCACAGGAATTACACAAGATATTAACATTGGTGGTCATGTATTACATATAGTGAATGGATTAATTGTTGAGGTGACTGATGAGTAGTTGCGATGACGGTGGTCCACACACACCACCTCCTGTAAAGCCATTACATGAATTTTACAGCTCTAATTTAAATCCTAAAGTAACGACCTATGAGAAGCTAGCGACTCGTATTGCGTATACATTAGGTTACCCGCAAATCAATATAGAAGCTCATCAGAATCAAGTGTTTGAGAACATTAGTATCGCGATTGAGATGTTCAGTAAGTTTGCCGGATACACCGAAGAGTATTTAACATTCCATTCTAGCTTGTATGAGCCGGGTAAAGGACTTCGGATGGATGTACTGATGACAGCGACAGAACAGTTGGCTGGATCTTATGAAGCTAATCCAAATGAAACGACTCTCGACAAATCGTTATATGAGATTGGTAGTAGTATTATAGGTGGTGGTCCGATTGATATGGCTGTAAATTATAAAGGATATTCAGATGGAGAGTCAAAATGGGAAGGTACCAAGACACGAAAATCTCATGGATCGCGTGCTAGTAGCCGCCCTGATGAATCTCAACGTGATCAATTAAACGAAAAACTAGCCAAACCACTCCCTAACATGAAGGGGTATGATTATCTAACTGATAGTTACAGGAAGGTTATAGATATTTTCGCATTTGAAGAAGGTACATCTACTGGTATCAACACTCTATTCACAATAGAACAAACATTAGCACAACAGACATACTTTAGTTATGCGTTAGGAAAGTACGGGTTTGATTTAGTAAGCTGGTACACAATGAAGAATTGGTTAGAAGACAGAAGAAAAATGCTATCACAAGACTACTATTGCAGATTTGATGACAGAAAACAAACACTCTACTTGACACCCGAACCTAACAGAGGTAACAGACGCACACAGTTCTACGGTCTTATAGGAGCATACGTTGAGCGACCTGTATGTGAATTAGTATCTGAAGCATGGGTATATCAATATGCATTGGCGTTAACTAAAATAGTGATCGCTCGAGTGCGTGGTAAATATTCCGGTACGAATTTATTCGGTGGTGGTTCTCCTAATTACAATGAATTGTTAAGTGAAGGTAATACTGACAAGAAGGAGCTCGAGACCAAGTTGTATGAAGGGGTTCCTGGATTCGGTGATGGTGAACCTCCGATGTTCTTCGTAGGGTGAAGAAGAAACCTTACAAGAAATTTACTAAATTTCGACAAGGCATATACAAACCAGTTCACAGCGAGAAGTACGACGGTTCAAAATACCCTAGATATCTAAGCAGCTGGGAATTAAAGTTTTTTAAATGGTGCGATATAAACCCTACAGTATTGAAATGGTCCAGTGAGTCGGTATGTGTACCTTATATATCACCAGTAGACGGTAAGATGCATCGGTACTTTGTTGATAATGTGGTACATATACAAGAAGGAGCAAAGGTTGTTAAATATCTAATAGAGATAAAGCCATACAAACAAACAAAGCCACCTGTAACAACCGGCAAGAAAAAACGAACCACGTTAGTACATGAGGCTGCTACATGGGGTGTCAATCAAGCTAAATGGCAGGCAGCAATGAAGTGGGCTGATAAAAACGGCTACATCTTCCAACTAGTGACTGAGAAAGATTTTACATTATTCTCTAGATAGTAGTAGAATTTCTAGTTTTAGAGATAAGTAATTAGAATCATATGCACGCTAACCTATTAATAGAGACAACAGATCCAAGTGATTTTGAATACATTATTGAAGAACGTAATGCTAAAGGTGATCAGAATGTTTATATCAAAGGACCTTACGCAATGGCAGGAGCTTCTAATAAAAATGGCAGAATATACTGCGAGAAGGAGATGGCTAAAGAGGTTAAAAGGTATACAGAGCAGATGATCGACACTAAAAGAGCTTTAGGTGAGTTGAACCATCCAACTAGTGCTGATGTCGATCTAGAGAGAGCATGTCATATGGTGACTGAGTTAAATGCATGTCCTCACAATAGAGGTGTATACATCGGAAAGTCCAAGGTATTAAGCACACCGACCGGGGCAATCGTCAAGTCTTTAATCAATGATGGATGCAGTGTAGGAATGAGCACAAGGAGTCTGGGTAAGTTGGTTCAATCTGAAGACAATTCTGGAGAGAATCACGTACAAGACATGCGCTTAGTAGCTATCGATTGTGTTGCAGATCCTAGTTTTGGAGAAGCGTTTGTTAATGGTATTCTAGAAAGCAAACAATTTATTCTCAACCAGTCTGGTATGTACGTGGAAGCGTACGATAAATTTGAAAAAGGATTAGCTAACATGCCGAAGAATGATGTACAGGATTATTTAAAGAACAATATTTTAACGTTTATTGAATCAATCAAACAAAAACTATAATGACCAGACCTAACAACAACCCAAATGAACGCCAACCAGTCATGAAATTTATCAGCGATATTGGCAATAAAAACTACGCAGCTGCGAAGGATTCACTCAAGGTGGCGATAGAAAAAAAGCTATTTAACAAGATAAATGCTAACAAAAACATAAATATATTTAGAGATGAGTGAAAAACAAATTAATAACCAACTTAAAGATCTAGGCGACGGAATCCTCACAGAGGAAACTCTAGCAGAACTAGAAACATCATTCCATGAATCAGTAGACGAGTTAGCTCAATTACGTGTTGAGAAAGCACTAGTTGAACAAGACGAAGAACATGCTGTTAAACTCGAGAAGCTTTTAGAAGCTATCGATAGTGATCACACTAACAAACTTCAAAAGGTTGTAGAGGCTATCGACAAAAATCACTCAGAAAAATTAGTCGCTCTCGTAGAGAAGTTCAAAACGGAAATTGATGGAGACGCTAAAGTGTTTAAAGAAGGCTTAGTAGACAACATCAGCAACTACTTAGACTTGTATGTTGAAGAGACTTTACCAGTAGCAGACATTCAAGAGGCTATTAAGAATAAACATGCAGTAACAGTATTAGAAGGATTAAGAAAAGCATTATCAGTTGACAATGCGCTTTCAAATGAGTCAGTACGGGAAGCTGTTATGGACGGTAAACGTCAAATCGATGAGGCTTCTACTACAGCAATCAAGTTAGCTGAAGAGAACAAAGTTTTAAAAGAAAACTTAAGTGCTCAACGTGCTGAATTAGCACTGGACAAGCTCACAGAAGGTCTACCTGCTAGCAAAAGACGTCACATGTACAAAGTACTTGAAGGCAAGTCCGCACAATTTATTAACGAGAACTTCCAATACACATTGGACATGTTCGAGAAAAATGAAAAATCTAAACTAACCGATCTCAAGGCAGAAGCCACTAGTGGCAAGAGAGTCATCGATCGTCCAGTTTCAAAGCAAGCACCTGTTATTAAAGAGAGTGTTGAATCCCAAATCGAGCAAGTAGAACCTGACAACAAACAAGACGGTCATCTATTTAACAATTATATGGGTGAGCTTAAGAAATGGTAACATCAATTTTAAATGAGGCTTCACAGCCTGAGTATGTAAGGAAATTAATAATATGTCACAGGTAAAACCCGCACAATCATATATTGATGAGGAAAGAGCTGGAACACTTCTTGAGAAGTGGGCACCAGTTTTGGATTACACATCCGATAACGTTAAACCTATCACCGATGATCATTCTCGTTTGAACACCGCTATTCTCTTGGAAAACCAAGAGTCATGGTGCTTGAAAGAAAATTCAGCTGGTGGTGGAGCAGGCGGAGTCTTCGGATCTGCTGGAAGCATGGGTCAAGGAGGCGCAATGACGCCTGCTCAAGACTTTTACGCTACTGGCGATGCACGTCTTCCAAAAATTCTCATCCCAATGATTCGTCGTACATTCCCTGAACTAATTACTAATGAGATCGTAGGCGTCCAACCTATGAGTGGTCCAGTAGGGCTTGCTTTTGCAATGCGTTACAAATACGAAAATGAATCTTTGGGTTCAACAGGTATTGACGGACACACTAATGGGTCAACAACTACTGGTAAAAACGGCCAACCTCGTACAGCAGGAAATGCTCCTGATAACGAAGCCGGATACCAGAAGTTAGACACACGTTTCACAGGTGCATCTTCTGCTGCTTTAAGTGGAGACGCTGGACTCGGAATCGACTTTGTCGATAACGATGCTGGTATCGCTGCTAAACTAGCTGATTATGAACTTACTGGTAACATCCCACAGATGGTAGTCTCTTTTGAGAAGACCGCTGTTGAGGCTGGAACTCGTAGGCTCGCTGCACGTTGGAGCGTAGAGCTTGAACAAGACCTCAAGAACATGAATGGTATTGATATCGATACTGAATTAACAAACGCTATGTCGTATGAAATTCAGGCCGAAATTGACCGTGAAATGCTCATGAGAATGGTTCAAGTCGCCGCCAATGCTGGAAGTGGAAAAGGTGTTAGCACCTGGTCCCCCGCTAGTGCTGACGGACGTTGGATGGCTGAACGTAATCGTGATCTTTACGCCAAAATTATCGTAGAAGCAAATCGTATTGCTATTCGTAATCGCCGTGGAGCAGCTAACTTTTTAGTTGCTACTCCTCGCGTTTGCGCTATCTTGGAAATGCTCCCTGAATTTCAGTGGATGCAAGTTCAAGGTAATGTCAATACCCAACCCGTTGGAATTGCTCGCGTCGGTAACTTAGGTGGAAGATTTAACGTTTACCGCGATACACGCACAGAAGCTCAATACGAAGACGGACAAAGGTCCGGCGGACGTATGGAGTATATTCTTTTAGGCTATAAAGGACCTGAGTTTTACGACACAGGAATCATTTATTGCCCATACATCCCAGTGATGGTACAAAGAACTGTAGGTCCTAATGATTTTGCTCCACGTGTTGGACTGCTCACCCGTTATGGTGTAGTAGACAATATCTTCGGTGCAGATCTTTATTACCACGTTATCGTAATCAAGAATCTCGGTGATTCGTTCACACCCGGCACTCAGTCGGTGTACTTCGGATAAATCATTTAAGATGTTTTAGAAGCCGTTGAAATGATACACACGGCAAGAAGTTTTTAACTCACGGTCTACCGATTGATTTCGGTAGACCGTTTTTTTGTGTATATACGGACAGACAAAAAAGGCCGCCCTGTGTAGAGCGACCTTGTTAGTTTAGTTAGGGTTAAATTGTATTATTGTTTGCTTGTCTTGACGTGAGGTATCTTCACGTCAATCAAAGCAGGGCATGCCCAATCAATTGAGCTCTTATCATTAGCACGAACAGGATTGATATCAATACCACCTCGACGAGCATACAGACAGGTTACCACGAGCTTCTCCGGAGACAATATATCATGTAGACGTTTGTATATTGTCTCACATATCTCTTCATGAAAGTGACATTCATCCCTAAACGAAATGATATACTTGAGCATGCTCTCAGGTGTCACGTGGTTCTGTCCTTTGATAGCAATCCATACATCACCCCAATCTGGTTGACTTGTGACACGACAATTACTCTTGAGCAAACCACTATGAAACTTAGACCAGCTAGTGACAATACCACCCTCTGGTAGATCTTCTAGTTCTAACAAGTCTGGTGTCTCCGTGTATGTTTCCACATTCATATCGGTTAGTAATTGAGGATCTAACACTTCCTCTAATGTCGTGTATCCTTTCCTGCTGAACAAAGGATCTCCACTAGCTTTGATATTAGATGGTATCACGTGTACCTCTACATGAGTCTCTAGCAACTTGCTCAAATCATCTGATGCATGTAAAGAGATAAACTCTAACACGCTTTCTTGACTGTTTCCGCATTTGAACATGTTGAAACTATTGAAATACAACTTGATACTCTTGCTCTCAACAATGTACTTACTATCACACGGATACACGATTTTAGCCACCCCAGCAACAGGTAACCCACCATTAGTCAACCCACTCACTTCATATGCATTCCATGTATCATATCCCACGAACGGTAGATCATCATCACTGATATCTAGATGCTTTCTATTGTTACTTCTAGGTTCTCTGACCAATAAATTACTATCGTATTGGTCCTTGTATTGAGATGTTTGTCCTAAATGAACTGATATATTACTATTGTCTAATTTTGTCATTTTATGTGCTTTAAAATTGTTTCCATCCTCTCTTCTACAGATCCACTTAACTTAACTATTCTATCCCTCCATGAATTCACACCTGGTAAGCTAACCGGAGATGTGAGAATCTCGTTGTATATATCTAGTATATTGTTACGAAACTGCATGTCAGTGCTCCTCACACCATCATCCTCGAATGGTATCTCATCAGGACATGTATAGAATATAACATCTAACTTGTTACCTAGAAACGATAGCATGTTCCGCGAGAACTCTCTCACCCAGGTTTCTACTAATCCTTGATCTGATAACCATTTTGTATACACATAGCCATCCAATATACATCTATCGAGAATGACATTACCTGTCATACAGTGATTGTCTAGATGTTCTTTGAGAATATGTAACTGTGTCATATCATTACCAGATGTATTTATATCATGACCTTCTCTAGCTACTTTTCTAGTAACCTCATCAACAAACTGCCAGTTGTTGAGATGTTTCTTACATTCAGCGAGTAAGGTTGACTTACCTGTACATTGTGCTCCTGTGAATCCTACTAACATATTCTAATTATATCCTATTTGTTTGGATAGTTCAACTTGTCATTCATGTTATCTAAATTTTTTTCTGTCCACATTGCACACATCATGTTCCATACCACTGCAGCGGCATGATCTTCACTCTCATCTCCTTGCCACCATTGCATCATGTGTCTATTAGCACTATCGTAATACACACTAAGCGGCATGCCTTTGGTCCAATTGTTGTCTCCATACTTTGCCCCACCGGAGCGGTACCTCTCCATCACTCTCTCAAGTTCCTTAATAGGTACTAAGGACATGCATAATTTACCGTCTCCTGTGTCTCTCTGAGCCCCGGAGTCGAATTGTCTGTTGTTAGATGTATCTGTCATATCTTGAATTGAATGTTGAAACACCACACAATGCAGCAACAGTTGTTGATAATATGGCTTCTCCAGTCAACCCATGCATGGTCATCAGCACCGCTACCATCAGATTGACAACACACATCACTATCAAAATCTGTCCTGCTAAATTAACATTGCTCCAACGTCTCATGCTACAAGTACAATTAGTATGTCTCTGTATAATATGACAGATAGATCTAATATCAATAACGTCAATATAAATTTAATTCGTCCCATTGCTCTCTATACTGTCTATATTTGAGATGATATCACTCATTGTCAGTGATTGTGTTTCAATTCTACTAGAACCATTATTGTCAATGCGTTTATGAGTCAATCCTATGTTAAAATTGTTCACGTTGATATTAACATTATGATCAATGATCACATGGTGAGATGTTTTAATTGTATTGCATCCAGTCAACCCAACAATCGTCATGGCTGTTCCTAATATCACGTTTATAATTTTCATTTTTACTTTATGTTTTTAATAGTTGTATCCATAATTGTGTAGCCATTTCATGTAAACGGCAACTTAAATCATCTTCTCCATAAAAGTTATTGGAAGTTGATATCTCTGCTAAGACTTCACCGGCATCTACCTCTGAAATCACTTCATGAATCACACAGCCTACTCTCTTGTACTTCTCATCTCCAGTGTTCGCTACACGCTTCTGAGGATCAGCGCCTTTTAGCTCCGGGTACAGTGTTATCAAACCGGGATGTAGGTTGTATATTTTATATTCTCTACATATCTTTGGTGGTATGATTCTCATCCATCCATGGAGAGTGACAATATCCACATCCTTGAGAACATTTCTGTAGTCCTCAACAGATGGTTTCTGTTGAACATATACATTGTCTCTGATACCTTCATGTATTCGTTCACTTCCTGGTGTGTTGTTTGTTATGATCACATCTGGATCACGTCCTATGATGTTAGATATATTCACGATCTCTGATCCTGTGTGACTGAACAACGCAGCCCATCTTTTGTTTTTTAGCATATCATCTTTTGATTATTTTTTTAAACATTTTCGTGTTATACTCCAGTAGTTCCATGTCGATATCGTCAGCCTTATAGTCTATAAGATCTGCCAGGAGTGTTGAAGGTTTACTATGTAGTCCATGTATATCATTATATCTATAGTTCTTGATTGTGGCAACTACTGGGTTGCTCGTGTCAAGGCTCTTTATGTTATAAACATTGTTATCCACGTACCATCTAAACTCCTTCGCTAGACTACAACCTAATAGATGATGAGGTTTGTTCCAGTTCCAATGTCCCTCGTCAATCAATTGTCTTATAAACCGCTGCCTTCCTGAACACCATTTCTCTAAAGTAGGATTAGCTAATCCTGACTTCACACCAGTGTATCCATAATATTTGTAATCAAAACTAATAGCTATATAGTCAGCATGGTCACTCATGAACTTATAACACTTGAGTAGATGATCCCAATCCTTTCCCTGTACTACACCTATACGCAAAGCATCAGTAGTGTCAGTGTACTCATTCGTGAAACTCTTCCAGCTCTGTATTGTGTCCGCTGCATCTTCTAATACATCAGGTACTATATACCAGTTGGGTTGTAACTTGTCAATCCATTCAGCATATTTGATTGGATTGAAGCTCTTTCCTAACTCAAATATACTATTATCTAACAAAACTGAACATTTATTTTCATCAACTAAATTCTTAAAAAATTTATAATAGTCAGGATGCGTTTCAAACAAATGTACTAATGCATAAGCGTAATCATTGTATTCTAGTGATTTGTCTAGAATTGAGATTGGACTCTCGTGTGATACTTCTATTACCATACACTTATTATACACTCAAACGTTGCATATGTCAACGAAAATGTTTATAATAATAGTATAAATATGAGTATGAAGGACTTACCTGATTTAACAGTTGCCGGTCGCCGCGCAATGATGACAGCAAAGAAAATTGCAGTAGATTATAAGCATGATTTCATTACAACCGAACATGTGTTACTAGCTATATTAGACTGTGATAAGATAACGCCTGGATTAAAAGCCATTTCTAAGCAGTATGTCCAGATAGACGACTTTAAATCCTTTGTTATAACCAATTTACAAAAATACACTGGCCCGGAGAACATTGATATAGGCCTGGTCGAACCATCACCACGTACATTACAGATGCTAGCATTCGCTAGTGGAATCGCCGGTGAGATGGGATCATCTCTTATTGATGTGGATCACATGTTACTAAGTATACTAGTAAGCGATTCAGGTAGTGGTAACAATTTATTCAGACTCAAAAATATAAATGTTGATGACCTTTACGAGATCATATATGAAGCTATCACTCCACGAGGAGTGAGGAAGAAACAAGACCAAAAACAAAAATCCGGTATTGGTGGCAGTCATACTAACACGGACACTGATGAGATCTATGAAGAGAGTATCATCGATAAATACGCAGCAAATTTAACTCAATTAGCGTTTAATGGTGAGATTGACCCTGTGATAGGTCGTGATGACGAAGTGCAAGATGCAATTCAGATACTATCTAGACGTACTAAGAATAACCCTGTGCTAGTAGGGGAGCCCGGTGTTGGTAAGACAGCTGTAATAGAACTACTAGCTCACAGAATAGTCAATGGAGACGTACCGCAAAACTTGAGAGGTAAACAGATATACACATTAGATTTAGCCGCTCTGGTAGCTGGTACTATCTACAGAGGTCAATTTGAGGAGAGGTTGAAGGAAGTTATATCATACGTCACACAACGAGAGGATCTAATTATATTTATTGATGAGTTACACATGCTTGTTGGAGCTGGTGCAAGTACTGGTAGTATGGATGCTAGTAACATATTGAAGCCAGCGTTAGCAAGAGGCAAGTTGTCATGTATAGGAGCCACTACCACTAGTGAATATAAGGAGTTTATAGAAGGTGACGGAGCATTAGAGAGACGATTTCAATCAATACATGTAGGAGAACCTGGGACAGAAGATTGTATTGCAATACTTCGTGGTATCAAAGAGAAATACGAAGACTATCACAATGTAAAATATAACAAATCCGTGATAAAAGAGATTGTAACATTGTGTGAACGTTATATTGTCGATAAAAACTTTCCTGACAAAGCGATTGACATACTAGATGAATCTGGAGCAGTAGCAAAAGTGTCTAGATATCATGGTAATACGGAGGTACAGGCTCTTATAGATGATTTGTTACATGTTAGCAGAAGCAAGGAAAAGGCTGTAGAGACAGGTGAATATGATTTAGGCTTAGGATACAGAGAAACAGAGGAACAATTGGCTGTTAAGTTAGAAGAATGTATCGAGGAGAGAGAAGCTGGTGAACTATCTAGAAACATAAAGCCTTCCAGGATATCAATTGAAGATATCAGAGAGTTGATATCTAATAAATGTGGTGTTCCTGTTAGTAGCATGGAGGCTGATGAGCTGAAAGTGCTGTCAAATCTTGCTATCAGTATGAAGAACAAGGTGATCGGACAAGAAGATGGTATAGACAAGATATGTAATGCTATCAAAAGGTCTAGAGCTGGTGTGAGCAACCCTGATAAACCTATATGTTCGTTATTATTTTTAGGACCAACAGGCGTAGGCAAGACCTATCTTGCACATCAACTAGGAAAAGCTATGTTTCATGACGGTAATTTCAAACAATACGACATGTCTGAGTTCAGCGAGAAGCATGCCACTAGTAAATTGATTGGATCTCCTCCCGGCTACGTCGGATATGGTGAGGGAGGGAGCCTAACGGAGTATGTTAGACACAACCCGTACTGTGTACTACTGTTCGATGAGATCGAAAAAGCTCATCCTGAGGTGCTACAACTGTTTCTCCAAGTGTTTGAGTACGGTTGCTTGACTGATAGTGAAGGATTAGAGGTAAATTTTAAAAATACTATAATAGTACTGACAAGTAACATAGGTGCTCACAAGTTTGAGAAGCGACCTAATGTAGGATTTGGTACAGGAGAGACATTAGAAGAAGGAGTAGTGGCGGAACTCAAGAAGATGTATGCTCCAGAATTTATAAATCGCCTTGATGAGGTGGTTATATTCAACAAATTGACAGACAAAGACATCACATCTATTTGTACCGGGCTGTTAAAGGGTGTGAAACGTACTCTCAAGAATAACAATGGCAAGATAATTAACTTTTCTAAGGATATCGCTGATCATATTCTATCTAAATCAAGAGACGCAGCATATGGTGCTCGTCCTTTGAAGAGAATCATCACAGAATTTATAGAGACACCACTAGCTGAGTTCATTATATCTAACGATTCATCCATCCGCAAGATAAATGCTGAGGTTGTTGATGAAGATATACAGTTTACTGCTGCTTCTGTTGTTCAGCGTACTTGAAATAATAAGCCATCATCTCATCTTTTACATTGTCTGTAATACGTTGAGAGAAATCTTTAAGTTCCACCGGGAATTCGCCATGTTTTTCTTTATATGCGCGTAATCCGGTCTCCACTTTGAGTGTTTTGTAACAGTCTATCATGTGCCTCATGTTATTCTCCTTGCTATCTGACATGACATCTTCATAACACACAGGGCACCATATCTCATCCACACTTCTGATATCTAAATATTTGTCAATATAGTCGTGTAAATTTAAAGTTAGTCTCATTCGCCTAAGTACTTATATGGGTCCAGTAATAAACACAATCATTGGCGCAGGTATTAAGCTAGGCGTCGTATTAATCAATGCATGGTTAGAAGGTAAACAGCAGAACCAGCTGTTGTTAGCAGCGAGAGACGAGAAAATGGTAGAGGCCATAATGAACAACCAAGACAAACAAGCTAGTGATCCATTTGTCAAGATGACTAGACGTATATTGTTCACTTGTATAACGTTTACATTATGCTATCTCATGTTGTATTACGCTCTCAATCCTCACATAACATACGATGTGATTGTACCAAAAGGAGAGTCCCATCGATGGGGCATATTCTCATGGATAATAGGTGGTAAAGATTATGACGTTATAAAAATGACCGGAGGTTTGTTGTTAACCAGCTTCTTTGACTTGTGCTTCATGGTTATAGGTTTTTATGCTATACCTAGCAAGCGTAGATAGTTACTTCTTCTTCTCAGCACTAGCACCAAACACTGCTACCAATTTGGCAATGATAGCTTCGCCATCACCTAGATCAGTAGGAGGTGCAACAGGCATGACCAACTCATCACCATCATCCCAATCCTCATCACCATATCCATAATCCTGGTATATGTCAGCTCCTTGAGCATCAGCATCAATCTCTAACACTTCTGTGGCTGCTGGTTCTGGTGGAGGTGTCCAATCTTCAGCTTCCAATTTATAAATGTCACTGAATATGATCCAGAGCAATTGCCTGGTGTGATCTTCATCTTTAGTACGGGCAACGAAGTCTATAATGTCCCCCTTGGAGAACGCGCCATGCAAGGTTTGTATAGGATTGTCAATACTAGCGTAACACTTGTGTGCAATATAATCATGAGCTAACGTGGCGCAATCTCTGATAACATAATAAGCACTCTTCTTTTTGATCTCCACACCTGTGTCAGGCTTGACCATGGCAATAGCACTCGGTCCAACAAGGTTACGTTCCTTGATAGTACTCAACTCTAAGATCTTGCTCTCGAACTTCATTACTTAGACTTCTTGTTATACTGCCTGGTTGGCTTGGTTTCTACACACTTGCATTTGAACTCTTCTAACTTGACCAACACATCCTGTATCGCTCCAGCCACCTGGTCCAATCGATCAGCAAAGCGATCCATTCGCTCATCCAACTCACTGGCACCACAACTGCCAGCCTCTTTAAGTTTATTATTCTCATTCTGCAGGGCATCATTGCGCTATTATTCTCATGCTGCAGGGCATCATTGCGCTTGTACAGTTCATTCACTTGATTAATTTCCCAATCTTTCATATAATAGATACTTAGTCTATCTGTATTGAAAATCCATGTAGCGCCGTAGGCGCTAAAAAAATCAGAAACCGCTAGCCGCCGGAGCCGTAGGCTCCGCTAACCACCGCTGACCAACCGTTCAGTCTTTTCGGATGTTGTGCCCGATCAGATCTTCTGACTCTACCATGGCTTCTGCTGCTGCCCTGTTTATGGTGTCTTTGCGACTGGTCCTGTTGGCCATCCAGGCACATACCAGAATAGATAAGAATACAGATCCAGTGATAACACCAAAGGTGAGTAACACGTCTGGACCATTGGAGGTTATGATTGCCTGTTCTGTGGCGTCTAGCATGCCATTGTTGTTCAGGTCTATCTGATTTAAGTCTATCTGATCTACTGGTATTTCAGAACCTTTGCCGGCTTGGCTATAAGATGTAGAGAAATTTTGCTGCTTCGCAGGACCGTCACCTGTTCTTAACTTGGCGCATCCTCCAAAGGCTCCTAACAACAACATCAACGCTCCCCATATCAGAGTTATGGTGCACAACTCTAGTGCCAGGTCAACTAATGTTCGGGTGTTATTCTTCTTCATACTATTATTTACAATTGGTCAACACATAAATGATACCTGCTGTTAATATAATGTATATAATTAAATCTTTTATTAGTCCTAAACCTTCTGTTATTTTGTCGCGCATGTTAATGTTACTTATATCTTCTCAGTCACCAACCCGGGTGCACACAGGAAAGCGTTTCTGATTCCGCGAAAAAAATTTGCGCAAAAAATAGGAGCATGCGTATCTGCAGGTACCTTATATCGCGCTCTATATAGGTGTGTCTCGCACGCCCATGTTCTCTATACACCGCCCGCTCTCTGAGCCCCGGTCGGCTTTCAGAAACCCACTTGCGTTTCAGAAACAAAAAGGCGAGCCGCTAACAACAACGACCCGCCTGGATTATATTATGGTATAAAGTTTATCCTATCTCTACTAGAGTGTCTACAGTCTGTTCTTCTGCTATCACATCGTTCAATGTGTCACGTTCAGTCTTTAATAGTCTGATCTGATTGTATAGACTATCTATCTTGTTCTTGATCTGTTCTACTCTCTTACCTTTATTCTTTTGTGCTAAGCCTTCTCTACTTACATATGTATCACAGAACTTATCGAAGTTGTTATCATACTTATTTGTTATCATATTGGCTAGATAGGTATGATGAAATTGTTTAGGTTGTTTAGTTACTGTGCAAATGGCTCGGTAGTGTTTCAGTTCGATATCGGCCATTGTACCTTCGTCAGTGAGGAATGAATAAATTGTGGTGCTTGAGTTGTTGTCCATAATAGTGATGTTGTGTGTGTTGTTAATTTCCGAATAAGGTGGGTAAAAAAGTGAGGGTCAACTTTACTTTTGAGTTGTGATAGTCACTGGACCTTTTGGAGCCAATCCGATTGTGTATGGGCTATGCTGAACGTTCCTGTCTAAATTGCTCTCTAGACTTTTCATGAATACTACTGCTGTGTCCATGTCTTGAGCGTTGATAAGAAGTTTTCCGTTTTTTAATATTTGATACATAATATAGTGTTGTTGTCGATTGTTGTTATATTCTAATTATAGTCTAGTTTGTTTGATCAGGCAACTAATGTCTTATGCTCTCCGGAAGCTAATTCTTTGATCATTCCTTCACCAACGAATCCGTGAGTGTGTCTGATTATGTCTTTATGAATTCTCATCTCACCTAACAATCCTGCTTGTTTGATCTCGCTGGTCACATCACATTCACCTCGTGCGTTGTAGCTTTCTTCCAAGCTTCTATCCAGTTTCAATATCTGCTGAGCTGAATTGGTCACAAGCTTTTGACTATGTTTGAGAAGATCTTTGTAATGCTTTTCCCACATTTCGCTTTGATTCTGCCACATGTTGGCGTGATGAGAATGAATGTCTAGAGTGTTGTTAGGTTCCATAATATGTGTTGTTAATTGTTGTTATATTCTAATTATAAGCTATTCACGTCGATTGCGCAACTAGTTTCTTTTCAACTTGTAAATCCATCAAGCTAGCAACATACTCATGAGCATTCATCAAGCATTCTGCTGGTTCATCTTCGTCATGTAGTTCGTTGTCGAATCCTGTTCTGCTGATCACCACTCTTTCTCCTTTTTCTAGTAAAGATTGAATGTATTCTAATGTTAATGCTATTTTAAATTCGGATGGTTTGGTCATATTAATTTGTTGTTAGTTCTAATTTGCGAAGATCTCTTCTCAAGAAGAAAACTCGATCCATATTCTTGTCTGATGGCCAGAAATGTAATGCTCTTTCTGCCTGCCATAATCGATGTCTGATTGCTGTTATTTTGTTCATACCTTAATTATAGTCTTTTTCTTTTGATTGCGCAACTTGTTTTTGTTCGTTATGTTTGATCATCGTCAACACTTCTCTGAACAATCCCATCATTTCCTCATGTCTCTTATCGCGCGCCCTATTCCTTTCAAGTGCCACCATATCAACTTGTACTGGCTCAACTTGATTCTGCTGCGGATGCACTTGAGATGCATTTGTATTTGATCTGTTGTAGCCATTATACAAGCCCCAGAGAAAAGCTGCGATCGCTAGACCGATATAGAATATATGTTTTTTCATTGATCAATCTATTTGTTGTTAGGATTGTCGAAAAGATCAGTTTTGCTGGTCAGGAGATCCCAAATGAGAACAATTGGAATTAACATTATTGGTAAGAGTAATAGTATATCGTAGTTCATAATATGATTATATGATGTTTTGTCAGAATGCGCAACTTACTTTAAAATGTCTTCAATTTCAGTCATCTTACGAATGATATGATCACAAGCGATTTCGTCATATCCAGTTTTAGGTTGCCCTTTGTTGGTTGTGACTGTCTCTTCTAAACATTCCAGAGCAGCTGACACTTTGAGCATCATTGCTTTCACATTGTCATATTTGTCTTCTGCCTCACAGAATTTAGTGTAAAAAGGAGAAGGTTCAATTGGTGTGTCCATTGGCATAATATAATGTTGTTAATTGTTGTTAAAATCTAATTATAAGTGAAACTAAGCTGAAGCGCAACTTTTATCCGAAGTTTCTAAATTCAAACCGGTCCTGGCGCTCAGCAGTGTCTGCCGGGCAAAGTCCTAGATCCTCTGCAATCTCTTTGATGTCTAGAAATCGATCCATCATTTCCAGACCGTATGTTCCTAAATTTTCGTGAATGTGTATTTCCAATTGTTCCCAGATGTTTTCGTCCATAATATGTGTTGTTAATATTGTTGTTATGATCTAATTATAAGTGATACTCCGGTAAAGGGCAACTAATCGCTGTCCTTTATAAAATCTGAATATTTGTAATGTTCAACACCACTCACGAGATTTTCGTGCACAATATCAAATATTTCAGATTCAGTATAGCCTGAAAGGTCTTGTTCCAATTTAAGTTCGCGAATTAGTTGTTGTACTAATAATTTTAAGTAATCCATAATATAATGTTGTTAATTGTTGTTATAATATAATTATAAGCTATTTTGAAGGTATCGGCAACTTAATCTTCATCTCGTATCTCGATATCACGATCCACGACAATTCTGTTGCCTGTTTCGTCGTCATAACACAAGCTCCAGCAGCCCTCTCCAGTTAGCTCTATCAAGTAATAATTTTTTGTATTGTCCATAATATAATGTTGTTAATTGTTGTTATAATATAATTATAAGCTATTCTGATGAAATGAGCAACTTAATCTTCATCATATTTCATATCCACATCCAATACAGCACAAATCTGCCATATCATCATCTCTTTCTCTTGATCATCATTCCCATCAGTTGATGTGATGATATCGGCAATCTCTTTCAATTTATTTTCCATCTGAATTGTCGTCCTTTATGAAATCTGAATAGCTGTAATGCTCTATCATACTCTCAACATTTTCCATAACACATTCAAATACATCTTCATCAGACATATCTGAACAGTTGAACTGTTCTTTTTGGAACTCAATAGCTCCCTTAATAAATAATTTTAAATGATCCATAATATAATGTTGTTAATTGTTGTTATAATATAATTATAAGCTCTTTATTATGATCAGGCAACTATTATCCAGGCTTGTTATATATATCTCGGAACAGTCCTCCCCATATCCGTCATATCATGCTGAAAATAAGACTATCCTTATACAGTTACTTTTGAGGCTGTAATAGGAATAGCTATTCCATTTGCGTTTCATTATTGTTCATACCTAATTATAAGATATTCTCACAAAATGAGCAACTTTCTAGATAGGAGGAAGTTTCTACCTATTCAGAAAACAGGAGGAATCTGTAAACCCTTAATATTCAACAACCAAATCCGTTTTCTTCCTAGATGTTGCAATTTTCCTATTCATATCATATCCTTCCAATTGGTCACATCAACAAAAGGCGCGATAATATCAGCCTCCAATATGCTAATCTTCTGATACACACCATTCTCCAGGTGCCCGGCCCCGCAAACCAACGTAGAACACCCGATTCCATTGTTACAATTAGTCACATCAACAAAAGGCGCGATAATATCAGCCTCCAATATGCTAATCTTCTGATACACACCATTCTCCAGGTGCCCGGCCCCGCAAACCAACGTAGAACACCCGATTCCATTGTTAACCAGCTCGTCATCGTGCATGTCTATCATGTGCATGATCACTCTGTTGTGGTCCTTAGTAGGTATGCTCGTGGTGCACAGGCGGTCTCTGAGACACAGATACAATGGAAAGCCAACGTATTCCCCTACTGCTAGGTTCTTGGCATCCCAACTCCAGCTATCACCAGGGGTACCCGGACTAGCGCCTTCTGTATCTTTGTAGTGGTGCAATGGGTCTATGTGTGGATCGTCGGTGTTATCATCGTCTATCATATAATTATATAGGAGATCTCTAGAGAGGGCAACAAATTCGCGACAAATTCTGTTCAGGTCAGTTACCGTCCCCGTTATACTATCAGAGCCCTGTATACCCCGTATATCCTTTGTTCCAATTGTCTCCCAATACCTATCTATACCTTCTTACCTGGAACCCTTTCACTTTTGTTTAAAATACATATGTTTTTGTTCAAATACTATATGTTTTCGTTCGATCGTTCTACGCTATGATAACCTTTGTATAGTATACCCCTATATATAATTAACCGTTTATTATTTCGACTCGGGTCTGTGTCGCTTGTTACTTGTTGTATGATGTGTACGTATAGTCTACACAAGATATATTTGAACCGCTTATTATTTCGAGTCGGGTTTAACCAAATGGGTAACCTTGTTCAAGTAATTCTTGGTATTGTTCATCAGAGTAATAGTCCCAATCCCATCGTGTGCATATCTCTCTCATCACTTCTAAAAAGTAAAACACGTTTGGATGATTGCCGTCAGGATTGCCCATGCTTTTCACCAGGCCTGGATGTTTGTTTATTATGTCAGTTGCTCTGATGTCTGTATTGTTCTTGTGTTCACGGGTCAACATGCCTTCAAATGTATCCGCACGTTCATCATCTTTGAGCCTGAAGCTGGTGATACTCAATTGTCGTTGTGTTGCATTTTGTTGGTTGGTCTCACGCAACCCGGCTTGTGTGAATTGTTTATCACCGGCACGTTTCGGGGTCATCGCTTGATACAACACGAAATCGCTATCGATCAACCGTCGCTTCTGTTCATGCGTGTCTGAGATCACATGATCAACTTGATCACCAAACTGCGGGCTCCTGGGCCATTCATGGACTTGGAAAACATTACAGAACTTCGCATCTGCTTCGGGTTTCAATATTCTGATATACTTGCACAGAGCCATAATCTGACAGTTTCCGAGTGTTGTTATTACCATACGATATTACTTATCGTTCTCTACTTGCCGTTCTCTATTTGCTGTATGATCTTTCTCAACCCACTGCTGCTATAACGATGGCTTCTACTATTGTAAGCTATTTCTATATTATGTTGGGCGCAGAGTTCTTTGCCGCTGAAGTCTACATCTCTATAATCATCTCCAATCACTCGAACATCAGGCTTGTATGTTAATAAGATGTCAAATAGATCGCTTTCTAAATTATAAGGTACAATCTCGTCTACATACTTACATCCAGCTAATTGGATATAACGTTCCACGATTGATTGTACAGGCGCATTTTTCTCTGGTCTTTCCACTTGAGGATCCACATGCAAGCCGCATATCAACCAATCGCAACATTGTTTAGCATCTTTGAGCATTGCAACGTGACCTGCATGTAACAGATCAAATGTGCTGAATGTGACAGCTGTTTTCAATCAGAAAGGACTGCCTAAATCACCGGCAAAGTATTTGTGTCTGTCATCCTCGCCCATGTCAACAAGTGCTTCAAGCACATGAATGTGAGCGTTCAGTTGTTTGTCTGAAAAGCCTTCATATTTGATAGCAATATCGTCCAGGTCTCTTTGCTGGTCCATCATGTTACCAATCTTGATGTCACGATCGTCAAGTTCGTCATCAAAGTCATGTTCTGGTGGATTGTGTTCATCACCTGTCATACGTGCCATGCTGCTGTCTTCGTAACTTTCCCAGATCAATTGATATTCGTTCTTCTTTGCCATACCTTTACTTATTCAGACAGTATGTATTTCTCTATGCCCAACTTGATGTATCAACTCGTAAATGTTCAGCAAGGTCTTTGATTTGACTCTCTCGGTTGAAGTATTCGTAACATCTGGTCATCAATCTAGATAGATCACTTGGCATGAGTCTCATGTTTCTGATGTCATCGTACATTTCGAACACGCTAGCGTTCCAGTTCCAGTCTTCTAATAATTTGTTAATCTTTGTATCGCTCATAATTGTGTTTGTTTGTTAGTTTACTTGAAAAGGGCTCTTGTTATATATCTCTTTGAATTTCAGCTTTTTAATGTCTGTTCTGTGATCTTGTAACACTTTGTCAAATTCAACTTGTGCTTGTTCTAAATCACGTAATGCTTCTTTCACCACCCATCTCACATCATCAAGAGGAGTTTCAGGAGTGTGTTTGTCCAGAAAAGCCAATCGACCTGTAGCGCTACTGATCGCTTTGAGCACGTTGATGCTAGGGTAATTGCTAGGTTTGTCGTTATCTTTGTCGTTCATAATATAATTATAGTGTGTATTGTCAGAATGCGCAACTTGAGTTGAGCGTCAATCCCATTTGTATCCAATGTCCAAGGTTCTGCCGAAATGACTCAGTGAGCTCAATGCATGTTTGACATGAAATTTCAAGTCCATGTCTCGAGAGTCCAGTGCAAACTCTTGCAGGTCTCGCAAGTAAGCGTAACTGTTGTAGTATGCTTCACGCACCTTGCCGCTTGTGAGTTGTTCTTGTGCTCGTTGAGCTGTTGCTGCCTCAACATCCTCCGCAGTCAAGTCATCATCTAAAACTGTTCCATCATTATCTGTATTGTTTGTCATAATTGTATCCTATTTTTTCATTTTCTTCTCTGCGAGAGTCTTTGCCTTTTCTAGTCCAAATTGACCAACCATTCGTTTGAATGCTTCCCAATTCAATCTAGGTTGAGGCAAACTCTTCCAGGTTTTCATTCTCAATTCGGCTTTGTCTTTTGCGTTATCCATAAGTTAATTATAACATATATTCATCAGATCGGCAACTAAAAAGCCCGCCTGCTAACAACAACAGACGGGCTTGGATCATATTATGGATACGAAATTTATGCGTGAGTCAATGAATTACTATCAATTCCTAAAATCCTATCATCAGCGAATTGGACATAGTATCTAGTGAACATACGTGCGTTGACACCTCGTCCTCTAATTGTACCATCAGCTGCACAACTGACTGCGCGTACTTTGGCCACCCATCCTGTTCTCAAATGAACTGGTCCGCTAGCCCAATGAGCTGGATCAGTCACTTTGACCATTGCTCCTGGTTTGAACTTGCACCTCTTGTTGGTCCAATTTGTTTTGATGTTTGCCTTGATGTCTCTTAAGTTTGTTACTTTCATAAATGTTTGTTTGTTAATTGATGTTATGTTTTGATTATAAGTTATTTGATAATGAACGGCAACTTTAGAACCATTTACCTTTCTTGTTTTTCTTCTTGAAGGGGTTTCCAATATCTTTGACTGGATTCACAATAACTTCTTTGATTGGATTCACAATAACTTCTTTGACTGGTTCCACTATTTTATCTTGAACAGGTGCAACAATGTTGTCATTGACAAGATCCTTGGTCACGTCAATTGCTTCTTCAACTGGCTCAACAGTAGCATCGTAAACTGGATCAACGTCAACTGTGACAGTACCTTCAGTCTTCACTCCTACAATCAAAGCGAGATTCACTGAACCTCCAATAGTGATCGGTTTACTATCATCATTCCACTCCGGTACTTGATAACCTCCTCCAATTGTACCACCAGCTTGAGCACCTACACTAACGCTTGTGTTGTTAGTCACTGCGACTCCTAAACTTTTGTTAGTATAATACGTCCTGGTACCTGCTCCTGCTTTAGCTCCAGCAATTGCTCCACCCTCAAACCAACAACCATCCATGCCTACATTAGCTTGTGCTCCTGCCCATGCATACAGTTCGGCATAAGCATATATTTCAGCACCAGCAGCATGATCACCATTCTCGTATTCTAATTTAGCGGCCACTTCTGCGCGTAATTTGGCTTCTGCGACTGCCTCAATATATAAATTGTCTTCTCTGTATTCAACACCATATTTGGCTGATGCACTAGCTTCTGCATTTAACAATGCTTGACCAGTCAGCACCCCACCGTCAGGATCAGTCCATTGACCTTGAGCGTTGACATATATACCAGCGCCTGCTCTGTACTCCCCGTTAAGGCTTGTGTCTGTATTGTCAGCATTGGCTCCCGCTGACGCGTCTGTATTTACATTTGTACTCATGTTATTACTTATTGAGTATATTTGTTAATCAATCTTATGATAGTATATACAATCAATCCATATACTGTGGCTCCAAGAAGCTCTGGTAAGTATGTATATATATGTTCTACGAACTGTATGACTGCTTGAGCGTCACTCTCTGTAATTGTTGGTTGGTTGTTCATATAGTTATGTTCGACTTTGATACCATTCCCATAATATGATCAATACCAAGAATGTACACATACCATATGCAAACACTTCAATCATCATGTGATCAACTGTCGTGTAGAAATTGTTGTGCAGCCAACTGCGCGATGTCAACACCTGGTACATTGACACTAGGTGTGTCTCTGGTGATGATTTTGTACATTTCTCTAACCTCTCTGATTCTCCTGAGGTTTCTCGCGACTGTGCTTTGTTCTGTTACATTCCGTGGCCGGTTTGGCTTGTGTGAATTGTTGTTCATCTCATCCAGGAACAAAAATGCTCCTTCGAGTTGTGCTAATTTCAAACTCATTTCTGCTACAATGTTAGGTGTGTTGTTATTATCGCTCATGATATAATTATAGTATATATTCTCAGCATGTGCAACTATTTCTTAATTATATGAATATCAACTAGTTAGAGGAAACCCACATGTGACTTTTCTCTAAGTAATTAAATGTCAACAGGTTACACAAAAAACCAGCTGGTTTATTTTCTAAATATATACCTATCAACATGATAGAAGATGTTAGCTCCAACAAATTGAAAGGCTATCACACTGGCCCACATGGACCATTGTAACACTTCCGTGAACAGATACATGCATGGGTAACAGACTATAAATCCTGCCTGCCATCTCAGATTGTATTTTAAATATCTTTTGAGCATCGTGTTCGCTTTCTACTAACTTTGTTGTGTCGTTGTTGTTTTGTTTTGATCACTCCTGGCAATGTCAATCGTCTACCATACAGAGCATGATATTGATTGGGTCGATACTTGATAAGCCAATCATTGAACCTCAATTGCTCACGTGTGGTAGATGGTTCTTCAGAATACTCCACACTCAACTGATGATACATGCTCACTTTATGATCTTTATCACTGAACATTCGCTTCCATGTTCTCAATTTGTAATCCTCATCACCAGCCACTCCTCGAAGGTTCACGCTGACATGGTACGATCTCTGAGTCTCTTCAATCAAGAAATCCATCTCGTCGTCAGTCAGTCCTTGCATGTGCTTCACCTTCATCATGTATATGAAACTTTCTTGCCTGTTATGAGGCCATGGCTTGTCCTTGACGAACACAGTGTGCTTCATGGTGCGAGGGTTGTATTGACAACCATCACTCAATTGTATTGTCTGGCTCAATTGCTTGTGGTCTGTGATCCGCCCATCAGTTCTGCAATCTTGCCAACTAGATGTAGATCATCAGCGGTTATAGTGAATGAGTTGGTGAACCAATCACTGATTTTCACCTCTTTGATCATTGTAAGGTATGCATCGTAAGCTTCGTATTCGTCTATCATAATATTGTGTTTGTTGTTATTTGTTAAACTTTAATTATAACGTAAGAAATTATAAAGCGCAACAGTAAATATTTGTATGATACATCATGTAACAATTGAGCAAATAATGTCCTTAATCGTCGTCGCTACTGTTCTGGTCACTTTTTTTTAAAAACCAATCTGACACTAGATCTGGACTGAACACTTCTTGAGCTGTTTCCGGGTGAAAACCAACCGCAACTAACAGTCCCCTGAAGTGTTCGGCTGCTGCTGTCACATCACCTTCTGTAAATTCTACGCTAGCGGTAGTTTGTGTTGTTTCTATCGTTATTTTCATTTTATAAAATCTATGACCATTTGTGCTAATTTATAACTCTTCGCCCCAACGTTCCATTCAGTGATCTGTTCTGGTTCTAATCCATCTTCACCGGCGTAAGTTTTGCATTGTTTGTAATCGTAAATTGTCACAACACCGTAAGTGGTACCTGACCTCTCAACTTCAACATGCCACTCGCTGCTGGTCTTGTACTCATCTGTTCTAATTGTTGGTTCGCCAAAAAGATTGACCAGATTGTGATAACTTGTGGTGATGTAATCTTGTAAAGAGGTTCCGTTCACATGCTTGCTGGCTTTGTGGCAGCTTATAAATGAGAGTCTATCGCTAGTGGTTGTTGAATTGTGTTCCATTGCTATAATATATTTGTTGTTATGTGTTAAACGCAATTTACATATCGCCTTGAGATCTGAACTTGAATACCGGCGTCACGTTTTGTATTTAACTCTTGTGTTATGCTGCTTCTGTCATTTGCATTGTTGACGTATACATTTGTACCGTAATGTGTGATCGCAGTCCACATCACAAAAAAACTATCGCTAGCAGGCTTATGCTCTGATACAAACTTGAATGTATCACCTGATTCTAGAGATTCGATCGTCGATAAGAAGTGCTTTGTTTTAATCATAACTTAATTATATGATCATATAGCACTAAGCGCAACTTAACATGGAAACAATATATCCCATCCTTCGGCAGTGGTACCACTTTGGATCAATTCACGTTGATCAACATCAAGTAATGGAAATATATCTTGAATAAGCTTGTCACGACCATGATCAAGCCATTCTCTCCATTCATTTGCGTATACATTCACATTGCTTATAACTTCAGTCACTGGACACTTTGTTGTTAACTGTATCAATTCATGGGGACCCGTGCGGAGAGTCTCTGTTGCGATGATATGTTTAGTTAGTGACATGTGATAATTACTCGTCAAGAATAAACTTAGCTACAAACCAAGCTGTAAATACCAAAACTGGTGGTGTGAATATCATTATGACAATAAATATCTCTGGCCCTGTCATGTTATTTCCAGTCAAAGCTGATTAACAATTGATCAGGAGCATCTCTGAGTTCTGCTTCTTGAGCAAGATGAAATGTACCATCACCATATCTTCGATCAACTGGAACACCGCTCTTGTTAAACCCCGGACTGATTCCTTTCCATTGATTCTCGAAGCTGCAATCTTTTTTATCTCCGCTGATGAACCGGACTTCGCTATCAAGTGTTGTACCAGTCAGCTGAAGAGCCTCGTCAATCATCGATTGTAAATCCCTTACAGTGATCATATCAATGTGTGATAACGCCTGCTAGATTTTGCTGCATGGTCAACTCCTTAGCATGATCAATACGTTCCACGTGCCTCAACACTGTCTTGAATGCACTTTGTACATCTTCCATAAATTCCGGAGTGGTCATTGCTGGACAAACCCGATTGTCATTTGGGTCATACATGTTGAGTACATCTAAAATTGTACGAAAGTCCTTGTCGGTTAAACCTGTTTTACTACATCTATTCATATCCTTATTGTCTTTTACGTTGTTAATGATTGTCGTTATAATATAATTATAACGGAATATGTGAGTTAAGGCAACTAATTAGTAATCGTCTGAACGATCGATCAACTCAGCATTATACTGATCCTCGAGCTCTTCAACTGCTATACCGTGCATCTTAACTTCACCAAATTTATCAAATTGTTTATATATTGGATCTTGAAAGTCTACTTTCTCTCCGTCAATCTCTAACATGATACAACTAGGATTTTCAATCACGTGTGACTCGTAATCAATACCAGTTGAGGGATCAGCTGGGTTATAATCTGAGCTGTATTCATATGTAGCTTCCGCATACGTCGCATCACCTTCATCACCACATTCAAGTTCCCATACAATATCACCGCTCTTGTCTCTAGATACTGCATTTACTCTGACTGTACTGAAATCAAACTTGGGTCTCAAGGAAGCAGAATATCCCTCCCATATCAATTGACTGTCATCTTTACGTTTCATTTATATTACTTAGGCTCAATTGTTCAATTTATAATGGAATGTAATGGTCTGTGTAACTACTGTTCATATTGAATCGTTTAATTCTGTCCGGATCAGTATGCATCAAGTCTATAATTTTGTTGATATCTTTCTCAGCAACCCATCCGGCCACTTCATGACCATCGTCCTTCCCTCCGACCAGATTGCTCACAGCAATGAGATCACCGCTATCATCATCCATCCACATTGATATCTCGAAAGTGTTCGGTCCGGACAAAGTACCCTTTCCGTATATGATACTCAACGCCATATCATTCACCTTTAATGTGGCGCTTGACACTCCAATGATGTTGGTGTCAAATGTTAGATCGTTTAATACTGTCTTCATGATATGATTATATGAAGTGTCTATACAAAGCGCAACTTAAGAATCCATACGCTGATCGATCAGATCTTCTAACTTATCTTCAGTTAGAGCTTGTTTCAATATATCATTGATCCATTCACTGAGACTACATCCTTGTTCATGAGCATACTTCATATATTTGAATAGCTCCTCATCGCTAAATTCAAGCTCCACATCAACCATCTTAACTTTTGTTATCATGAATGTACCATCTCCTTTATCCGAGAATGACAACTCATCACCTTCCGTCCATCCTAAATTGTTTAATATATCATCTGGAAGCTCGAAGTATAATTCTCCGTCATTTGCTTCTTTAACTTGTAGTGTGTGTTGTTTCATTTTTATGTTTGGTCCATCTGTACCATTTGGGTTTTTGATTGATACGTTCTTGTAGTCGTTCTCTGATTATACTTAAGTCATCATTAGCAGGAATCCAGTCGTTATACAATGCATCCGGCCATTGTTCTCTTTTCCATATCCTGTCAGGGTCCGGTTGCATCCCTCGTTGCTTCATCTCATACACAATAGAGTCATATCTCTTCTCGAGATACAATCCCTTGTTGTAGAAGAATTTAACATGTCCTGTGTTTAAAGTAAATGTGACTGGTAGGTTGTTCAATGTCTTGAGCCAATGAGGGCTCCCTAGGGACCGCTGTAGTGAACTACCCACCATGAACATCTCTCTATACTCAGCTACCAAATGCTGATCCGCGAGCTCTGATGGAGGTACTAGATTGATTCTAGTCATTAGCTGGATCTTAGCAGATCCTTATACTTGTTGTACCAATAACTGCTATTGTCTCTGAGAGACTCATTGGCTTTTCGTACATATTCGAGTGTGTCTTGAGCATGCTGAGATATATTATCAACAACAGGACTATGCTCACCTTTCTCTCTCAAGCGATTATAAGCATCTAACATGTCGGTAACCATATTGATTGTCACATCAATGTATGGACAAGTGTTAGGTGGAAAGCCAGGAGCGTTATGTTTGGCTCTCATCCTGATTGACTCAACCTCTTTACGTTTGAGTTTACCGGTGGTCTTTTTAAGTTGTTTTTTGATTCTATTCTTAGTTATCATAGGTTCTGTTGTTATGTTGATTGTGTATGGTCCTGCAGGGTATGGAGCACTCATGAGTTTATGATGATCAGAGTGGCTATCAATGTGCCGGTCAGGATGACGTAAGCGGTGATTTGTAGTATAAATTTGCTGTTAAGCTTCTGCATATCGTAAGTTGATGCGATGCTTTTGTTTGCGATCAATTTCTTTTAATCGGTTGCGGTGAGGCCGGCTCTTTGTAAAAAGTATTTTTTGTCTGATTTTCATAATATGTATTGTTGTTATATATTAATTATAGTCGATCATGCGCGGAAGTGCAACTTCTGAGGTAATCTTTGGGTGCGCGACTAAATAATTATATGAAGAAGGAATATAAACCAAAGCCATTTACTCAAGATCTAGCGCAAGAAACATTCAAACATATGTACGCTGAGCTTGATGATAAGAGAACCCTATGCAATGTGATTAAACAAGCATTCAGATGCGTACAAGAGGACAGTTACAACCTCAAAGCTGCTCAGGAGTTGATGTTGGAGGCTTTGTGGATGGGCAAGAGAATGCATGCTAAACTATATTCTGAATCACAAGTAGAATTTAACGAGGAGTTAGTTGATCATAGTGACGATCATGAATTTATTATCGATTGGAATAACATGGATGGTCGTAATGTCGCTAACGGTAATTGGGATTGAAATTTACAGCTATAATCTCTCCTCGTGAGATGATACTAGATCATCTGTACAATGAGTTGGATAAATCTATGATTGGTTATCTTGTCAATGGTAATCCTGTTCAGAGAAGATTCACATTATTAAATATAGCGAACTATACATACATGAAAATGTCTGAGAGTGACCGTGAGGCATTGCTTGACACGATCATGTATTAACCTCAAAGTCAATTGTTGTTCCATGTGGTCACCTTCAAGGGTAATGATATTGCTGCAAAGTTGACTTGACATTGATCAAGTTGGTTCAATTTGTCTCGATTTTTGTTGAGATAAGTTATCATTGTGCTCTTCGATTTGAAATTGATACATTCCTTTTTTCCAGAGTTCTTGAGAGTTATGTTGTACTGAAACTTCTTCACTCTTAGTTGGTGGAGTTGTCTGAAGAATTAGATAAAACGTGCCAGGTGCTCGGATCAAAGATAAAGAATGTAGAGCTAGCGTGTGCAGTTGCTGCTGTGATGAGTAATATTGCTGTGATTGTGATTATTTTTTTCATGTTAGTGGTGTTAGTGTTATTAGTAAATTTTTTCAGCGTCGCAGAGGTAACATGGCCCGTGACCTTTCTCTGGACAAGAATGTGTCACGTTGACATATTCATTTGATTTGCAACTGATTGCGGTGAGAGTCAATATCAATGTCAGTACGAGTTTCATGTTATTAAACGTAAGATTCTTCGTCACATTCATCTTCATATGAATCATAATCATCCTCGCAACATTCGCCAGTTGGAATAGCGATCAAAGGACCATCACCGCTGAAATGCATGTCACCTTCCGATGTAACAAGTTTACCATTACAGATATCAGCCGGTAAAACATGACCTAAACTTGGATTGGTTCCGCTATCAGAATCTTTACGCCACTCATTGACCAACGTCATAGGAATAGCTGCTAGCATCCCGGCGTCAACACCCAAACTAGCGACTGTGTTGCCATCAACCTCCAAGCTGTAACTACCATCACCGAAAGCTGTGCTCCAGCAATACCATCCGATTCCAGTAGCTTCATCATGAACCTCTCCGATGTAGTGATGACCTGGTTCTGCTTTCTTCTCGTAAGCGAACATTGTGTCACAAAAATGACTCCATTGATCATCCGGCACAACATAGCATGGATCACCGAACCATACTCCATCCTTGTGATCTTTAAAGTCTAAGTTGTTATCTTGTAATTTTTTGTATTCCATATCGTGTCTAGTGTTGTTAATCTTTGTTATACCTTAATTATAAGGTATTTCGCTAAGAAGCGCAACTACGAAAAATGTAACCGACCAGGTTTGCCATCTGTATATACAGCCATCAGAGTCTCAGTTGATACTCTAATTGTGTCGCTGAGATGATCAATAAACTCCACATCAGGTGCATCTTCACCAGTCCCGAGCGGGTCCTTCTCGCATTCATGCTCCAGTATCTGTATCAGTTCGTTCAGCATGACGTTATGATCCTCTATCAACTTGAGTGCCTTGTTATAAGCTCCGCTGATATTGCTGTGTCTTCTCAATCTGTTTATATCCCCTATGTCCATTTTCTATTCCTCCTGTGATTTAATATATGTCTGTAAGGAGTCAATCAGAGCCTCTCTTGGTTCTAATTCTCCTGAACTGTCTGTTACTTCGTATGCAGCCTCGTTGTGCATCACTATCAAATATCCGTTTTCTAATATAGTGTTTACTATCTCTTGATCTGTCATGATATAATTATATGATCTAAACCTCGTTAGTGCAACTCATGAGTCTTGTCCACATCGTCTCATATTCACTCTCATCCTTGTATCCGTTCTGTTCTAAACTTGCCAACCATTCACTCCGCCAGGTGTCCTCTTGGTCTTCATCGCGAAGCATTTGCAATTCACGATGATATCTCTCACGTAATATGTCTGGGTTGTTGGCCAGATAATCATCCACTTGTTGTGTCGAACTATACATCGTCGCCTTTCTTCACAAACTCACAATTGTTATACTCCATCCACATGCGTTCATGTCTGACTCTGTTCATGTCGATAATTCCAATCAATATGTTCATCAGTTGATCTTCAGTTGCTGGTGTGGGAGAGTCTCCAATCTTGTACAGTAACGTTTCTAAATCTTCAGTTGTGGTACACATACCAGTCATAGCATCTTCTAATTTTGTCATACTTATTATTATAAGGGGGTTATTATATTCAGGCAACTCCGAAATGGTCACATAAATCCGTGAAGTATTTCAGTTCGTATTGAACGCGGTCATCTGCTGATTTGTTTTTCAGATGGAATATCAAGCTGCACATTTGATCACTCACTTCACTCATGAGCTCTATACTAGCAACGTCTCCTAGCTCTCCAGTGGCTAATATAGTGATCCATGCATCAGAGGAGAACCATTTGTCAAGTAGATCATTGGCTAGATGACAGTTCTCATCATCTCTCCATTCATCCTCTTGATCATAACAATCGTCCATTTAAAATGACATGTCTGTATCAGTTTCATCATAATGACCCTTGCGTATGAGCAATTTCATGTCTCTTATTGTTTTCATTTGAATCTGAAACATGATATCCTGGTCATATCTAGGCCATCCTTCACTCTCAGCAACCGTTTGCTTGTGTTCTAGGTCTACTAACTTCTTGTTTAACAACTCATGAGCATGCAATGTGCCGGCTGTGAAGCCTCTATCATAACCCTTGCTCTCAGCTATCTCTCTAATCATCTCCTCATGCATCACAAATCTTCTTTCATTTTCTTGGCTGTTTCAGCTGATTTGATATCTTGTTCAAGTTCATGACCAGTTACCATGTCATCAACATTAACATTCATTATCTTGCTAGCGTGATCTAGCACAGTACATACATGATTGAAGTACATCGAATCCATACCAACATCACCGTGAAGTTGAGGAAAAGCCTTTACAAATTGTTCCTTGCGAGTTGTGATAGCTTCTACTATCTGTTGATCTGTCATGAGTGTCACGCGTCTTGTTGATAGTATATACCCTCAAAACACACCAATTGTCTGCAGGGTTCACGTTCTGCTGGCTTGGCTCCTGGCATGCCAACAAAATCACGATCATAAGCAACTGCAGTGCCTACCTCTACTGGTTGATCGTTGTGTTCATATCGAAACTGGTTGATAGTATATACCCTCAAAGCATACCAACTGTCTGCAGGGTTCACGTTCTGCTGGCTTGGCTCCTGGCATGCCAGCAAAATCACGATCATAAGCAACTGCAGTGCCTACCTCTACTGGTTGATCGTTGTGTTCATATCGAAACTGTTCAGCTTCTTCGAATGTGTCTACTGTGTAGATATCTTTGTAATTCATAATTATTGATTGATTAATTTTCCCTTGTCCATAAATTATATACTATTGATGATATTGATGCAACTAATATTATAACACTCAAGTAAAACATAGGATCATCCCATGGTATTGGTGCCATTGACAGGTCAAATATAGAGAGGTCTTTGGTGCTGTTACTCTCTATCATGTTTTCATCTCTGATTAACACAGCTAACTCTAGATCACCCATCCTCGTACTTAAATTTGATCCATCGTTGCTCAGCTGCATGTTGTTCGTTTGTACATCTGATCATGGTGTTTGTGAATTTCAATGCTCGCTGAATATCATGGCGATTAGGCAATTGATCGAATGACAGTCTGTGATCTGCTCTTTCAAGTACAGCTTGAATAGAGCTCAAGAATTCGATTTTTGAGTCGTGAGTCATATTAAACGTGCGCTGTGTTCTTACCACCGGCTTTCTTAACTGCACTACGTCCAAACCTTCCCGGTTGATAACCTTTCCAGTTACTGTAAGCTGCTGCATCCATAACTTGAATACTACCAGCATCCTTCTGGTCATATATCATCACGCCTCTGTACGGTACAACCTCTGGCTTGAACTTGGGAGGTAACTTTCCTAATATGTCGTTAATTGTGTCTTGTGTGCTCATGATATGATTATAACATATCGAGCATTATCAGGCAACTATTTGCTCTTACCGAACTGAATTATTCTTTTCTCACCAGGTATCACCTCAGTACGTTTGTACACATCTGGGTCTCCATCACGTACTGGAACGATCTTGGTCTTTGGTTTTGGAGTTTCTACTATCATCTTAGGTTTCACAACAGGCTTGGATTTTAACACCAACATGTTGTAGCCTATGATCAGACATATAGCTAATGGATCAAACACAATAACTATAACAAATATAAACCATTTAACAGCCGTGTCTATAGGAACACCAAATGACTCAGAGATGAATTTGAAGCTACCTATGTCTGTCTGACTGATATCAGATTTGTATTGAATGATCTGATTGTCGTTCTCTTTGATCTGATTGTATAAATTGTCAATGTCTGATGATATATCTTTGTTGTTTGTGTTGTTGTCAGAGAGAGAATCCACCTTGGTTATAAATGTATCATATTCCTTTGTGACTCTCTCAGCGATAACTGCTAATTCTTTTGCGATGATCGTTCTTTCAGACTGTTGTTGTGACTTCAACTCTTCAACCTTTTTCTTTTTGCTACTGAACAACCCACCTGGCTTTGATTGTAATGCATCTAGCTCTTCATCTAGTGTCACTAGCTTGTTGTTTAACTGTGCATTACGTGTGTTGCTCTGTGTTACAAAGTCATCGTATATCTTTTTATATGTGTCCCTAGAATCAGTGTCTGCTAGCTTGTCTGACTTGGTGCTGGTTTGTAACCTTTCGATCTGATCACGTGCGTTGACTGTTTGTGATTCAAGTGACACAATCTTGGTACTGTAATGTTCGATCTTAGTCTTTGTGTCTTGATAAGCGTCTGACAAGAACCCAAATATACCTAACGATGTGATGAATATCAACAAGCCACATGCTAACGTTAAATATGTCTTGTACAAGAACCTCATCACATGCCACTGCCGATACAGAAGACTCACAGCAAATAGCTTTCCTATCTCCAGACTGCTTGCCATGATAACAACAGGTAGAAAGCTACCAGCAAACAACAATCCAATACCTTTCACGGAAAAATATGCAGCACATCCTGCTATGAAAATACTAACGCAGAATAAAAGAAAGGGGAATAACTTGTTCATATGATTATTTATCCTCGCGGATGATCTTTTGCTTGTACTTTGTAATAAGCGCACTCAAACAATTGATAGCTAATTGTGTGTTTTTCTCTCTGAGATGTTCAACTGGATATGCTTCCTCTAGCTCCATTATTTTCTCAGACAATATGATGATCTTGGCTAGCATTATGTCGTTATGTTGTGCTACCTCATCATCCATACAATTATTTATTGTATCATAACTTGATATATCTCAAAGTGGTACGGTTCATGGCTAACGCTTTATTCAATGTATGTGCTTCATGCTCTGATAACATCATGATCGGTGACCTGTACAGTTTATTCGCTGGTTTGCTCCAATCGATCTGCATGTATTTATTGAGAGTTGTATTGTATACTTCTTGCATGATATAATTATAGTATACACCCGCTCGGATGTCCACAAAAAAACATCAGTTGATGTGTAACACGACGTGGATATAATTAGTAATTGGGTCCCGCGGGTTGTGACATACAACTGATGTTTTTAAGGTGAGGGGGCGCCCGCTACGCAGTTACCACCCTATAAAATGGTTGGGGAGAGGCTACTCTTCAGCCTTCTCTCAACACGTCTCTAGTTACCGCCAGAATGTCTCTGCAACTTGATGGCCGATTAAGCCGCTCGCAATCACTTGATCGTTGAGCCTCTACTACAGAGATCTTGTTCGCACTACGCTCCTAGATTCGTTGTTATGCGACTAAGGAAGGCCTTGAATTTTACTTCTCACCTCCAGGAGACATACCTATAGTTTAAGTATAGGGGTTGGCAGACGTGTACCACATGGCGAGTTGTTAGCTCGATAGACTTTCCTTGGTCTAGCCTCAATCACTTGATCGTTGACCCCTTGCCGCAGCAAGGACATGTGTGCCAGTGTCGCTAAGGTAGCGACTTCTACTGGCGTCCCACCATGACGACCGTCGAAGTCATGGTATTAAAATTTAAATGTAAAAGAACGATTTGCCGACTCATCGGCGGTATATTTATATTATAGTGACTATCGCCACTGTAGGCAACTATTGTTTTTCTTTCTCTTCTTCTGGTACAATGTAGCTAGCGATTGTGGTTAACACATCCTCCAACTTGAGGACAGAGTCAGCTAGACTGTTGATTGTGTCTTCTAAGATCTGCACTCTACTCTCAAGTTCGATGATTTTACTGCTAGTTGGATCGTGACTCATTATCGTGACCTGGTGCGTGAGTGATAATTACGATTGTGATTATGAACGCGACGACGATTCCGGTTTTTGTAATGATGCTCAATCAATAGAGACACTTCATCACGATGCATGTTACGCTTGGTGATAATCTTAGGCGTCTCAGCATTTCTACCTGACGTGTCTGTGATCTCAATCAAGAAGTTCTCAACACCATCAGCTTGTTGTCCGGTGTTACCACCAGTCACTGTGATGTTGTAGCCTGAACTCAATGTACCTTGAGCAATACATCCTGTGTTGGGTACCACCATTGGGTGAAATACGAGATTAGCGAAAGAGGCGATTTGATCCTGATTTTTGTTCATAGTGTGTTTGTTAGGTGTCTAGTTATTAATGCTAAGTCTTCAATCTCTTTATTGAATCTTGTTAAATTGTGTGTTGTTGCGTAGAAGATGGCTGACTTGAATCGTAACAACACGTCGTTCATCAACTCATCGCTAGGTTTGTCATCATTCTTCACAGCGTCATCGCAAATGGCATCCCATAGATCACCAGCGAAGAAATCAGTTACATCTGTCCAGTTTTGGTCGTCTTCATTCATGTGTTGTGTTATTTAGCGATTACTACGAAGGCGTCTAAGACGAACTCTAAGATGGCCCACCCGATAAACATGCAAAGCCCGCCGACTGCCATAACTCTGGCTTGAGCTGGGAAGAGAAAAAACCCTCCGATTAACATGCAGCTCGCGATGAATATCGCTAAGACTACACCCATTGATCCTATTTCTATTTCTGGTGGCATAATATGTAATTATTTAATGTTATTGTCGTTGTTAAAATTTAATTATAATCTATTCTAGCTGATCAGGCAACTAATAGATGTTCAACCGCTACTCGTTTGGCTCGAGCCTGCATGCCTGATCCTAGATTGCTGATAAACTTACGGGCAGACGGGTTCTTGCTACTCTTGGCATGGTGATCAAGATACTCTGTGACTGCATTCATCATGTCATAGCGTGTCTTCCCTTCATTTCCCATACCCTCTTTGAAGAGATGAATAAGATCATCCACTCGATTGTTCATCATGGTCTTGCTTCTGTCTGATTTCAATTTAGCAGCCTTCTTGACAGTCTCTTTGTCTCGGAAATCATTGAAGAAGTTCTGAGCGAATGATTTAGCCTGTCCTTCGCTCATGTTCACCTTGTACAATTTACTTGCGATATGTTGAAACTCTTTGATCTGTCCTACACTCCTGCTGAACGCATCACGAGCCTGAGTCAAGTTGTCCTCCCATGTGGTTGAATGTCTCACACCGAATCCTCTGTCCTTGCTAGCAGCAGACAATGAGGCCATCATGTTGTTACAGATGATTCTGTTGTTGTATGACAGGAATGAGTTGCGTCTCATACCATCATGATACACTATCATGACCACTCGTTGCTCAAATTTATCATCCTTGTTGTTCGCAGCCTTAAAGTTCTCTGGAAGTTTAGCACTCACCCAACAGGTCTTTCCGTGATTAACAATTCCGGCGGATTCATAAACCGCCCCGGCGTCTTTGACTGTCTCATCAAATGGCGCGAACATGTCTTCATTGTCAACGATGTTGTAACGATCACTACATGTACCTAACACGAAATGATTGTCCTCACGACGCAACAGATACTTACCAGACACTTCATCACCTTCAGGTGTGTGCATTGGTACTTTCTCCATTTTGAAGTTGAGTTGGCTCCTCTCAAGGACGTTACTAAAGTCGATTTCACCGGTCAAGTCTGTGCCGGTTTTCTTATCTAAGCTGGTTAATTGACTGATCATATTTATATTATAATGTATATTGTATTGATGGGCAACTATTACATGCCCCATTCGTTAGTTACTTTAAGTTCGAACTTGGTCATCACCACATCATCTGACACTCGATCAGTGTGAGAGCAAGTGTATCCCCATGGTTCCAATCGTGTCAACATATATGAAAGGTATCTTTCTCTATGTTTGACTAGATATGAGTACTCTTTCTCGATTATAACCTCCATCAGACTGATGCTAAATTCTTCTAATATCGACCTGACCGGCTTCCGTACCATTTAGTCAACAGTTGCTTCAGCGAAAGCTTCTGCTTGAGTCTTTACCAAGATTGTCTCATAATGCGATATCATGTGTTCTAAAGCATCCTCCACAAACTCACGTTGACTCATGGAGCTAGCCTCCACTACATTTTTCAATCGCTCCTTGAAGGAACTGTTGACTATCAACGAGAAGTAACGATCATGTGTCTTCTTGACGTTTTTTCTTCTCAAGCCATTGAACAAAGACTCATCTGCATCTACTTTCTTGATAGCTTCAATTGCTGGTTGGTCAAGTTTAGTGTGTGACCATCCTCGAGTACCGGACCGCTCAACAGTCAATCCGAATCGCTCGGCAGCTGTCTTGAACTTCTTATTATGGTACTGACCTCCACTGCAATCACTCACCTTCTCCACACATGCGTTCCACAGATGAGCCATCTCATGTAACAATGTTTCTAACAAGCATGAGGCACCTCTAGAGAGATATTCAGCACTCAAATTGATCTCAGGAACACTGTCACCTACTAAGTTGTCTTTCCAGAAACCATTTCCAAACCACCCGTAGGCATTGCGACGACCACTCTCTTGAATGGTTATGACTACATTGGGTAGTTTGTTCTCTGCGAACGTCGCGTTAAAAATGTCAAATGCACGATACAGCTCAGAATACAATTGCTGGCTTCGTGATGCGGGACTAGAGACATACCTTCCGGTTTTTTGATCTCTATATTTGGTTTTCTGTTTCATGTCTTTATTATATACTATTGAATTGTGTTGTGCAACTTAAAGTTTAATATCCCCAATCGAATCCATCACGTCGGAATAGATTGATCTTACCATCATGAGATTTATACTCCTTGATGTATTGCTTTGCGTTATTCTCTTTTGCTTTAGTGTGTCGCTTGAGCACTCTGTCTCTCTCAGCATCTCTTTTCTTCATTACCTTGGGGTCGTCATATTGATTACCCAGGCGATACTCTTGGGAACCACAGGACGATAGAAACAATACAGAAGTTATTAATAGTGCTTTCATTTTGTCATGATATAGCAATCCTCTTTGCTTTTGTCAATTCCAAGGCATGGATAAATCTTACGGTCATCTCCTAGAACAGTATATGTTGCATGACCGTTATTCTCGAACGTAAGCTCCGTTACTGTTCCCTTGCGGTAAGACCCGGCATGATAAAACCACACCCTGTCTTTGATCTTTCTTTTGTGTCTCTTAGGAAATGTCTTTTTCTTCATGTCCTGGTAATTCTCTAGCGTATGATTCTATCAAAGCTATACATGATTGAGCTAGCGCTTCAACTGACGGTGCCATGATATCAACTGGCTTGGGTTTGCCATTCTTTCCTGGTTTGCTTATCTCTAGTCTCTCTTTGCTCAACTCGATCAAGTTCCTGATTGCGATTGATTGCTTGAGTGTTGGAGATGTATCAGACATCATGACGTCATTTATACCGAATGGGTGTCGGCAGCTAAACCAAAACGCTTTCATTTCATCCTTGAACCAGCTCATCTCTTTTTGTATCGATTCCTCTTGATGTTGTTAGCTACAAATTCTTCTGCCATTTTGACTCTCTTCTCGAGAGACTTGCCTCGAGGCCATCCCTTGGTGAATATTATACTCTCCAAGCCTGTACTGATCATATTCTCGTACTCGAATACATCCTTCTTCTTTATCAAGAGTATGGTGATCCCGTCATCAAAATGAACTGAGTAACGTGCAGCTAGTTCTCCTCCTCCGTTGTATAATGAGCTTATAATCTTCATAGAAGCCAGCTGGCGATAAATCCTAGTGTTTTCATAAATTTTAGTTCTGGTAATTGAGCGAACTTATAGAAACGCTTCCACCAACTCTTGCTAAATACCCAGTCTCGAGATTTGATGTACTGTGTTCTTATTAGCCTCATAATACAATTATAATGTCAGGTGATGTGATGCGCAACTACTTAAGCTCCCATGGGAACACGATCCATTGATCATCCTCCACACACTTGTAATAGTAGTCTGGTGTGAATGATGTTCCTCGTTTGGTGAATATTGATGCAGTTTGAATAGGGTTACCGAAAGCCTCTTTCACATGGTTCACAACATGTCTCAATGTATTGCCTTTATCAGATATATCATCCACAATAAGAACTGGTTGTCCTTTGGAGAGACCCGGGCAATTGATAGGTAAGCGTTGATATGTACGTATGCTGCTTTGTATGTCTTCTACATATCCGTTACTGGTGTCGTAACTCGCAACTCCCATGCTATAAACTTCTCTGACACCCATCAGGTTTGCGAAGGTTACAGCTGGTACCCATCCACCTCGGCTCAATCCGATGATCACTTGCGGTGGTGGAGGATGATATGTCTTGACTATCTCTCTGCAAGCACGTTCTATGTATCTCCAGCTATAATGCTTCTTTTTACTCGTCCACTTGCGAATCCAGCTCATCGTTTAATTCAGTAAGGTTTTCGATTGCGTCATTGAGACTTTCGAGAGTATCACCAGGTTCGATTGTGCAAGCATAAGCGTCGAGCGAGTATTCAAGTTTTTTGTATAAGTCATCTAATGTTGTTATATACTTCGCAAGATCTTTAGGCATAAACTTATTTATGCTCCTCCTGATCCAAAGTCGAGAAAAGTTCCAATTGATCTTTATTTTCTGTATTCAATGTTACGTTAGTGTCCCATATCTCTGTAACAATCTCATTAGCTAACTCTTCTTGAGCTCTGGAGCTACTCAGATTCACTTGACCTTCGTACTTGTCACTGAACCGCTTGATAGTGGTTGTAATTTTGTTTTTAATATCGTTTAACATAAAGTTATTTGTTTTGCGCGGCGAAAGCTAGGATGTTATCTTCTCTTGACTCAAGCTCTTCAGCTGATAAAGTCCATACACCAGCAGTACCACGACCGTCTTTATTAGCTTTACCAATAGTAACTAACTCTCTTAACAAGTTATAAGCACGATTCACGTTATCTTCTAGAAGTTTAGAAGCCTCGCTGATGTTGATACCGGTTGGTGACTTGCTCATAGCGTCAAGTAACGCTTCACGGTCAGCAGCTTTACGGTCAGCCTTACTACTAACTTTAGTAGTGCTTTCCTCATCACGGATAACAACCGCATCGAAGTCATAACCGTGAGGACCGATGACAGTCTCAAGCTCATTACAAGGACCGAATCGATTCTTCTCAAAATACACAACCCGGGCACCGTCATTGTCAACATCGTCGATACGATCGATCTTGAGGTTAGAGTCAACAGTATGAGGAACAATTGTACCACCCTTGAGCTCACCACTCTTGGTCAAGTGCATGATGAATACTACAGTACATTCTGTATCTTTAGCGCGCTTAGTCAAAGTCTGTACAGCATATTTCTCAAGCTGACGACTGTTCATTTTAGTCTTGCTAGTAAGAGCTTGAAATGAATCGATAACAATAAAGTCAAGATCAGTCATGTACTCACAAATCTCATCAATATCAGTCATGTTGGCGATTTGTACTCTCTTAGCATTAACTCGATTAGCAGTAAATGCTAACTGATAAATGCTCTCTTCACCAGAGAAATAACCAGTCTTGTAACCGTTACGATCCATGCCGTCTAACAACTGCAACATGAATGTAGTCTTACCACAACCAGCTTTCGCAGTCAAAGTCAAAGCACTACCAGGTAGAATGCCTTCATCGAACAACGCATCAATCTTCGTGATGCCAGTTTTGAGGCGACGATTAAAGATGTCAGGGATAGTGATATCACATACCCTGGTGAGTTTGGTTGTTGTTAAGTCTAGATCCATTTTATTATATGTTAGGTGTTGTTATCTTGTTATACTATAATTATAACGTATTTGAGTAGTATGCGCAACTTTATTATTTGTCATCTGCTGTGTCTGGTTCGCAGCATTCTTCTGCGAAATAGGTGCTTTTGATCTCAGTGGAAAGTTTCTGTTCATTTGACTGGCGAATCGCGCCCATCATGACTTCGCTCTGTTCCCTATGAATATAATCATCAGTCCCTTTGCTGAATATGTCATCAAAATTGTCTCCATATTGCGTTATGTTGTAAGGTCTTGGTTTGCTTCCTTTGCTCATATGTATATTATAACCTCACTCTTCAGAATGTTCAACTTCTTTCTCCTGTTGTATCAACTCGCGAGACACTTTCTCGGCTCTGACTACAATTTCTGGATGTGCATCATCGATCCACCAGTCAACAATTTGTCTCTTGTATAAAGCGATCTTGTCATCCTCAGTGAAATCTATAGTGTATTTGTTTATTTTGACCTCGTCCATATATAAATAATAACATAATGAAGACGTTTAAGCAACATTTTAGTTCAGTATTAGCAGAAATGACCCGTCCAGGTCTAGCCAGATACTTCAAGACATCAGAGAGAACAGGAGAGACTAAGTTTAAGAGTCGTCAATACGAAGATGATACTAATGATCTTCTACGCAGAGCACAACGCACAGTGAGCAAGCTCGATCAAGGAGACAAGGAGTCCATAAGGAGTGAGATAGCTGAACTGTTGTTCAAGATCGACATGATGTATGATGCATCAGGTGACGAGAGAACTGATGCAAAAGGTGACCTAGCTCGTAAGCGTACAGAAATCATCAAGAGAGCCAGACAAATGAACGCCATGCCCACTTACGGAGAGGCAGTTCAATTTGCTAGAGATTTAAAGATAATACTGAGAGGTTAATGAACCTCGTTATTGACGGTAACTTGGTTTACCCTCCTAGCGAACTGTCTTGTATTAGAGACATAACATTGTATAGCTCTATCTACAGTGACCTCACAATCGTTGTTCAGATTTGGCCTGAGTTGAAAGATGATGTCTGGTTCAGATTGAAAGCAGCTGGAGCCATGGATTATGTGTATGAGATAACTGATCCGGAGATCGATGGTATTGTCATAAGCGATGCTAAAGGTAGTAACATCAGAGTTGATGAGATAACATGTGACAATTTAAACAGTATTCTCAATCGATTGAGACCCTGGATTGATCTACCTATTTAGTGTTGCTTTTCTTTTCAGCTACATTCTTACGACTCTTGCGTACCTGCTCCATATACTCGCGATGCTTCTCTAGTCGCTTCTGAGCTTCATTAGCTTTATCCCAGGCAGCCATTACTGATGGATCCTTGATAGGTGATTTATCAGAGCCGTACAATGTATGCTTCTCGTCTTTGACAGCCTTGTTAGCATCTCCATCCAATTGTTGTAATTTATCAATTGCCTCGTAGTTGTAAGGCATCCCGGACGGTCGATGTTTAGGTGAAGATGGTGAAGACGACATTCCGTTGTCTAACTTATAAACATAAAACATACCATTACCTACCTTCTTGATACCTGGTCGATTTTGCGACAGATCCTTTGGTGCTTGTAACTTCTTTAAGAAATTACCAATCATGCTCTCACCGTTAGTTGTGATTGGTAATAACAATGTTATTAATGTCAAGGTGCGTATGTATTTGTTCATGTCAGTATTCAGTTTGATATTAGTCCTCACGACGTCTTGGCAACACTTCAATCCGATCCATCTTACCGAGAGCTCGTTCATATCTCTTCTCGTAATCGATGATCGCATTTGCTCGACTAGCGGCTTCCATATTTTCAGCTTGCGTTCTAGCAACATCAGCTTCTGCTTGCAATGTTCTTTCTCTGGCTGCTAGCACATCAAACTCATCAATCGATTGACCGAACATGATACTCTCACGAGACACATATCGACTGCTCTCACGACGTTTGATGTTTCTGTCTAGGTCACGATCGCGGGCCTGCTCACGAGCTTCTAAAATCTCATTGCGTTCAGCGATGATGTTCTTAGCATCCCGACCAGTCGCGTAGTCTCCGGTGCTAGGGTCATAAACAATGGTCTTCGATCGACATCCTACATTGAAGAGGATGGTCAGTGTTGCAGCGAGTTTCACTAATTTTAGTTTGTTTTTCATAATCTTGTTTAATATGGTTATCGTTGGCGTATATCTAAGTATACGTCTATTTTCTCAAAGCGCAACTTATTTAAATATGCATCCGCTTTGTGATCGTCACTCCAGTCTGAACATACAAGAACGCTAGCGATCAACGCTAACGTTCCTAGTACGGCATATAAAGTGATACCTTTGTTGTTTTTGTTCATTCTATAATTATAGAGATATAATCATAGACAGGCAACTAATTATCAATCATCCCATGGATCATCATCAATCTCTTGATTACAATCAAGTGAATCCTCTACTGAGAAACTCACTTCATTAGAATGTGCTCCTGAGTTGATGATATTAGTAAAAATCTCCAGCTCATCACTAGTGAGATACAACGCGCCTGTATTGTTTCCATCAATTTCTAATACTGCATGCACTGAACCAGATTCAGCTCGCGAGGCGATCAGTAGCTTCAATGCTTGCATCATTATGCGGGTGCAGGAGCCGGGGCGTCCTCACTCGTAACTTGAGCCTGCTCAGCATCTGCTTGAGCTTTTTCAGCCTGTTGTACCGCTTCAACGAATGCAGTCTTGATCTCCTTGATCTTCTCTTCATCAGCGTCACTCACGATAGTGTCAGCATCTCTCAGAGATACTTGCTGTACTAATGTTACAACCTGATTCAATGTGATATTGTTCAGAATGTTATTTGCTACGAAATTGACAAGTTCTTGCTTGTTCTCGATCTCGGGCTTTGCGTTAGATTTTGTGTCTTTACTCGTACTTTTTTTCTTGGCCATATAATTATATATTATGTTTAAGGGTTAAATCAACTGATTCTAGTCTTTTTCAACTAGATATGTTCCTAAATTCTCTGACAAAACTTCGCATGCAGCAATGATAGAAGCTTTGATCTCAGGATCTTCCTCACCTATGCTAGTCTCATATACATCTAGTATGAAATCGTGAGTGATTTCTTGCTTCACCTCTCCTGTATCCATGTCGTGTGTCTCTTTATTGTTTTTGTTACTCATAGTTCTTCAGTTAGAGTCTCGATCTTTTGTTCGATCTTCTCTATCTTAATATCTAGTATAGATACTTTGCTAGCCAATTTCAACCTTTTTTGTTGAACATCGATAGCATCCACATGAACATCAGTGATAGCTTCTATGTTATCAATTTTTGTTCCTAATTTATTCTTGTCAATTGCTTCTAGTTTAGCCAATTGCACTCTGAGAGACTTCTCTTTGGTTAACTGAGTCAACATCTCTCTGTTGGTACGTGAGCGCTCTCTCTGCAGATCGTCTCGATCTTCCTCTAGCTTGCTGATCTCATGAATCTTTTTAGTATCATCCAGATCATCACTCAAATCATCCACCTTTCCTCTGTCCTTAGCGTTTACTTGTGCGTACAGTGCGTCAGTACTTGAGGAACTAGATCCTGTAGGTATCATACTCTTAGCACGGTCAAATGCATTGTTCATTGAGGATGTACATCCAATGTTCAGTGACATTGCTGCAGCTAGAAGGGAGTATATATAGATCTTGGTCTTTCTCATGGTAGTAATAATATTGGTTTACGAATAATCTTGATTCGCTAATTATACTATGATCTATACTTAACGGCAACTTCTTATCGATACTTGCTCATGTCGATACCCTGAGCGAGGGCTTTTGCTCGTGCAAAACCAGTCAACTTGTCCGGATCTGGTGCTACTCTGTCTGGTTCATCCTGGTGTTCCTCTGGATCTCCTTCGACTTCAGCCTTTTTGACCAGGTCCCCTACTTTAGCCTTGGCTTGTTTCTCGATGTTGCGGTATCTTTCTGCACTCATTGGTGGTTTGCCTGTGGTGAATGCACCAATTGCTTCAAAATATCGTTTGATATCATCTAAATTGTACTCATCTCCTGCCATTCTGCTCTCTAGTTGTGCTAGTTCTCTAATTGACAGGTCGGCTAGTTCTTTTTTGCTCATTGGTCTTCCAGCTTCATCAGCATCGTCCCATTGAACCAGCACTCGTTCAGCAGCTTGTTCCATTGCTTGGAGTTTTCTGTTCTTGGTGTCTCTGAATTCAGATTGTTCACCCTCCGGAAGGATGTTAACTTGACGCTTGATACCGGTCATTTTCTCATACGGGCTGCTGAAGTATGCTTCTTTTAAGATCTTGTCTACTGATTCATCGAAATTCATATAGTTATTTATTATCAGAACGCTGTATGCCTAGGTTTTTCTTCAGTATAATTACCGTACGGGTGAAGCAACCGGTTCATTTTGAACTTATCCCTGGGGTAGTAATTCCACTTATCGTCCAATATGAACCAATGATCACGTAATATTATGTTCAGAAAAGGTTCATCCTTTTTATAGTGCTCATGGTGACTGTATTGCCTTATCAACCTCATGTAATCATCAGTTGTGTTGATATCGAGCCACGTATTAATATCAAAAACCATCATACCAGCATTAAAAAACTTCCTGGACTCATCCCCATTAGCGTATAACTCTGTTAGATTGTAGTATTTCAATGATTCATGTACGGTTTTTAGTATATAATGAGGCACAGCTCCTATAGGTTGTTGGTTAAGATCATGTCTCCATAGATCATATATACATCCAGTAGCAAACACATCACTATCTAGAAAGATCGCCCGGGTGATTGATTCATCTAACTTGCGGAGTATCTCTGGGATATACACCCGCTGGTGCATCAATGGTAGTTTGCTGATTTCATCTGATGGTTTAACGTACGTTATGTTATCATGAGAGATCATATCATCACTGGTTATTATATAGTAGTTGATATCACTCTTATCTTTCCTGTAGAACATGTTGATATAGTTGATTGATTTTAATGTGAGCTTATGGTATGTTGAACCGCTCACTAGATAGCAGATATTAACACTCATCATATCTTCAACTTAAATCTATAAGTATCGTCTTCAATCCATGAGCCTATATTCCAATGCATGCCAGCACCAGTGAGGGGTATGTTCATGTTTGATTCTTGTATTTTATATCTCTCTGTTTTTGAGAGAGACTCAAAACTTTGATAGTCATGAGTAGTAGTGTTACAAATTGAACTGAACTTGTTATGACATACAGTCATATACCCACCGGCGGTGGTCATCATCACTTGATGATGTTTATCTGCCTCAGAGTCTCTACTATCAAGAGCGAATTGCAATCCTCTTATACAATAATTCATGAACTTGCTTCCTGGTACTGAGTAGAATATACTGTTAGTCAATAATGGTTTATCATGAGGCCATCCTCCTAGACCATGCCCCGGGTGCTCTTCAAACAACACAACCTCGTCAGTAAGTAGGTGGCTAACATCTTTAAAACATTCGATGTCTAAGTCACAATACAATCCACCATACTCATATAATATTAAGTATCTGCTCATGTCACTCCTAGATATATTACACTCATAACGCAAGTACAACCCCATCAACTCCGGAAACTTCTCTTCTATCAATTTCTCTATAGATTCATCAGTCCAGAACACGTGGTTCCAATCACGGTGGTGCTCAATCCATGTTGCTCTCCAATCAGCAAGCTTTGGTGGTATGTTATCATCTGACCACATCTGATGAATTGTCTTACAGGTCATAAATATCCACCCGGTCCTTTCCATAGAATTTATTGAAACCATGCTTCTCTAAAATACATTGATACACTGGATTGTCATCATTATACGGAAAGCAGAAACTGGTCGGTATCAGGTTGTGATCTCTAAAACGTCTCATCATTAATTTTGTATCATTTACAGTATTAAACCCGGCATGCTTGATATGCATGTGACTGTGACCACCTATATAACACCTCGGAGTACTGGCTATCTCTTGTATTTGTCTCCAGTTCATGTAGTGTGATAGGTCACCGGTTTCGAACAGCTTGTCATGTGCTTTGTGGCATTGTATAAATTCATCTGATTGTGATTGATCATCCGGAGCTACTATACCTGTACTGATGAAGAATATTTTATCGGTATCAATGCTATTAATCTTATCAAGATGTAAGTACTGTGTATATAGCCCATCATCGAACGTCAATATATACTCATCTAGAGGAAGATCAAACATCCACTCCGCGACTTCATGTATCATCAATACAGGTTTCATCTCTTGAACACTAACTTAAATCCCTCAGCGAGTTCGTACCCACACAAGCTTCCATGATACTGATCTCGAGCGGTTATCATCCGCAAGCTTACTGGATCAGGTGAGGGTCTGAGTTCCGTTGTATATCTGCTTATCATCTTCATCTTGATGTTAGCATGCTGAGTTATATCCTCATATACATTGAGCTGTTTAGGCTCATGTCCCCATTCAGTGCTGCCAGGTATCGTGAACTCATATAATTCATTGACAGGACTAGACTCTCTCATCCGACAAGCGACTCGCGTTGCACTAGATATTATCTGATGATCCTTATGCACGTCACCATTGTAGTGTGTGTACACAACCGTCGGTTTAATTGACTGTATGTATTGATACATGATATTACACAACTCTGTTTGAGGTGTTTGATCTAGCCTGGTGTCTGAATATCCATGAAATGATGTATCTATGATACCAACATCCTTGCAGTTAGCAAGGCATGCCTTCTTCCGAGGAGATCCAACCTTCTCATGACCCGGTCTATCCCCCTTGCAGAACACCATCAAGTGTACATCATTTTGCTCACATAACTTTGCAGTAGTACCGCCCATGCCTAACTCAAAATCATCTAAATGTGCTGTCAGTAACAGTATTTTCTTTTTCATATCATGCTCTTGATTATTGAGCGAACATCATGGATTGGTGTGAAGTATTGATTGATCTTATCAGTGTTCGGTTTGCGTTTGTATATTTCACCGAACTGATCACTGAAGTCATCTGCATGCGGTCTGTATATAATTTTACTCTTGCTGCCTATGACATCTATCACAGTTTCTGCTAGTTGTGATATGGTTAGTACATTACTTGTGTTACCAATATTGTATATTTCCCCTGCATGCTGATCCATTGACACAATGTCAAGCATACTAACAGCATCTCTGATGTCACAGAAAGTCCGGTATTGTGTACCATCACCATAAACAATTATATCTTCATCTTGTTTGGCTAGCTCCACGAACGTTGGTAACACCATACCGTATTTACTCAGCTGCCCCTCGCCTGTGACGTTGAAGAACCTTGCGATAGTGTGAGGGAATGAGTATGTTTTGAGTAGAAATTCTGACATGAGTTTAGCACAAGCATATCCCCAACGTAGGGTGTCAGGTGAGCCAATCTTCAGCGTGTCTGTCTCTCTAGCCTCTTCTGTATTACCATAAACCTCACTTGTGCTAGCAAATACGACACGATTGTTATACTTCTCGAATAGCGGAAACATGTTGTTGTTTATGTTGAATGAATTGCGTAATGTACCTTGAGGGTCTCTGTCTACATACTTGACACCAACTGAACCAGCCATGTGATAAACCAGATCAGCATCAGCGAGCTCTTTCTCGATCGTCAAGATGTCGTGCTGTGTACTTAGATCAACTGATAAGACAGTCCGGTTGGGGCCTTTGATAAACACTTGACCGGTACTAAAATTATCGATAATAGTTACATGATCTTGTTGCTCTACATAAAACTCAGCCAGATGAGAGCCTATGAAACCTCCACCACCGGTGATTATTATTTTTTTATCCATTGTTTTATTTCTTGTATACTTTTCTTGTTGGTTACATCATACTCATGTGTAATGTTCGTGCTTGCTAATATCGGTTTAGTTTGATCGACAAACTCCTTCAATGTTATATATTCAATAACATTGTTCATGTCATCTGCCGGGATGATATTCTCTCGTATTTGTCTCATTAGGCCTTTCTTTCTGCATTTACTATACACACGTGGTATACGCAGTATGATATAATTATTATATACACTCTTGATATAGTTTTCCATCAAAAGTTTACAGTGACAATATATGTTATCAGGTTGTAATGCTCCAGCAGTACTAGCAAAGATAAATTTAGCATCATGCTTTTTTGTTAGCTCTATCATATTAATAGTACCGTTTACAATAACATCAACGACACGTGCAGCGTCCTTGAAATCATACACGTCTGACGGACCCGCGAAATGGTACATATTGTCAAAATTGCTTACATTGTCACTAATGTTTAGTATGTCACCATAGTCCACGTTACTACCAATTACATGCTGCTTCAGAGCACCAGCGAGATACCCTCTCTGACCACCAGTGAATAGGTTAACTGGTGGAATCCCACTCACAGTTGTCCCATCCTAACCTTATGAAATTGGTGTGATTGTTTCTTAGACAGGATGTCAGAGTCTTAACAAATCCAGATCGATTTACCGGTTCATGACATTCAACACCCAATGCTTCCATTAATTTATAATCATCATCTGGTATATGACCGATACCACATCTATCATAACAGCCATTATGACCAGCGTTGATCAGAGTGACATTATTACCATAATTCACTACGCTAAACTTTAACTGTTCATACGCTCGTTGATACACGAACCCAGCCACACCATACACTATGACTCTCTTACCAGATCTCGCCAATCCTCCTGCAACGTTCATCATATTTGTCTCTTGAATACCAAAATTTAAACATCTCTCCGGGAACTTTTTCTGAAACTTCTTAAATCCCCACATGTCAGCATGCATGAAGATAGTGTCCTGGTTGTTATATTTACTTAAAAATGTATCAAGTGTCGCTCTCATTATAATTTTTCAGATATAGATTGAGTTCATGATTGTAGTCCTCAAATGTCATCTCTCTACCGGTTATTTTAAAATTAGATATACCTCTAGTCATTAATTGTTTGATCTGATTGGCCTTGAGGTCCATTCCATAACTATCTCCATACTTATTGATAGTAGGCCCGTGACCCTCATCCGGTTCGAAGCCAGAAGATTTGAGGTAATCAGATCTCTCAGATAACCAACATTCCTCTATTCTATACATCTCTTTCTCTCCCGCTTCTTCCCATGGCTTCTTATATGTTCTATTTTGTTTGGCTATCTCTTCAAAATGCTCACCATAGTAAGGACAGTTATAAAGACATGTGTCGTTCAACATTATCTCGTATTTGGATTGTGTTAATTTATCGAACTGGCTATCGAACACATGCTCACATCTAGGTACTATATAATCGTATATTTCCTCTAGTCGAGTGTATAGTGAGATATCCTCCTCACTCATCGGGACTGTTATCTTCCCAAACCCAGTGATGGACCGTGTATGCTTATACAATGGATATTTGTCCTTAACATAACTTACCAGATCTTCATTGACTGATATAATCACGTTACCCGCCCGGTGAAACTTCTCTAATAACTCATTACCAATCTGGTCAGTCAGATCAACAACAGGGTTTGTGAACGTCAACGCTATAGTGATTTCATTCCGATAATAGAAGTCAATTGTGTCATCATCATGAAACACATCGCGATTTATTCTACCACCATTCCATGGACAGTTATTAATACCATCATATACGGTAATATCTATATCCTTGAGCGTCGACTTGTTACGAAATATATACATCTTCAACTCAGTACTCTTACTGAACGCACCAGCTACATTAAACCTCACAATACATCTCCTCCATCGGTTTATAATGCCACTTGACTGGGTCCTTCTCCATATAAGGCACTCCGTGACCTTTTGTGGTCTTAAAAAAGAATATACGTGGACGGGGTTGATTACGTGAGAGTGGTGAATTGACTGAATGATTCCAGTTATCTTTAATTTTATCTACGTCATGTCCCTCAACGTCATATGTAAGCCAGTCGTAACCTCTACACATGTCAATAATCGGATCGACAGTAAGTACGTTATCAGTGAATCCGGTCACTTGCATATTATTATAATCTACAGTTACTAATACATTATAGATCCTATGGTGACCTATATATTGTAATGCTTCTAATGTACTACCCATTTGTAGAGTTGCATCAGTTATATTGACCCATACTAGTTGTTGAGGATTCGCGAGAGCTATACCGGTTGCTACTCCTAAAGCATTTCCCATGGTCTCCTCACCGTAATCTACAAACTTGATCTCATCATGCTTCACACCAACAGACAGGTCTTCAATTTCCGTTAGATAGCCGAGATCTTTCCATAGAATATAGTAGGCTTGAGACCCAAATGGTTTACCTAAGACAATCCTATCACGGTATGGCTTGATATATTCATTTGTAAACAACACATCGATATATGTCAGCATTGAGAGAGCAGACGGTACGTGTGTTAGCTGGTGATCAAATGAATATTGAAGAATTCTATTACTGATAGAGCGCACTAATGTATTATAGTATATTTCTAATGTAAATGCAACTACGGTCTTACTTTTTCTTGGGTATATAAAACTCACCTTTACAACAACTCCACTTACATTTGGTGTAGTTGTTGGCTCTGATCTTGAATAATGTCTTATTGTCCAGTATATTTCCGATAGGCTTCTCTAAAGTATTTGCACAACACATAAAATAATCTCCATTTCCGTTTATTATAATATACTCCTTACCGACAGAGCAAGTCCATCCCTCGAATGAAATGCCCTCTCTGTACAGATCATTTGTATCATGAGTTTTAATTGTACCGTCTTGGTATGTTACTTCGTACTCTTCATGGAACATGGCATGCTCATTAACAAAATCGCTATACATGTCAGTGGTGCTTCGATAGTCAATGTAGCTATGAATAAATTCTATCTTGTTCTTGTATGGTCGCGTCAACATCTGCTTACTGTTGTCTATGATGTCATTCTTACTCTCTTCATCATGCTCCAACATCACATCTACCTTGCCTAACATCCCTGCATTATCAATCATATCAATTTTATCTATAAACTTCTTAAAGTCCTTGGTGTATTTATGATGATATGATACGTTTATATCTAACTTGTTGTCTTTATGATCGTCAATCAATTCCTGTATATATCCATGGCCTACTGACAGGTTTGTTTGTAATTCAACAATAACAGATTTGTTCATGTTGAATATAAATTTGATCACATCTCTGCATTTAGGGTGTGTTGTAGGTTCTCCGCCATGGAAGTATATCCGGAAGTTTGTGTGATCTATGCAGTCAATCGCCGAGGTGATTGTATTTTCAATATCATCTATATTGTAGTGATGACCGTATTTCCAGTGACAATACTCGCAGTCATAATTACAGTAATCTGTTATACGTAATTGGAATTCATAGTAAGGTTCATCAAACTTATGTACTCCTTGTTGAGTATTACCTCCTCGGTCGGCTTTTATATTATAATCTTTTGGTATAATCATAACAATCCTCTCACATTAAAAAGCATTTATCGTGATTACATATACCGGTATGGTTCTTCCGGTGACAACAGTTATATAGACTTAAATCAGGAGCGTACAGGAAGTACACGCCAGTATACAAGCAAGGCTTGCCTCTAGGAGAATGACCCTCCCATAGTTTAGATCGATCTGTTCCTAGTCTTTCAACTTCCTCAAAATTAATTACCTTTTGCCAAGCCGGAGATCGTTTCAATCGATTATAATCCTTCAATGACTCACCAGACACACCATCACCAAAGTCTGCCACCGGTGTCAAGTATGTATTTTTAACATGTTCTTTAACTTTCATATAATACTCAATCGCACCTCTGTTGGTGTACATGACGTCGACTATTCGTATGTCAAGATTTGTTGGTATGTTTATATCATCTAGAGCTATTTGCGTGGGATGTATTGATACTTGTAATGTTACTGGTTCAGTTATCTTACTCAGAACCCTTTGGCTCTTGTTCGATAAATTTGTTTGTATGACGAATGGTATTTTATGTTTATTGAATGTACGTATTATATACTCTATGTGCTGGTGTAGGAACGGCTCTCCACCGAATACAAATATTTCTACTCCTGGGTATGTCTCACCTAACATTATTATAAATTCCTCTAACCGTGTCTTATCTAGCACCGGTTTTATTGATGGATCGAGATTTGTACAGTACGTACAACTATAATTGCACAACATAGTGACCTCCCATTCCACCATTGTTGGAATTTTATTCATTACACTTATTATAATATAATTTCGCGACGTTTTCCACTCAACATTATATTAAACTTTCTCACGTCAATGTCATATATTCTATCATATGATTCCTTGGGAACATCTGTACCACCGTCTATCCATATGGAATTATCTATCCGAGGTGATAGTTGATACCGGGAGAGTTTTGGGTACTTGATTTGCGTCCTATCATCACTTATAAAAAAATCATCAGTATCAATATCAGTAAAGCTAACGCACGGTTTATACTGTTCTGAAGTAAATTCGAATGACTCTTTCATGTTGTTACGAATAAGTTCAGGGTTACTGGAAACCAATTCCGGTTCCGATAACTCAATATACTCTTTATATAATGTTTTCTGTAACTCAATATCAGTACTATCCAATAGATTATCCAATTGAAAATCAATAACTTGTCTCATCACAGATTTGAGTAGTTTGGTTGCTAGCGGTACCCCACCAATCACTGATACTAAGTCTTCCTCACGCATAACACGCCAACCAGTGGTCAACAATTCGATCCCTATATAGTTTGTAGTGTCAAACACGACCTCTGGTAATATATCATGTTTATTAGACTTTAAAATGCCTGGCATCCAGTTGATCATATCATACTTTGGCCAGATTACATTCTTATTATATATTTTTAAGAAATTTTCCGTCACTGTATCAAAATAACATTCAAATAGAATACCGCTTTCCGGTAACGGGTTGCCTTTTGGTAAGGTTTCACGTGGTACTGATTTTATTCTATTGGCTGTAAGCTCTTCATTCAGCTGTATTATATCGATATTCATATATATTATTTATTCTCTAGCATTCATTATAACAATTTTATCAAGGCTATCAGCATATTTGGCGATCAACGCAGAGTATTCTCCTTGTGTTGGTATGAATATGTCTCCTGACAGCATGTCTAACAAGTCACTATCAGCATCACTTGAACGGAATTGAGTTTTTATGCCACGACATGTGAAGACATCACCTACCATATACATCTCATCAACAATCTCATCTAGATGTACCTCTACTTGCGAATCTCTAGTCCCGAGATCTTCGTGTGTTCCGGAATATATTGTAATACTATCGCAATCAAGCTCGATCAATATATCAGCAATTTCATGAAATTTCTTAATTGGTGTGTACATTCTCCATTCTTTACCTACATGTCTAGAGATGCTCAGAACATCACCTGTTCTCAGATGTAACTGAGCAATGGTATCAGGGGAGCTCAATCTACTCTCTATTAAATTAAAGAATTTACGCTCTCTCGTGTCTATATTATCACTTATATCAATTGACTGTATGAACATAGATAACAAACTCCCAGGGAAAGCATCTACCATCCACTCTAGATCACTCATCGAATTACAATGAGTGGCATAATTATAAAAATCACCCAACCTGTAGAGGTATCTCTCATCATCAACCGCGTGACAGCCAGTAAACCGGTCTAGATCAGGTGCTCTAGAGCTCTCATCAGAGCATGTATGTATTGTGTCTGTATATATTATTGAGAATAATTTTGCCCTCATGTTAAAGTTCATTGATCTTCGCTCCGGAGCATACTTTATGTTAGAGTTTAAATACATACTATCCTTAAGTTGTGCCCGGGTCATTGTTTCTTCTCTTTGTATATTTTTAGCAGACCGTCACAGTTACATGAAGCGTGTGGACATTTCACTGGACAAACCCGGGTTATATTTTTAAAGAAATATATATCTCTCACTAGATCCACTGGCTCATCAAAACATACCCTATGTGCGATTCCATCATATGATATCTCATAATTATTATTCCAGCAATCCCAGTCCTTGAAGTTAGTAAATTTGTTTTCAAATATATTATAATCATTGTACATCTGCTTGTCTCCGGTTGCCGTCTCGAATGTAAAGTAATCCGGGTAATCCTTAAATCGTTGAAATTCACTATAAAACTCTTGATTGTATTCTTCTAGCTTATGTACATCTCCTTCTGCATATAAAAAGTGAGGATGTATCACAACTTGATCGCCATATTTTTCGATCTCATCGACAAATTTATGAGTCTTGTTCCATAGACTCTTATTTGGTGATAGCATTACATTTATCTTCACTCGGAATTTCCTTCGGGTAGCGATCTCAATATTATCTAGTAGTTTCTTGAAGTTCTCGCCATACCGAGATTCATACTCAGGGTGAAAGCTGAACAGGAAATACAATCGCTCGTGAAACTGATGCTGCTCAAATATACTAGATCGTTGTGAACCGTTTGTAGTTATATACAATCTACCATCTTGATGTGTAGTGACTGCATCCAGGCACCGGTTTACAAGCTCATCATAATGTGGATGGATTGTCGGTTCTCCTCCTAATAATCCTAGAAACACTGGTAAGCTACTTCTAGCAATATTATTTATCACTAACTTTTGCTTGAACCACTTATCTCTTCGTCCCCACTCTTCGCCATAATCTTTCATCGCATAACAATATGTACACTTGAAGTTACACTGAGTGCTAACATCCCAATGAATATATAACCGCTGCACCTTGTGCTTTGTGTCGTATTGCTTTACATAATTATTCATGTTTATAAAAGTTATAACAATCAGTACATGGGCAACCAGTAGTCAGAGGACAGGTAACACATTCACTTATGTTTTTATTATTTAATAGTAATGGCTCACCGGTGCAACCATTACGAATCGATCCGTCTGGTTGTATATCCCAAAACGTAGCCTTGCACGACCATCCATAGAAGATATCTAATTCCTTCAATCGGACGTTATAATCGTCTATAATTGTTGTGTTGTTATCCTTGTCAGTAAACTTAACATCCTGAGATCTAAATAGAGATACACCATACCTCTGTTCAGTATCTCTTAAGAATATATTAAACTCATCCACGAACTCATCAGTGTACTCTTCATTCCATACATCACTAACAGAGCTCAGCATTTGAAGCCCTATAGGTACTCCATGGTCAAGTAGATCGATGATAACTGCCTTTATCTCACGCCACATCTTTTCATATATATTAATATTACATACATACGATACATGCTTAAACTTGTTCACCCCCACGCTAGTCTCCACAAACTTATCTTTAGATTTTTCATATTGAGGATGATATGAGCCGTTGATCTTAAGTTTGTTAAACTGCTGTTGATCGTACTTTGAGTACCACTCTATACTTCTAACCATATTTGTGTGTAGGTTTATCTCATTACATTTATTATTCATGCATAGAGATTTTATGATTATATCTATATCATCATGAAGAGTTGGTTCTCCACCTAATAGATCCATATTAAATTTTGGTATTGTCTTGAGAGATACCCGCTTTAAAACATTAACGTAAGCAGTTTTATTTCCTGTGGGTTCAACTTTGTTTAGACTCTTCTTGAAATAACAATAGTCACACCTGTATTGACATTGTGTATTGATATGCCACTTTAAGAATATCGTATCATGATCCTCTCTTCCGGAAGTGATATAATTATTCTTCATAGAATCTAGTATCATTATTAAGTTCAGGTACGCTTATGTTGTCCATCCCATCAGTAGTCTGTACCCATTTCTGTTCAGCTATATATTTAAAACTACATCCAATCTCTGCTAACATTCCTAGCAAGTGGTAGTCATTTCTTATATTATTACCACGTGGTACTTGATCTATCAGGTTGTTCTTAAATATGATCTGACCTAATTGAAAATACTCATCATCAAAGACGTTAAAGAACTCACTCAAGTTAGTGAGAGACTGATACTTGCGATTTTTCCGCATCATCTTATATGCACAAACCGGGCCGTAATATTCAATTTCCGGTTCAGAAATATACTCGATATACAGTACATCAGAATCATATACTATGTTGTCAAAAAAATTACTTCTAATATAATCATCATCTTCCAGAATATAGACATATTCCCCTCCGGATTGATCATATAACAGCTGATATATATCGGATATATCGATCGATGTTTGATAGTTATATCGAATCTGTACCTGAGCGCTATGTATTTCGGTTATATCTTTACTGTCATTGTTAACTATGATTTCGATCGGATAATCTGGTAGATTATTGAGTATACTATTTATTGATCGTTTAAATAGTTCCGGGCGATTGTGTGTTGGTATTAATATCGATAACTTCACGTTGCTTCTAGTATATTGATGATATCATCGCTCTCGGACAATCGAATACTATCAAAATCACTTTCGATATCCAGCATGCGATTCTTCAATCCAGTATCATGGTCAAGGTAATCATTGTCAATATTATGATAGATTACATCTCGGTCATAATGTTTACATTCTGCTGGGAGTCGAGGGCTACCATCAAACATCCCTCGTGTAGGTGTGTATATATAAGTGTTGAATCGACTGAACATATCTTGTAGAGGAGGTACAGTAAACTCAAACCGGTCATCTGGAATACTTCTGCATTGTTCTGTTATCACAACATATTTCTCAAACTCATAACTATCAGCCACCTGTAACAAGTCAGTATCTGAGATTTGTCTGCAGTTGATAGTAGCGTATATCAACCCAGTTGATTCTGTACATGTGTCAACTTGCTTCAATATGTCGAAGTTTATTTTCTTCTTGTAATTTATACTCAACTTAGTATCCTCTGGATTGCACAGATCATACACTCGATCATCTTGCAAAATAGTCACATCATACGGTACATCATACAGTGTATCAAACCGCGAGCATTTGAAGGAATACACGCGATCAAAAATCAACTTCGTGCCTTGTCGCTTCAATCTGTGCAAATCACCATCTACAAATAGAATATTATTGCCTTTGATAAACCTCGGTAGATTTGTGAAGTAGGTAGAGTTCTTAATTGAATCTAACTGATCATCGCTCAAGCTATACTTACGTGTTATCACTAGTTTAAATTCATCCCAACATTTAAACGTGTCACCGAACAGTATACATACATTAAGCTTGGTTGATAGTATCACGAAGTAATCGATTATTTCGAAAACATGACCTGATATTCGATGTGGTTGATCTGGGTACCAGGTCATCGATAAACATATATCATACTTCCGATCAAGTATGGTCATGTCACTCATCATACATCCCATGACGATAATGATTCACGTCTGTGATCTTCTCACCTGGCTCAGGATTCGGCTTGCATGCGGTCACTTGCTTCTCGATACCATCACATATGTTATAATACTTACAACTCATACACTCAACTGGCTTGACGTAATCCTCTTCACGTGGTTTACGCGCTGCATCATAAGCCATGTCTATCTTCTCTTCATGACTGTACTGTTTTGATACGTCAACACTGTAATCATAAATCTCTTTGTTCCAATCATATCTATCATAAATATGTTGATATTGATTGCATACATACTTCTCATATCCTTTCATGTAACAATAGGGTGTGTATCTAACGTTTATATATCGTACGTGATGCTTTATGTTATCGATACAAATTTTAATATTGTCCGTTACCTCCGTATAATCTATAGCATCCGCAAACTTGTTATTTACCCAATAATTTAGAGTCAAGAAATTAACTTCTAATGGGTTTAACCTTTTGATAACCTCGTGATAACTCTTGAGACCTTCACAATTTCTTTGATACACTGTACAGTTTACTCTCACTACCATGTCATGAGCATGAGCTAGTTCGATTGCCTGGTTAATCTTCTTCCAGGCACCCTTCCGGCGGACAATCTCATCATGGCTTTCCTCATCATATCCATGAACACTGAACATTATCTCTTTGAGTCCGCGCTCCTTGCTCTTCAATAAGAATTTCTCACGAGCAAATGCCCATCCATTACTCAATGTACTTATGTTACTGAATCTTGTATTACAGTAATCTAGTATATCAAACCATTGCTTATGCACGCTGCTCTCTCCGCCAGATAAATCAACCTCGTCAATACCGTATTTGTGGAGTATATCTATACGTCTCTTTATTTCATCAAAATCTGTCACTTGATCGAGCATGCCTTGGTAATAACAAAACTCACAGTCATAATTACAGAACGTACCAGTGTCCAGCTTGGCACGGTTACATCTAGGAGTGGTATAATCTTTTCGTAGTAGTACGGTGCTGAACTTGTTGCAATTCACACTATATTATATACTACCTGACTACAATTTGCAATCAGTCTTTCAATGATGTGATTCGATCTTCTATAACATCAATCCATGTACGATCAACCACCTTAATTTCACAGTCCGGGTTGTCATGGAGATCTATTTTTTGTTCATCGGTAAGTTCATCAGAGATTGTGAAGGTTTCACCTTGATATATATCAAGCAGCTCTTGCAATTGTTCCGGTTCGTTTACCTCACTGAGTATATTGATCAATTGTTGTAATTCAAAATTCATTTCAGATGGATCGATATCAATTTCCTCTTCCACGAACTCTGGTTCAAGTCCCTTGTTTAGTGTTTCATCCATCATGATGTCATCATCAACCAACTGTTTGATAGTGTCTCCGGATTCAATAATTGATATCATCAATTCATTATTAGGCCCCGGTAACAGTAAACTGGGCCAAAATCTGAACAACTCCTGGAATGTATTGTATTGTGTTAGGTCAGTTTCCTGTGGTATGTCTCTGAACATCTGCTTGATAGTGTCAATGTCTGCTAAATCGTCCTCACTTGTTTGCGCTTGCTTTGCTTCCTCTTCCAGTTGATCGAGCTCAACAAAGGCATCCTCGCGTTTGGTTCTGATCAGGTTCATGTATTCCTCCCTCATGCAGTGCAGGTCATCATCACACGCACAAGCTAAATCATGTATGTTATCAAACTTCAAATTCATTGATTTGAGCGTGTACCACACATCAAATGTTTCCGGGTCTTGTACATTGGTTCTAGTGTGAAGTATCACATCTTCTACATGCTGATTATCACACTTGACATGCTTAGAATCACAACAGCATTGTATTTCATCCTTCATCTTCTGTATGGTTTCCAATGTTCGGTCATGGTCGTAACCACCGTCATCATCCACGAACACTGACATTATGCCAACATTATCAACCGCATGCACCACGAATTTTTCTGCAAATATATCCCACATCACGATTTGACTCGTGTCAACATCAGGTATGTCAGTGGTATCGATCGCTTCACAGCAGTAACAATCCTCATGATGAGGCCACATTGTGTAAAATCTATTGGAACCGAAATTGTCTTGATCGTCTTGATATATCTCCAAGCGTATCACACTGTCAAGCATTGCTTGTTTAATTTTTTCTATTAGTATCGACATGATTAAAAGAGTTTGAAGTGATTAGCACTCGGTGCTACCCCGACATGTGTTTTACCGGTGTATATGTCATATCCGACTTTTTGAATCCAATGCGTGTATTTCGGTGCAGCACCGGTGCCCCAGTTGGTCCAGTTCAATTGTTCACCCCACGTGGGGGTTGACATCATTGGATCACCCCATACGTGTCCGGATGATACCCTGTTGCCTTTATCAGTACATACCATTATTCCATTGCTATAATTTCCACTCTGTCTAGATGTCCATGTCAGCTTGTCCCTGTCTGGTCCGAACGCGGTATCAGTATTTGATTTCCCAATAGCCACAACTTGCTCAGGCTTGCTTGTGTTCCATATTGCAGCCGCAACCGCGCATGGATTTCTACCTTGAAATTGGTGTGGTACATTTCCATTTTTGACCTCAACTTCGATCTTCTGATATCGGTTCGCGCCAGCTGGTAATGTAAAAGTGTGACTCGGTGGCATGTTAGATGAGTGCGAGGCTCCAGTGAATGAAAGTCCAAGCGTGGGTAAACTTACCTTCGACGCATCATCTCCACCGACCTTGATAGCCCACGTGTTGGGTTGACCAACACCGAAATCAACCATATCAACATATGTGTATGTTCCTGGTAATGGATTCCTTGATTTACCGAAAGCGTCAGTCGCGTTCATGGCATATGACCATGATCCTTGACCCATGTCACCAAAACCAATACCAGTATATTTTGTAAAAGGCAACATTGGAAATGAACCATTAAATTCAAGCCATTTCCCCCAACCGGCGAGAACTCCACCGTACGGTACGTTCCATGACTGGTAATAAATCGTACCGTACCAATCGGAGCTGGCAATTCCTATCATGACAGCTTTGTTTGTTGTTCTGATTGTAACTCCTGAACTAGCCGTCCATTCCAACTTGACTGGGTGATGAGATTTGTTGAATGCATGATCATTGGCCTGCCGGAATAACCAGCTTGAAGTACGGGAGTGAACTCTTTTGGTCGCTCCTAAAAGGAATGATGCAGTCCCGCCGGCGGAGGTAGTTTTGGCGATCGAATCACATGTGACCTTGACGATATCACCAGTTCCGTGACCTAAAAACCGTTGAGAGTATGCTCCATTCTTCGCATCAGCATAACCACCCACAGCCGCGCGTGGTTTCACTCTCTCGTAATATTGCAAACATGTATGATCGCGAAAATCACTGAACTTTACTGGGTTTTTACCTCCATCAAATGTTTGATGTAATGCACCTACTGATCCTAAAGTGCCTTGGTTTGTTATCTGTGATTTGTGATAGTTGTCTATGTTAGTTCCTTGAGGTATAGGAAACATCCTTCTGGCGTACCAGCTCCACATCTCACTCAAGGATGCTTTGTTGTTCCATGATCCTCCTACTTTGGCAGTCTCATCACTACTAGTGAATCCACCGTGCACGTAATTTCTTTTATGGTCAGCATACACCCTAGTGGCTGCATTCATGTCACTCATACCAATTGCACCAGTGGCAGGTGTTTGTACTGTTGCTTTTACGTTACTTGTTCTAGGCATGAGATTATTTAAGTCGAGATTCTAGTTCTTCCACTTTCGCGGTTAGTTCTTTTATCGATTCGATTAACAGAGGCACTAGTTTTTCATACTTGACTGCCTTGTAACCATCATCACGAGCTGCAACAACCTCTGGCATGACCTGCTCGACCTCTTGTGCTACAACTCCTACATCATGGCCAGAGTATGTATTCTGCTTGTCATTCCAGTCAAATTCATATCCGTTTAACCTCGAGACTTTCTCTAGTGGACTGGATATAAGTGTTAAGTTGTCCTTCAATCGTTCATCTGACGATGCGAATGCAATAATATCACCTTGACATTCTATCGTACCGGCACAGCTGATATCACTACAGGTAAGTCTCGAAGCAGTTATAATTTGTTTGAGAACATATATCGAGTCATCGACTCTAACATGACCTGTGAAGGTACCTCCTGTAACATCCACAAAATTACCTTTTGGAATTGACGCATTGTTGCTCAAGTCTAAATTATCACCATTTCCATGAAAACTAGTAGCATGGCATTGGGAGTTGATTGAGACACCTTCGCTAGTGGTCATGATTCTCCAAGTGTTGTTGTGATATAACTTTGAATCTGAATTGCCGGCGAATCTTGCAGATGTTTCAGAACCGCTACCAATTGTTACAACCCCAGCTGCGTTATCCGTCTTGACTTGGAGATGTGTACCGGTGTTGATTAACATATTACCGCTAGCTGTTTGCTGAATGTATGATCGCTGAGTAGTTCCTTCCGAAAAAGCGACTTTTGCTTTGTTATTGAATGAAGTGGTCATACTTGCTCCAGTTGTGGCGGAACTTGCATTGCTTTTCAGAAACGATGCATTACCAATAGCAGTCTGCAAGTCATTTAGTTGAGTTTGAACTCCTGAGAATCGATTACCTACTTCATGTCTATTGTAGTAATTGGCCTTGAGATCATACACATGTGTGGCTTTAATTGTACCATAATCATTAAAATCAAATCCGGTTACAACTTGAGCATGGTAAGTCGCACTGTTCTCCACAACACCGGATGTCAGTGAAGGTGTGGACGCTGATCTACCTGTCATCAGATTGTAATCATTAGGTGCAGTGACTGATCCACCGGACCTGCTAGGTTTAGTACCTACATGCTCTAGAGAGAGAAAACTATCAGATGGTGAGTTGGTCGTAATATTGGTCACGTGACCGGCTCGATTAAATTGAATACTCTCGACTAACGTACCACCACCGCCAACAGTCGCTAACGTTTGACCGCTAGTAGCATGAGCAGTGAAAAGCGTCTGTGCGTGGGATTTGTGATTGATCTTGATCTTGTTCCCTGTGATGTTTTGGGTGCTTATGTTAACCTCACTAGAACTACCAGCACCATTACTAGCACTGTCTCCGACAAATGATATCGCGGAGTGGTTTGTGGTGGGATTGAAATTACCTGTGTTAGTGGATACATTGTACCACTTGTTAAAGAACTCAGTTTGTGTAGTAGCAGCATCAACAAATGCTGCAGTAGGTACCATACGATTTGCGAAGGATATAACACCGGTCGTTGCATTGGATGTAATATCGATCCAACTAGCAGAATCAAAACTAGTGGATTTAGCGCCGGTGCTTGAACCAGTTATCAATTGACCGGCACCAAGAACCAAACTTCTGAACGGACCATCACTGTCTGTCTCATGAGAAGCTAACACTCCTCCAGCGGCGTATGAACTGTTACCAGTACCACCACTACTCACTGACATAGGATCACCTGGTGTACCATCTGCGTTCTGAATGTTGATACCAGCGAAAGTCGGAGAGGCTCCTGTGTCAGTGCTTTGATTGATTAGATAGCCATTCCATCCACCGATATCAGTTGCTCCTTCACCGTACACAATCAAACCGGTCTCAAACACTAGATCAGCATTACCAGAGTATTGACTCGGTCTAGCACTTTTCAGCACCAGAGGCTTACAAGCATTGAGCCCAGAGCCAACTGATATACCTCCACCGGTCCAACCGCTAGTTGTTTGGGAGTTTCTGTCTAATCTTGTCAATAGATCTGTCTCACCATTGGTCCAGTCGTTTTCATATACAGGTGGTTGTATCTCAATAGTACTCCATCCTGTATCATCACCAGTATGTCCGACGGATATATGACCGGCACTCAGATAATTTCTATGAGATAGATACAATCCAGTCTTTTCTGATGTTCCTCCAACTCCCGGTGCTGTTATATTACCATTAGTTACATTGACGTTAAGATCAAGTGTCTTGTCTTCGTATACAGTTGTATCAGCTTCCGCAAAAATAAGTTTAGCTGCCTCAAAGGTAGTTGAATCGGTGCTAAATCGTACTGAACCTAATCCAGTATCATCTACATCTACATACAATGCATTACCTATATTGATTGTACCTCCGTTGGTTCTATTAATATAAAATTCAGACTCTGCAGAGCCATTGTAAAAGATTGCCGGTTCTGTTTGGCTTATGGTGCTGAACTGTAGAGGGTAGTCAGTGTTGATAGTCCGGTCTGTGCCATGAACTGATCTGTTGTACTCACCATCACCAACGAGAGAGGCACTCAACCCATGAACATTGATATCTAATTTCTGCGGCCCGGCACCCTGTTGTCCGCTAGCATCAGTGTAATGTAAGTGTTGATCGGCTCCACTCAAGGCCGGATAACCACCAGGAGTAACACCGTCACCAATCCATAATCGTTTAGTATCTAATGCCCAGCCTGGTTCCCCACTCGCTAAGATTGTCTTTTCTCTGTCAGAATTATTCCCTCTACGGAATAACATTTTAGTAATTGTAGTTGTTGTTGCCATGGTATACTACATTATTTATTTGAGGAGATTCGTTTTCCAATGGCCTTTTACTACATTTGTTGTTATAATATAGATATGTCAGATATTAAATCTAAAAAACTTGAATGTATCGTTACAGGGAGAAAGCTCATTGCCACCAAGGATTACTATGCTAGAAAGGTAGAAAAGGCTGGAAGTGAAGATGAATTGCATAGAACTTATATATGCAGGGAGGCGAAAAATTTACTCAAATCCGGCACCAGTGTCGACAAAGTACGTGACATTCTCGGATCCACTGACACTGTGGCGCCTGAGATTGATCAGGATATTATCAACAGTATAGTTGATGACAGTACCAGAACCAGCTTGAGACGTATAAACAATATCGTGAGTATCAGCAACATGATCAACAACAAGACAGATCCAGCTGTCAAAAAATACATTTTAAACATCACTAAGACTAATTAATAACATGAACAGAGTGTACACAGTATCACCAGTTGGACCTGGTATATATCAAACAGCAGACATGTCAAATGGAATGATATTGAGTAGATTCAATATCCCGGGTGTGCTTATAAGTGGACCGATCGTTAATGGTGATCAGTGCACGATTGTCACCAAGGAGCACGGAACACAACACGGATATACACTGCGACTACCCAGTGGTATGATCATGAACAGATATATCATGTAGAATATTCAGTCGCGCACAGTGAGATGATTAAGTAATTACATGAGTGAAAAGGAATCATCAAATACACATGGCGCATGCAATATCGAAGAAAGGCTCGAAGGAGAGTTACATAAAATTAGGCGCGAAGTAGATGATTTATACGAGACGGTCTACAAAGGAAATGGAGTTCCATCGTTGGTTACACGCGCCAACAACATGGAATCCAAACTCAGCGGGTTACGCGAAATAATGAACGACAAAATCTCTCATATATCATCAGAAAATGCACTCAGATTCGAGTCAATAAACCAGAAGATAGACAGCAAGTTCACTCGACTGGAAGGATGGATAGAGACAAAGTTATCAAGCGTTGAGATGATACTTCATGGTCTGTCTGAAGCGAAAAAAATCGACCGTACTGGTGGTTGGCAATTGAAAGCTGCCTTGATCACCGCAACAGTCGCGATAGCTGGTATTGTAGCTTCATTATTATCTAAATAAAACTTGACTTACACCGGTGTATACTATATCATTAGTATATGCACGAGCAATTATTAGAACTAGCTGACTCTCCACCGGACTTAGAGCAGTACACACCTTACGTTCAATATGGACCACCAGTTTTAATTTATGGTGTCCCTATCAAGAATAGCTATGATCATGAGAGGTTGACTCTCAATGAGAGTTTAGAACCCAAAAGATTGAGAGTTGGTACTGATTGCTTTTATGGCTTTATATTGCAACCGACACGATTGATGAGCAAGGTGTGTAGTGTTGCAACTAGTGTGCCGATGGATCACCCAGACTGTGTCAATATGTATAAGAAGAGACTCGCCATGTGTGAATTGACATGTGACAATTGTTGGGCTCACTTGAGTGAAAATATTTTTCCTATTGATGCGAATAATTTACCTCTCTTAGCTATAAATAGTCGGTACATGCGGATGGCGAACCCCATGCCACTACAATCAACTCGCACCAAACTTCCCTGGTTCACACAACACGCACAAATGAAAATTTTTATCCTCAAATAATGAACGTAAAGAAACGTAACAACAAAACAGAAGAATTTAACGAACAGAAAATTCGCGCTTGTATCGAGAGATGCTGCGTCGATCCTGAAGGAAATGTATACCCCGGGGTCACAGCTGATACTATAGTGTTTAATGCTAAGATCAAACTGTATGATGGTATAACAACTCAAGAGATCGATGACAGTATAGTCAAGAGCGCTCGTAGCATGATTGAGCAAGAGCCTAACTACAAGTTTGTTGCTGCCAAGTTGTTGTTAAACACCATATACAAAGAAGTGTTCAACACTGGTGTTGATGGTGATGCGTTTGAATTACAATATCGTACCAGCTTCATTGTGAATCTCAAGAAACTGGTGAAAGCAGGTATCTTGCACAAAGACATGGCCAAGTTTGATCTTAACAAGTTGTCGAGTCATTTGAAAATTGAGAGAGACAACAATTTCGAATATTTAGGTATTCAGACTATCTATGATAGATATCTGCATCATATTGATGAACAGAAAATGGAGGCTCCTCAGGCATTCTGGATGAGAGTCGCCATGGGACTGGCATTAGGTGAAGCTAAGGAAGATAGAGTCGAGTGGGCTTTGAAGTTCTATGATCAATTGAGCAGTTTCAATTGGATGAGCAGCACTCCTACATTGTTTAATAGTGGCGGGACGTTCAGTCAGCTGAGCAGTTGTTTCCTCAACACATTCGAAGACAGTATTGTGGGTATATTTGATGGCTTGTTACAAGAGGCTCTCAAGAACAAATATTCAGGTGGGTTGGGTATGGACATGACCAACTTCAGAGCCACAAACAGTTATATCAAGGGTACAAATGGAGAGACACAAGGCGCTGTATACTTCTGGAAGCTGTATGGTGACATGCTCACTGCTGTCAATCAAGGTGGCAAGAGAAGAGGAGCCGGATGTGCTTACTTAGAGACTTGGCATGCTGATATTGAAGACTTTATTCAATTGCGGAAGAACACAGGAGATGAACGCAAGCGCGCTCATGATATGAACACAGCTAACTGGATTCCTGATCTGTTTCTCAAATGCGTCAATGAGGACAAGCCATGGTATTTGTTCACACCCAATGAGACTCCTGATCTTCATGATTTATATGGTAAGGATTTTGAGAAGAGGTACTATGAGTATGTCAAGAAAGGTAAAGCAGGAGAGCTCAGAGTGTTTAGAGAGGTTCAAGCTAAGGATCTGTGGAAGAAAATGCTTAGATCTCTATTCGAGACTGGTCATCCATGGATCACTTTCAAAGACTCATGCAATCTGAGAAGCCCTCAACAACATGCTGGTGTGGTTCACAGCAGTAACCTTTGTGTAGTGGGTGATACAGAGATAGATTGTATCATAGATGGTCGTAACAGTGTTGTACGTATGGATGAACTTGTTGATCTACATAACAGTGGTAAACGATGTGAGACAATGTCATATAACGTCGATACACAAGAGTATGAATATAAGCTAATAACTGATGCTGCTATGACGAACGACAACGCAGAGATCCTAGAGATTGAGGATTGTACCTCCGGTAAGGTCATCAGATGTACTGCTGATCACAAGATATACACAACCAACCGTGGGTATGTACCTGCCGGAGAGCTAACAGAGGAGGATATTTTAGTAATATCGTAAAAGTATTCAGGGGTATCTCATAAGTAGTTATATGACGCTTAGAGATACCCCTAAACACTATGTATATATGCATACAATAACTACAACAAACAAGTCCTATATAGGATACACATCAAAGAGTGTATCTGAGAGGTTGAAGGGTCATTATAAGAATGCTTTCATTAATAACCTACAAGCCCATTGGCATAAAGCTTTAAGAAAGCACGGGATGGGAGCAGTTAAGACTAAGTTACTAGCAGAAGCTGATTCTAGAGAAGAGGGATTGAAACTTGAAATGGAATTTATCGAGAAATTTGATACTTATAAGAATGGTTATAATCAAACACTTGGAGGTACCGGAGGTGTTACTATAGACAGGGAACGCGATCCAGAGAAGTGGCAAGCATGGTATGACAAGAAGTTAAAACATGTACAAGGAGCAAACAATCCTAGTTATTCTGGATACACTGATGACCAGCTGGTCGACATCGCGGTTGGTTTATATTTAGACAATAACAGATTGTTCACGTACGGTATATGGAAGAGACATTGCCAGTCGTCAAAGACTCCACAGAGTTTCTCTAAAATGAGATTCAATGGAGAAGGGTTCAGAGGTTTCAAGAGAATGATCAAACTAGAATTGACAAATAGAGGTATTGATTATACTGATGATAGTTTTACATACAAGAGAACTGCTGAGCATAATGCCAATTTGAGAAACAACAATATAGGAAAAAAGTGGTTCACAAACGGGACGAAGAGGTTAATGACATATCAAGATGACCCGCGGGTATCCGGTTGGAAGAACGGAAGGACTTTAAACAAGACAAACACAATTTAATTATGATAAAAATTACAAAACTTAAACAAAAGCAACCAGTGTATGATATCACTGTAAAAGATAATCACAATTTCTTCGGAAATAATATACTAGTACACAACTGCACCGAGATCACATTAAACACAAAAGCGACTAGCTACACAAAAACTGGCAGAAGTGTCAAGGAGTATGGAGAGACCGCTGTTTGTAATTTAGGTAGTATCAATCTGAAGAATCATTTGATTGAAGTAGATGGAAAAGTAACGTTAGACTATGACAAGCTGAAGAACACAGTGACTGTTGGTATGAGGATGTTAGATAACGTTATTGATATCAACTTCTATCCGACTGAAGAGACTCGGAGGAGCAATACTAAGCACAGACCAGTAGGCATGGGTAGCATGGGCTGGCATGATATGTTCTTGTCAATGGGCATTGAATTCGATAGCGATGAGGCTGTCAAGTTGTCAAGCGATGTGTATGAATACATTTCATACAATGCTATATCAGCTAGTAACGATCTAGCCAAAGCCAGAGGCAAGTATGAATCATTCGAAGGATCAGCCTGGTCACAAGGTATATTACCGATGGATAGTTATCGTGACTTGATGAAGTTACGTACTGTGCGAGCTAGCAGTCGATCCAAACTCGATTGGGACTCTCTCAGAGCGTCTGTAGTTAAGCATGGCATGCGGAACAGCAACACGATGGCCATAGCACCAACAGCCACGATTAGCTCTATTGTAGGATCAAGTCCGAGTATCGAGCCATATTACAGTGTGTTGTATGTGTACAGTACATTGAGTGGTGAGTTTACCATGGTCAATGATCACTTCGTCAAGGACATGAAGAAGTTAGGATTATGGTCTCAGAGGCTAATCGATGATGTGAAACGTACAGATGGTGATATCTCCAAGTTGACTGATTGGAAAATTCCAGCAGAGATTGTGTCCAAATACCGAACAGCGTTTCAGCAGGATCAGATGAAGATGGTTGAATCTGCTGCTGCAAGGCAAAAGTGGATTGACCAGGGGGTGAGTTTAAATCTGTACAATGACAAGTCGAGTCTCAAGTTTTTGAATGATTTGTACATGCATGCATGGGAGAACGGATTGAAGACCACATACTATCTACGCAATCGTGCTGCCAGTACAATTGAGAAGAGCACAGTTGGGTCAACTCCAGAACCAGAAAATATCACAGCATGTAGTTTGAACAGTGCCCCTGGTGAATGTGAAGCTTGTCAGTAGCGTGAGAATAATATTTGCCTGGTTATTATATCAAGTTGGTGACATTATAAGTAGATTGTTACGGTATAGTATGTTCGCGTGGTTATATCCAGTATATAGCAAGTTGATGTTGTGGAGCTCTCATCTCGATAGTAGTGATGCTATATGGCATAAAAAAAATGACTGATATGTATAAATAATAGTATGCCAGTAACAACCACGACTACAAGCACTAGACCTGTACTAGAATCATCGCATGCAGGTGCGATGTTATTCGACACAGATACCAATCAACTCATCATATGGGATGGCACTATATGGTATGTATTCGAACCAACGGCCACAATAGATCCTTGATTCCATAATGAGTACAAAGATTATAGGAAAGAACGGGTCGATATGGTTAACTGGTAGATCTGCATTTGATCTAGATCAAGGAGGAGTCATTACTTTCCCGTACCCGGATATAGTTGATATTGAGAGTGTCATCACCGCTGCAGCAGCAGAGGACGGTATAATGGGATTCGGTACCGATACTAAGAACTTGTATATATCAAATAATGGAAGATGGTATAAGTTTGATTCTAGGTGGCATAAATGGAATACTCACGACCTAGATTGGAATGAGGAGAGCTTTGTTGCGATTGATTCTAATAGCACACCAATATAGGCTGAATAACTTTCTATAATTAAGTAGTACTTGTTGCTATTTATCAGCAATAATATATACTAAGTATTGAAATATGAGTCAAATCTTAGGCAAAGAATCCGCAGGAGTAAATCAAATACTCCCACACAAAAACAAATGGGCTTGGGACCTGTATCGTTCTGGAAAGAACAACAATTGGACACCTGAAGAAGTGCCTATGACCAAGGATGTACAGAACTGGAAGAAGAGTGATGTTATCTCTGATAATGAAAGACTGCTCATCAAGAGATGTCTAGGGTTTTTTGCTGGTAGTGAGAGTTTGGTAGGTAACAACTTGTTCACATTGTTCAAGTATATAACGGATGCTGAATGTCGGCAGTACTTGAGCAGGCAGATGTATGAGGAGTGTTTACATAATGATACAATCGTGTATATTTGTGATTCACTTGATCTGGATATTACTGAGGTATATCAAGCATATGAAAATATTCCTAGCATCAAGGCTAAAGATGATTTTCTCATGAATGTAACAGGTGACTTGGTTAACAATCCAGTTGACACGAGCACACCTGAAGGAGTGAGAGAAGTTATCAAAGCAGCGTTCATATACTGGATTGTATGTGAGGGTACATTTTTCTTCAGCGGATTCGCCATGCTGCTGGCATTATCGGACAAGATTCCTGGAATCGCTGAGCAAATTCAATACACATTGAGAGATGAGAGTATACACATCAAGTTTGGCACAATGCTTCTCAACAAGATCAGAGAACAACATCCAGACGTGTGGGACGCTAAGCTAGATGAAGAGTTGACAGGATATCTCAAGAGTGCTGTAGAGTTGGAGATAAACTACGCTAAAGACGCTCTCCCCTCAGGGATCCTAGGTTTAAACTCTGACATGTTCGTTGATTACATGCAACATATTGCAAATCGTAGATTGTCCGGATTAGGCATGGATTTCCGGTATGAAAAGGACGAGAATCCGTTTCCTTGGTTGAGTGAAGTGATAGATTTGAGCAAACAAAAGAACTTCTTTGAATCAAAGGTTACAGAGTATCAAAACTCTGGTGCTCTCGACGACGACTTTTAGAAATACGTATACTTTTCGGTAGCGCAACCGACTTTTCGATTAAATAATTATATGATCGAGAAAATAAAGAATATACTTAAATTTAAAAATGATGTAAGCCTGCCTGACATAGAGGTCAACGAGGTGTCACAGACTTTATCTCAATCCATTGGATGGGGATTAACACAAAACAACATACCACGGGCTTGGACAGAGTCTAAGGGCAAAGGAGTTGTCGTGGCTGTGATTGACACAGGCATGCCCATTCATCCAGATATAGGGGACAATGCTATTGAAGGTAAATCCTTCATACCTGGTGAGAACATATATGACAACCATGGACATCAAACTCATTGCGTTGGTATCATATGTGCCAAGAATAATGAGTTTGGAATGGTCGGAGTTGCTCCGGAATCTAAATGTGTTTGTATCAAGGGATTGAGCAACAGTGGCAGTGGCAGTTCTAAAGGAATCGCAGATGCACTAGATTATTGTTTGGAAATCAAGCCGGATATCGTGAGCATGAGTCTAGGTAGTTCCAGAGCAGACCCAGCCATGCATGAGGCTATCAAGCGACTGGTCAAGGCTGGTATAGTTGTAGTATGCGCCGCTGGCAATAGCGCTGCAGCTGGTGTCAATTATCCTGGAGCATTTCCAGAGACTATAGCTATTGGTTCACATGAAGTTGATGGTAAGCTGTCATGGTTTAGTAGTGTAGGTACTCAAGTCGATTGGGCTGCACCTGGAGGTAAAATATACAGCACGTACACCAAAGGACGATATGCAGAGCTGAGCGGAACTTCAATGGCATGTCCATTTGTAGCTGGTGTTCTAGCTCTATTGATATCTAAATGGAAGAAGGACGGTAGAGAATACACTGTGGATGATGTTTGGTTGTCGTTACTTTCCAATACTATAGACAAGTTTACACCTGGTGAAGACAATCACTTTGGTAATGGCATCATTGATGTGTTGTCTCTTTTAGATGCTGGGCCGGAACCTGAACCAACACCGGAACCTGAACCAACACCGGAACCAACACCGGAACCAACACCGGAACCAACACCGGAACCTGAACCAACACCGGAACCAAAACCCGGGGTATGGATGAGACAACGGACATGGGTTACTATTGGGTTGTTTTTACTAACCACAATAGGCATACTGTCACTAATAAATCACCACATGTCTATTGACGTTCTAGAAGAGATCGATTGGGATCAACGACTAGAGGAGGACTTGGAGAGCAGAGGACTAACGGAAGAGCAATGGCGCTCTATGAGGCGTTAAGAGAGTCTTTTTTGATAATTTTAAGTGCTGCTTCGCGATCTAACCAGTCGTGAACCAGCACTTGTTTGTTGGACAAATCCTTGTAGTGTTGAAAGAAATTCTTAGTCACATCTAAGAATAACCGGCTGACTTGATGTATGTCGGTTTTTCTTTTAACTGCGGATGTAGGCACGCCTAAGATCTTGTAATCCTTATCACCATCGTCATCCATATCTAACACTCCTATCACGCGACACTCTACTAATGTGGTTCTCTCTATGGGAGCATTAGCATACACCAGGATGTCTAGTGGGTCGCCATCAGCACCTAATGTGTTAGGTATAAACCCGTAATTGGCAGGGTAGACCATGGCGCTCGTTAAGCATCTATCCAGTCTAAATATCTCTAAATCTTTATCATATTCATACTTCGTACTGGTTCCTTTGGGTATCTCTACAATAGCGTTTACTATGTCCGGGGAGTCCTTATGTAGGGGAATCTTGTACAGGTTTATCATGTGATTATTTATGATAGTGTTGTGTGATTAAATACAAAAAAGCCTGCCAACTTTCGCTGACAGGCTAGATATTTTTAGCTCTTATTCCATCAATTAGAAGTCCATGGACAGTCCAACTGATACAATAGTTTCCCCATCGACGTCTTCTGCATCAATGTAATCGACTCCCAAGTTACCCTTGAGATCACCAACGACCACACGTGAAGCACCCAGACCAGCAATGAAGTAGTCTCGGTCGAGTGTTTTGGTCACTTCAGTCCGTCCAACACCAGCTCCAACCGTCAATGCGGCAAGGTCAGTGTCGAACGTGTGACTGATTCCAAGCTCAGTAGTATACAACTCATCGTCGAGATTGTAAAACACTGTAACTGTTGGTGACAATACTACATCAGCTGACAAACCAATGAACAATTCACCAACTGACGCTCCGTCTACTTGCTCACGGTGAGTGTACCCACCAGTTGCAGCTAACAGACCGTCAAGGAAGGTTGATGACACACCTCCGACGAATTCATACGTATCACTCGTGCCTGCTAGAGGTGAGCTCATGAATCCGGAGAAGTACGCTCCGATATTATCAGAGACATCCCCTTGGACACCTAGTTGAGTTTGGATTGCTTCAGAAGACACGAGAGCACCACGATAAATGTAGTCGGACTTGTACCCCGTGCTAATATTACCAGACAGCTCTCCTGCCGTTACGTTATTGATTAAGCTGCAAAGCAGCGTTAGAATAGTTAATTTAACTTTCATGCCATTATTATAATGGCTTCTGAAGCTAATGGCAACTGTTACCTACTCTCCAAATTTGTACCCGAAACAATCTTCATCTATCACACTTTCATAAAACCCCAATAAACTATTAAGTTCTGAGCATAATCCACGTATTGTGAGTTTGTATGTATAATTCATTTCTCTAAAATTATTCTCATTAATACAGGGTTATCATCTTTGTAGATAGATAAATCGTCTTGCTCGTTGAAATAAAGCAATTTAAATCCAAGAGATAGAACTGTATTTAAGAACTTTTGTGAATCTACGAATCTACGAGTATGTCCATCATTAAAATATGTTGTGTCACATATATGCTCACCCACTCCGAATTTTGTATCTTTGGTTGTGCGAACTTCAATACAAAACAAACCCTCTCCCCTTAAACATTCGAATACTTTGGTTAATAGTCTATCTTGCTCTTCTGATGTAATTGAATGAATAGTGAACCGAGAATAAAACACATCAATTGGTAACAGGTCTGGATGATATTCATTTGTATGTTTATCATCTGAGTGATGCGAGGGTTTGATAAAATCATCCACAAGAAACTGTAGTCTATGGTGAGCTTTGCCTTCTTTAACTGAAGAATCTATAGACTGATCAACAGCCAGAACATCATGACCTAATTTAGCGAAATAAAACGAGTCTCTTGCATTTCCACACCCTAAGTCCACGATTGATCGCTGATGTTTAAAAAAGTTTTCTTCGCAAAATTTAGCAAAAGTGCTACATTCAGATATATCCTCTCTAAACGAGTGATCTCTATAAAATTTATTCCAGTATTGTTTGTCCATTATCGTTTTCCGTGTCTAGTATGAGCATGCTTGTCTTTTATTGGTGTGCGCCAATCACTACCATAAAGTTTCTGAAAATAAACCTCTGGATTTACTGGGCATGCAAACTCTCTATTGTTGAAGCTCACTGTGTTATTTTTTGAGAAATCCGCAGGTGTCAAAGTGCCAAAAGACGGATGATTGATTAAGTTTTCTGATTCCGTATTTTCTTTTTCATAGAAATAAATATCTATATAATCCCCGCCACGAGTGAATGAGGTAATCAAAGGGAGCAACCTAGTTAGTATCAGCTTATTTTCTTTCATCTTTTCTACGATTTTGATAAGCTCCTCCTCATTATCAATCCATACAGCTATATCTGTATCCGTATCATGCTCGATAAGGTTTCCATCTCTGTATATCCCCAGTAGAGTACCAAATACAATACAATACTTGACTTCAAGATGTTCAAAGATATCAACCGTGGTTAACAGGTTGGATGTTGACTGTTGTATATTGATTGGAGTTCCGGGCTGGTTAGGATGATTTGAGAACCGATTTTGCCCGGTGATTCGAGGGTACTTACGTTTGATTTTATTTATTTTCATTTTATAAATTTTACATTTTTGTTATAATCCCATGCATTTTGTTTTTGCAGTGAGTCTTGTTTGTTGTTTTGGGAGTATCTAATTGTAATCCAGTTTTTTTAGCCAGCACATATGCAGCTGCATATTGTATCAGTCGGTTTCCAAGGCGACCTCGATATTTCATATCAATCATAACTTGCTATCTAATCCTTTTAAACTTAAAATTTCAGTAGATATAAATTTATTATCAATTTTATTTATATCAAAATCATTTTTATATATTTCCACGAGCTTTGCTAACAGAAACTCCGAGAATCCATATGCAGCACAATTGTGTTTAAAGAACATATCATGAAATTTGCGAATATTGTTCTTCATATACAATACACGTTCTTTGTCTTCTAATAACAATGTAACTTGTTGATGTATATGTTCCATGCTATGTTCTCGTAAATCAAATCTTAACACGTAATCGTCGACATTCGTAAATATATTTTCCCAGCCATAGTCATTCATAGAATTGATCATAATCGGAATACACCCACATCTTATTACATCAAAAAATGTATGTGTCCAAATTCTATCACCACGTAACATATACACGACATCTGATTTGGATAAATTATTTAAATAAGTTTCATATGTTCCTGTTTTGAATCCATCTCTGTAGATCTTCTCTTTAAATAAAGAAACATCGAATCTTTTGTCATCTACTTTGTTGTAAAAAGAAAGAACGTTACCTCGTGTTTCATGAGTGTTGTTACCAGACCAAAAAACTTTATTGTGAAAAGTTTCATTTTTAATTGTTTTATTGTCGCCAAACTTAGGGCCGAGAGGAGTCGGTATGACATAAGGAATATCGCATAAATCGTTTGTTGAAAAACAAAAGTTACTAAAGTTTGGACGAGGTGAAATTGCATTATCAACACAAAATCCTTCACGGCACTTCAACAAACTTAAGTTTACATATTTGCGAGGATTGCGAAGAATAGAAACCTCATTGGGTTTTACTTTGTTTGAATCATATGCATGCCAGTGCTTTTCCGTAAAATACAAATCGGCATCTTTAGATGAGCCATCAACGAAATTGATTTTTTTATGAAAAGTGTCGCAAAACCGGTTTTGCTTTAATCCAAAATCTGTTGCTATTGTTATCATATTATAGTAATTTATTTAAGAAATCATCATATTGTTGTATAAAAGGAAATTCACTCAATAATTTGCTCTGTTCCTCATTGCTGAGTTTTTTCTTCCACTCATAAATGTCTGTGGTTCTTTTGTGAGATTTTAACTTACCCGCTTCGATTAAATCGCTTTTATCTTCAATCGGTGCGAAAGAGTATTTCCATTTCTCGTAAGTTTTATCGTATACAGAAGCCATGTCAAGAGTTTGTAACAACTCTTTTAAAAATTCACTAAAATTACCTATCATGAACTCATACGGTAATATAACTTTGTTGGTTGCCGGCAAGTTCCAAAATTTTTCAATTTTCTTTGAATTAATGGGGGTAACTCTATTGATATAATTCGCAAGTCCTTCTTTTTGAATTTTTTGCCGTTTCGACTCAAATTGTTCTTGTGTAAAACCAGCAGGGCACTTATGAGTGTATCCGAACGAATAAAACATAGATATGGTAATACCAATAGGATTGCGAGGTATGAAAATAAAATTGTCATTAGCGAGATTAACACCAACAAGTTTTGCCGGATTTGCTGGATTGATCAATCGCTCAAATCGCAACTTCATTAAGCCTGAATCATTATTAACCACAATATCTTCTCCCACTTTGATTCGCGGAAGATCGAAAACACTCTTCAAAATTTTTGAAACTATTGTTGATCCGCACTTGTGCGGTGCATGTATTATATATTTTTTCATTTTTGTTTTTTTTTCGTTCCCTAAGAAAGTATACTTTTTTATTTTGCTAAAATTTATATCCAAAGTAATTTATGTCCCACTCAAATAATTTTGAAACCTTTTCTTTGGTCTCGTCGTTGTAGTATTTTCTATAATCATATTCTACCCGGTTAGTATTATGCTTTTGGTGTGAGAGATTATAATCAACAATTCCCAGTTTATTAAAAACGACCTTCGCATCGTGTTCTATGTTTTCTTGTCTTATGAAGTGATCTATACATAGTTCGTTGTTATAATGAAACATTGATTTATATGTGTTGTTACGGGTAAAATGATCTCTCTCTAGATTATGACAAACCCAATCATTAAATGTAGATGTTACTCCACGATGAACCGATATATGATGGTAAAAAGAGACAACCCTATCAAAAGGATTTCTTATAACTGTAAATATATACCATTCCTTTCTTTTAAAACAATCTTCAGAATACCTGTCATTAATAAATTTAACAAATTGAGGTAGTGCTCCATGTACAGATAGATAATAATTTATGCCTTCGTTAGATAAATCCATACCAAACGGCTCTAGTTCTTTATTTCCATCGAAGGATCCATACTGACGTCGCAATACCGCCCTAACACTTGTACCAGCACATTTAGGTGGATGTATGAACATGAATTTTTCTGAATTATTAATCATTGATCATCAGTTATAATTCTATCAAGCTCATTACCTTTTACACTTAAGTCAACATATCTGTCTGGTTGTTGGGTAGCTCTACTGCTATAATGACCAAATATATCGTCATAATTTGTTTCAGCTATAAGTTCTAGACCATCTTCTTTCCACCTATCAATCCAGAAAAAATCTTCATGAGTAAATTCATGTGCATATGCTCCCATCACATTATATTCAGACATAATAGGTAAATCTTTTAATACATCCACAAGAGGGGTACTCTCATTGATTCCTTCAATGTACTCTCGTACCAGTTTGCTTAAGTTCTTCGGATATACTAGAGGCATCCTGAACATGAATTCAAACTCGACATTAAAATTAAGAATTTCTGATGTAGTGTCTTGCCATCTCTTGACCCCTTCAATAGGATGTCCAATTTTTTGTAAGCGAGGTAATAATTTGCTGTATCTATTTTTTACTAAAAGAGGCTTATTGTTTTTAAAAAATCTATCTGGTGTATGCTCTTTTTTAAATAAGCTATCTGCATCAATATGACATATGTAATCAGTGTCAGTCGGGACATACAGGTCACTTAATAATTTCATATATTGCTGCCGCACATATCCCCTTTTAACGTGTTTCGCTTCTTTGTTTATGAAATATTTTTGTTCTATTGAATCAAGGTAACGCTGTGTTTCAATGCAATCATTTTCATGGTCGTCTATAATTACCACGTTATCATGATATCCTTTACAAAACTTTTTGATGGACTTGAGGTTGTACTTTAAGAACTCAAGGTCCTTATCGTAAGTTATTGTAACGATGGAAGTTTTCATTTTTTATTTTTTTTGTAGTCTGTTAATTTTACTTGCATACGTGATGCTATTGATGTGATTATTAATATCATTTTTTGCAGACCCTTATCATCTTCGTAACAATTGTATAATACTCTTAGTAAATCGCACACAACCTTCGGGTTTTCCGGGGATATTTTATCCCTGTTTTGAAGGTGTAATAGACACCATTTTAGTCTTTCTTCGTCATGTTTTGTAGTGCCACGTAGATTAACTTCACCGGTAATTATACTATCAGCGAACTGCTTAAGTTGCTCTTTTGTTTTTATTTTTGTTATATCGATTGTCTTCATAAATGTAATGATGTTTCAAGAATTACAATATCTCTCCCATAATTTTCTGTCCCAATATGTGCGGTCAAGAAAAGTTTGTTGTGTCTGATCGTCAAGTTCGTTGAATTCAAGTTTGATCTTGTTAGGTGTGTTGTTCCGCCAAACATCAACAACCTCTACCTCCACATCTGATCTCATGACACCGTATGCTCCGTGAAACACCTGGTCAATCAATTGGTCTGTGTTTTGTATGCTTTTGACTATCCAATGCCTCAAGTATTGATCACATGCGGTCAGGTGTTTAGGTTCAATTATGGTATCATCTGATAGATTCAACAAATTGCGAATGAACCAGCTGTCCTCTAGTTCATCTGAGTTGATATACTTGATGAAATCTTCTGCTTGAATGGCTCCATGATTTGGTTCATGTGCGCTGGCATCTGTGGTCAAATAGTTGTACATCGATTGAGTTCTGCTCCATGGATCTCTCAGGATGGTGAAATTGAGCAGATGTTCACGTCCAGTGGCTTGTTGAATCAATTGCAAGGCTTGTCTGTGCTGACTGTAACCATGAGAGTAATCATCTGGCATGTTTGAAGCACCATCACCCACTGGATCGACACTCACAGAAAAAACCTCAATCTCACCAGATTCAATCGCCTCAACAAAATGTACTATATCCACCCAATCGGAATTTCCGTCTCCACTTGGGTTGCTTTTGAAGTGTTCATTGTTGATATGTACATCTGTCGGAGTGTATATCACGCAGGTCAATTGCTTGTGACCTCCTACGTTCACAATACTTCTTCGAATTCGATCAGACGTCCAACCCGGGACAGATCTAGATCCCATCTCTATACTGTACACACGACACAACATCATCATCCAACCCAAAGTGTACGTACCGGCGTTTTTTGCTATGTGGTAGAACACTGGAAGTAGTGATGGTGATGAATTCATGTCTTTTGATGTAAGATAATAGTATATGGATGTTTGGCTAATATATCCTTCTCAGAAATACCAGAATCGCAAGGGAGAGAGTAGTTAGCTATTATGTTTGTGTCTATCACTTGTGACAAGTATTTAGCTCCCTCAGGTGAATTAACATAATACCATATGGCTATATCATAATTTAAGCGTGCATACGCTTTCTTGTGTATATATCTATACAACAATTCCTTGCTACCTTTCATAATGTCATATAATTCATCACAATTCTTGTATAACGCGATTCCATTAAGATGGTATCTCCACTCGCTATCCGGTAATTTCTGTTTACCCTTGTATCTACTACCACCTATAATAAACTCCTTCATATTACAGTAATGGACTAGTCCATCTAACCAATATTCACTCATTGGCCTTGAATCTGTTTCTATGACCATAACGAAATCATGAGATTTAGATTTAAGATAATCGAACGTTCTATAGAAAGATTGATTAGGCCCGTTTGATTGTCCTAATTCATGTTTAACATCTACTTTATCATCGTGCGTGTATATATCTTCTTCAGCAGGGATATTACAGTTGTGTATATCTAGAGAGTTGACACTCTTATTGCTCTTGATGTAATCAAGCTGACTCGAATCGACATCAGTGTTAAGTGATATGATAATATCGATCAACCGGTTCTCTGAAACACTCTCAACATATCTATCTATACACTCTTTAACATCACCAGATATGAGCTCTGATTTTGTAGTGATTAGAACTAACGCGATCTTGTACTCCTCAGATCGTAACGGCATTACTCCGGACGTTTCCCGGTTGGTTTCCCGTCCTGACCTATGATACCAGCTCTGATCTTAGTGGCAGACACTTCTTGTAACTCTTTGCTCAATTCCAATTGCTCGATGTTGTATCCAACACCGCGACCGTAAAACACATCCATTATGTTAGGTAGTTCGATAACCTTGATCTTGTCCCCAAATTCCACGCATGCAGCGTGTATCTCCGCTTTGACTTTCTCAAAGTCATATGGGTTACTGTCATCAATTCCACCAACGTCTCTAAGAGCTATGCAGCATTGACCTGTACGTTTCACAGCTTCCGCCACAAGAGTTTTGTGACCAACATGAAAAGGTTGATACCTACCAATTAACAATGCTGTAGGAGCTTGATTGTCCCACTTCTCGGTCTCGTAAATAGCTTCAAGAGCTTGTTCACACCACTCATCAGGTGTACCATCAGTTAAAATCAAATCTTTCTCATCCCATCTAGCATCTTTGGTAGGATCCTCAAACATTTTGTTTGTGTCAGCGTATCTACCTTCTTCAATTCTGTTGACCCATATAACAAGATCAGGATTGAATAGCTCTCTAGCTTCTTCTGTGGGACAGCAAAAATCTGAAACTACATAACCACCACCAAGTGTGGCCCAGTCGGCAAGTTTGCCCATTCGACGTGCATGTTCATTACGATCTTCCGGTGTGAATCCTAGATCCTTGTGGATCTCTTGCCTGATAGCATCAGCATTAAACCATACAGCTTGAAGCTTAGGAACTAGCTTTTCTGCCAACGTTGTCTTGCCTGAACCAGGAAGGCCCATGATTAAAATTTTTCGTTTTAAGCGCATACAAATACTTATTCAAACCCCGGAGGATCTTTCTTCGTAAGCGCGACATAATTATGCTTTTTTTGATAAGTAATTACATGAGCGGAGATTACGATAAATTATTAGGGGATTTGCAAGAGAACAGTGCCCGGAATGTAGACCTTAGGTTAGCCTTGAAGCATGCACACCAAAAGATAGATGAGCTCGAGAAAGAAGTTTTCAGATATAAAATGTTAATGGCGGGCAAGGACGAGATGATGAATTCTCTAGGATGGGCATGTAAGAAGCCTGAGGAGAAATACAACGGAGACGCTTAAATTTAAAATAATGGTTGCATCGGTGTGATTGAGCATGTATAATAAAGGAGTTATGAAAAATACACTAGATACAATCCAGAGTTTAATCGGAGGAGTTACTGCGGTACTTCTATCAGCATTAGGCTTGTTAGTCGTCGCCCAAGTAGTTTTTGGCGAAGCGACTAGTCTTAACGTCATCAGTAACCTACAAGGAATCCTAGACGGGTTCGTAGGGCAAGGTGCTAGCTTAGCAGGTATTATTACCCTGTTGTTAGTCGTTGCATTACTTCAACGCAAGAAAGAATAACAGTCCAGAATATTCTATACCCTAACCCGTTAGCCTAGTGCTAGCGGGTTTTTTTATGTAAAAACCTTGTTTTATAGTGGCTTGCCTGTATTAACGTCAAATTTATTTGGTTGAGCTGCTGGTAGTGGCTTGCCTGTATTAACGTCAAATTTATTTGGTTGAGCTGCTGGTAGTGGCTTGCCTGTATTAACGTCAAATTTATTTGGTTGAGCTGCTGGTTGAGCTGCTGGTAGTGGCTTGCCTGTATTAACGTCAAATTTATTTGGTTGAGCTGCAGCATCGCTAGCGACGCGACGCTCATTTCGACTGACAACCTGCTTATATGTCTTATCTATCATTTGATTGTATTTATCAATGATAGGTTTCTCCGTTGGACCTAGTTGATCATAAGTACCACCCTTCAAGTAACTTTGCATGTTTGTATCATACTGCGCGAATAGTGTCATCTGAGCAGGTGATAATGCCTCCCACTCGACTCCTGCTTTAGTGGCATCATACCATTCGGGCATTGGTGGTAATTCCATTCCCTGGTCGGCCATCAACTTCTTTACCCCAGAGTTCCGTTGTTGGTGGTAATCCACCGAAGAATATGCCTCCCAAAGTAACCTACTATCTATATCAGTCATATTTTTATTTATACCCATTACAATTGAATAACAGTTAAACTTCATGCTCAATCGGGTTTTTTATGTAAAAACCTTGTTTTATAGTGGCATTCATATAAGTAATGATTTATAATTAAGATATGAAAGCATTATTTTCCATTGTATTCTTTATTCCGTTAGCATTTTTGTTACTTGGTTCATCACATAACGCTCCTGAGAAGGAAAACAATCTGAACATCACCAAGGCTGTGGTGAAGATACCTAGGGACAATTTACCAGAAGTGAAGCATCCAGTTGTTATACAGATCGAACATCAAGGGTTTCCTTTTGATATAAGCGGAAACTTTCCATATGTTGTTATGGTTGACAACAGAGTGTATAGGTGCAACAAGGATGATGTCAAGCTGTTCTTAGAGAAGATTGTAACAGACAAGCCGTTTGTCCCTGGTCGTGTTCAGGGATTGAATTAATCACTCACCGCGTTCCGGTAAGCCTTCACCTCTTCTGTAATCATTTTCTGACTGACTGAACAAGTCAGCATCCGGATCTTCTTCTTCCATTGGCGGAAACTTTATATACTCAAGGAAATGACCATCAGCCAATCCAACAATCACGTCACCTAGATCGTGCTCAATCACGCCTCCCATACCATCTCCATCAGATCCATATGATTTAAACTCGTCAGAAGGTTCCAGTACAAAAAACGAACCCTCACGACTTGGCCGAAACAACTTGTCCAAGCCCATGGGCAATTGCTCTAATGCTTGTCTCATCTGTTGTTCACTATCGAAAGCACCATCTTTAGGTCCTCTGTATACATACTCTCTACCATAATCATCGAGCTCCTTTTGTTCAGGAGGTCTGTTGAGTTTCAAACTTGAAGATTTACTTGGTTGAGGTCTTCTGCTAGGATTTTCATTCGCGAAGTCCATGTGTTCGTCCTCAATACCTTCATTGTTGGTCATGTATGCTTCCCAAATTAGTTGCACGTCTTTGTTACTGCTCATATACTTACTTATCATGTACAACCTATGTTGCATCAGTTTATCACTAAAAAAGTTTGGATTCAATCATCGTGTGGCAATGGCATAAGTAACTATATGTATTATGATTTATTTAATGGTGATGCTGACGGTATGATCAGCACTCATATGTACCGGACTTTCATGCCTAAGGATTCTATCAAGTTCACGGGCATGAAGAGAGACATCAAGTTGCTTAGACATGTCACCAAAGCTCATGACAGTATCATAACTGTATTTGATGTGTCTCTCGCGAGTAACGACGATTACGTGGAGAAGATTTTGCAGAATAATAATAATATCAGGTGGTTTGATCATCACGACCCAGGAGAGACTGACTTTGGAGATAGATTGATGGCTAAGATTGATCCTGATCCGGATTGTTGTACTGCTATACTGGTTGATAAACATCTAGATGGATTGTACCGACCGTGGACAATCGCTGCAGCGTTTGGTGACAACTTGCATAAGCAAGCAGAGGAGATGAACCCAAACATGTCTCAAGAGAGAATGGACACATTGCGTACCATAGGTGAGACGTTGAATTATAGTGGTTATGGTAATACTGAGGATGACTTGTTAGCACAACCTATAGACATATATGAGGACATGGCTCAATATCGTAATCCGTTCAATTACTTCAGAAGAAGCAGATTGTTTCACTCCATACATGATCAAATGTTAGCAGACAAAGAGCAGTTGTCTCGATCCGCAGTGTTGTTTGATGAAGAATTCGGCATGGTGGTACAATTGCCTAGTTCTGTAGCTAGTTCACGATACAGTGGTATATATAGCAACGACCTGGCCATGAGTGATCCAGACAAAGCGTTTGCTATAGTAACTGCAAACGGAGAAGACTTCAAGGTTAGTATCAGAGCTCCAATCAACAGACCAACTGGTGCAGTCACGTTAGCTAATCAATTTCCAACAGGTGGAGGAAGAGAGAAGGCTGCTGGCATAAATGTACTACCTCAAGACAAAATACATGAGTTTTATAGTGGTTTTAGTGATATTTTTAATGTATAACAATTAGTTGCTATTTCTCTGTATTTATGTTATAATTATATATATGGACGAACTCAACAGAAGACAATTTGTAACACAACTAGCAAAAACGTGCCTGGGTGTGGGTATGTTACCTCTCACGCAGAACTACATGCATGCTGATCAACTGAAAACATCACGTGTCATGGCCAAAGCGCAACATGTGATATACTTGAACATGAGTGGAGCCATGAGCCATGTGGACACATTTGATCCAAAACCAGGCACAACCAGTCAAGGACCTGTACAACCAATACAATCAAGCGCGGATGATATACAACTGTCTGAGTACTTACCGAACATAGCATCACAAATGCATAACGCAGCACTGATCAGATCTGTCAAATCAAGTCAAGGTGCACATGAACAAGCCAGTTACTTGATGCACACCAGTTATCAAAAGAGAGGCACAATCTCGCACCCCACATTCGGCAGCTGGGTGAGCAAATTAAAGGGTAGTAAAAACACAACAATTCCCAACCACGTGAAGATCGGAGGAGGTCCTGGGCATGCTGGTTATCTAGAAGCCAAGCACGGGCCAGTACCAATTGGCAATCCAAAAGCTGGTCTGGCCAACAGCAAGCTGGCTGAATACTTAGGTACCAGTCGATTCGACCGCCGGCTCATGGTGTCATCTGCAATGAACAAGACTTTCACGGAGAGTTACCCGCAAAAGAAAGTGAGAGCATACACTGATCTATACAAAGATGCGGTCAAGTTGATGAGAAGTACCGATTTGTTAGCGTTTGATATAGAATCTGAACCAGAGAGCATGCACGAGTTGTATGGTGATAGTAATTTTGGTCAAGGTTGCCTGCTAGCCAGACGATTGATCGAGCATGGTGTGCGTTATGTGGAGGTGACCAGAGGAGGTTGGGACACACATGATGATAATTTTGAAAGAGTCGCGGACAATTGCCTGGATGTTGACAATGCCGTTGGCGCGTTGCTCAGAGACCTGGACAGAAGAGGGTTGCTGAGCACCACGCTCGTGGTGATGACTTCTGAATTTGGTCGCACTCCGGATATCAATCCCAGAGACGGTAGAGACCATTGGCCTAATGCATTCAGTGCCATGTTCGCTGGAGCTGGTATCAAAGGAGGTACATTGTATGGTAGTAGTGATGAGTTAGGCAAACGAGTTGCCGAGCATCCAACCAAACCAGAAGACCTGAATGCTACAATAGCACATTTAATGGGTATGTCCACTCTGGATATTCATTACTCACCTAGTGGCAGACCCTTCAAGGTGGCTCATGAGGGTACACCTGTTATGGATATAATCAATTGAGAGAGCAATATTTAAAGCTCACAGAGATGTGGCAGAATGCTCAGTACAATGAAGTTGGTAGATATATCAACAATGCCGGTTGGTTACCTAGAGAGATGGCTGAGTTTTGTGCATACTTCTGTAAATACCTGGGAACAAATCAGTTAAATATTCTTTATAAGTTCATTTAAGGTTATAAATACTGTATATGAAACCTGATGAAATTTACTTACGATATCAAGCGTATCAACATCTATTAACAGAAGGGTACACTTCTGAAGATGCTAGAGAGATGATATCAGAAGGGAAGTGGGATAGAGCTAAGGCTTTAGGAGCTCTAGCTCTAGGAAGCACCGGATTGTTAGGTGGTAATGCTGCTCACGCTTCTAGTGCGATGGACAGAGACGCTGATCTTCAGATGGCTCAATCGATTGAAGACAAGGGCAGGGGAATCAATTGGGGTAAGAAGAACATCAGAACCGGAAAGAAGGACATGCTTCCTAGTGGTGGTAGTATAATTTTCACTGGATCTGATTTTGGTATGACTCATGATGAGTATCTGGAGTTGATAGATCAATACAAAAGATCGTTGTCACAATTTAATGGTTTCCGAGATATGATAAAGATGGCATCAGAGGATGCACAAAATGCTAGTATTGAGGATCACGTCAAGAGAGCTCATGTAAAAGGTATTTTCAAGGGAATGGAAATAGAGGATGCAATGGAACGCGCAGGTGTTTTAGATAAGAATCTAAGTGAGTTGTCTGGTATGATGGAGAAGACAATCAAGGAGATGATACAATTCCTCACTAGTTTGGACCGTGCTGGTTATATTGACTGGAGCAAATAAACTAACGGGAATACTATATTAATTCATTTGGACTGATAAATAATAATATGAAAGACAAAGATGCATTACTTTTATGGGAATCTTATTTAGAGAGTACAAAACCGGACTTCGCTGACATTGACAAAGATGGAGACAAAAAGGAGTCCATGAAGAAGGCCGCTAAAGACAAAGAAGAGGATACAGAGACTGTTGAAGAAACTGATCATAGTAATTTAAGAGCAGCTAGAACTGATAAAGAGAATGAGGAAGCTGACAAAGAGGAAGCTGACAAAAAGAAGGATGACGATGGAGAAGATGTAGTTGAGGAAGCAGCAATGCCTGAGGATGATGTTTTCAGTGCTATTGAGATGGCTGAAGGTGGAGATTACAGAGGTGCTATTGAAACAGCAGTATCTGCTATTGCTAACCACATGTTAAATGATATCGAGAATACTGGGAACGGTCCATTGGATGAAGCTGAGACAGCTGATGTATGGAACATCAAGGATGGTATCAAACTTGCAATGGAAGATTTATTCGGAGGAGCTAATGCAGAAGCATACGAGGCATTAACTAAAAATTTACGTAACGCTTTTCATAAGAGTAGCAACGAACCAGCTATCGATGAGTACCAGCCAAGTCCTGAACAGGATTTAGGTTATTAATAAAGCAGAATGACTCTAAGAGAGTTGATCCACTTTGTAATGGATCGCGGCAAGTCCACACACACCATAGGTTACATACACACATTTGATCCCAGGTGGAAGGAACGACCAATAGATGATGTGTTTCACAAGTACACCAATGCATTGAGAGAACTTCTAGAATTGTCAGGTGGTGACGAGCTTGAGGGTCATTCTATAGTTGTAGAAGGCAATGTACAAGATGGAGAGGAATTCACAGATGTGTACATAGGCAATGATGATGACAAGTGGAGCACCAGTTTTGTAGATTGGAATGAGTTGATAGACCTGCCAGTTGTAGACATGACCAGTGTGGAGCTAACTGAGATGCTGGCTCATGTGTTGTATGATATTACGTTTTACGGATTCACTAGAAAAAGTGTGATGGACAGTGCTGAGAGTCTACATGAAGTGATAAAAGAGGACACAATATTCTATGATCTTAGCAGCTTCACTGGTGATATCGATGTAGAGTAGTTGCACTTCACACAGATTGTCTTTATAATTGTTATATGAAGTACAATCCAAAGCAACGCAGAAAGCTCCGAGCCACAAAAGCATACAATAACAACACCTTTCTCAACAGCCGGGAAGCTAGAAGTCTTCGTATACAGTGTGAGATGATTGAGCCTGGTATTCGATTGAAGCGGCTGGGTGTTGATCACATGATAACATTTTTCGGAAGTGCCAGACCAAAAGAAGATGACCAGAATTATATAGATGCAAGGAATCTAGCGAGGATGTTAGGAGAGGTTGAAGGAGCAACAGGAGACGTTGGTATTAGCTCTGGTGGTGGACCTGGCATCATGGAGGCAGTTAACAGAGGAGCAAGAGAGGGAGGCGCCAAGAGCATAGGCATGGGCATAAGTCTGCCATTCGAGCAAAGAAACAACCAGTATGTCAGCAGTGATTTAGATTTTGAGTTTCATTACTTCTTTACAAGGAAATACTGGTGTGTTTATCTGACCAAAGCGTATGTTATAATGCCTGGTGGTGTTGGCACGTTGGATGAGATGTTTGAGATTTTAACTTTGATACAAACTCAGAAAATGCCCGCGGTACCTATTGTGTTGTTCAATAGTGATTTCTGGAACAGAGTAGTTAACTTTGATACTATGATCGAATACGGTACAATCTCACCAGAAGATGTGAATCTATTTAAAATTACTGATGATTATGATGAAGCTGTTAGTTATATCAGTGATAATATTAACTTGGCACCTAAATAGTTATATGAAATCAAGTAAAGGAGAGCCAATCGTACTCATCAATCTTCTTTTCATAGTAGCTATCATGATATGGGCAGCAGTGTATTATGTCAATCATGTTCAAGAGTTGAGAGAGGTGATCGACGTTCAGGATGAAGCGATTCAAATGCAACGCGTTGAAATCGACATGTTGAATCGAGTCTTTCTACCAGGATTACCATACACTCCGGGAAACACAAACCCGTTGTATAGACCTAATTACAATACTGGTGACAACTCTAATGCTAATATGAACAATGAGTAGAAAGATAGAACGTGAACCACGACCAGACATATATCGTCTGATATATAGACCTGGGAAGTGGACCACAAAAGGAGAGAGATTTTTTAATACATTCACTGCCGGAGAGGCATTAGATGATTTGTACCATGCATTCAAGACAGGTAAAGTCAATGCACCGTGCTTGACATTAGTAACAATAGATGTATGGAACCCGTACTCAAACAAATGGGAATGCCGGCAGATTGAAGCTATTCAAGAGACAACTATCAAGCCACCTCAAATGACTATCAAAGGTAGATCTATATACATATGCAATGAAGAAGAAGGACCAACGGGTAATTAGTGCAATAAGGCATGATTTGCTGAGTGAGCTCCATCGCCATGAAGATATACTGATCAAATCTCTCGAGATACAAGTGAGCAAGTTGGAGTTCTCTGCTTTTAAATACAAGGAGCAAGAGGTGTATGATGATCTGCTGGACATGAAGAGAGCATTAAATATACTCAAGTGTTACTTCGAGGTTACTCACACTGACGATTGTTAGTCTGTGTTAAACCTTACCAGTTGCTGGGACTATCTCAACATCAGCAGAGTCATTACGACCAGGAGGAGTCTTATCATTGTTTGCTTTTCCTATGTCACGAACACTATCATTAGTATCCATTAAATGCATAGCTGCATTCTTGAATAAATGACTGTGATCTTTGGCGACAACATGATCAACATTACTATCACTGATCAACGTTAGTGTTGCACCAGTCCAATGAGGGTGATTGTCACTAGCATCGGCACTATCAACATGCTTTCCACCATGAAGCTCACAATCGAAATGCAAACCTCTTAACAATTTACTATACAGCTTAACCAGTTCTGTTTCATGTATCTCTACAGGAGCTGTGATATGCTGACAAGTTAGCTCTCCTTCAACGTGAAGACCTCCTCCCACTATGACATTCTGGCTCACTCCTAAGTTACTATCAACCATCACCTGACCTCTGTCACGTTGCCGGATTGATATGATGTCACTCACTATGTTGAGTCTCTTGCCACCATCTATATTGACTTCATTCTGACTGCCTATATTGACTTGATCTCCTGCTACGTTAATTTGAGTGCCTCCGATCTCAACTCTGCCTAAAGTCTTGATAGCTATACCACCGGCACCAACATGAACATTCCATCTGTTGGTAACATTGAGAGAATAACTACCACCAGGTAGATCATCCACATGTACTGGTTCTATCAAAGGAGATGGTTTTTGACTGGCCAACACACCTTCTTTGTGGATGATCATGCTGTCACGATACATCTTACCAACAGGATCAGTTCTGATACTAGGAAAGTCATTCATCACCATTCCTATATTTTCTATCTTGTGTTTAGCTACATTTATAATCTCACAACCTCCTAATCCTAACATGCTTTCAATTGGAGCGAGTTTTTCAGTTGTGATTTTGAGTAACTTTTCAAAATTCTTATCACTTTTTTTCTCCTCAACCTTCCATGTACCTTCCATTGTGCTAGGACTAAGACCACTACCATTACAAACCGGGCATGTCTCACCAAATATTTTACCCTGTCCACCACCGTGAGATTGAGAGCTTTGGTATCCTTCATTCTTGAATTTGTATTGTATAGCATTAGGAGATGACGGTACACCTAGATCACTACGACCAATTGGATTGAAAAATCCTTGCTGGTTGTTACCTGTAGCAGCCGATGATGCACCATTACCACCACCCCAGCTGGTGTCAGTCAATCCTGTATATCGAAATTGATTACGTAAGCTCCAGTACTTTATACGGTCATCATCATTACACACAGGACAAGGCAAGAATGTACCGGTTTGGGTTGATTCTAACACACCGTTAGACCAACTAGGGCCGTTTATTCTTTGTATCTCGAACAATGCCTTCACTTCAGCTAGAGATCTCATCTCATCTCTCCATTGTAAGTGATAATTATAATTCTGATATCCTATTTTCTTGTAACTGTCTCCTCTGACTATATAATCTAAATCCCGTTCAGTGTATATGTTACGAAAGCCTTTGACTGTGTCATAATAATCTTCTTGAATCAATCGCTGACTGTTACGTGTCGCGAATTCTATGTTGGTATGATTGTTGAACTCAATAAACGATCCACTGAAGTGAGTCATTTTTAACACTTCCTTGTTGTCTGTGTTGACGAACTCTAATGCACCACCTTTCTGATTTATCACGTATTTGTTACGATACGTCTCAGTGTTGTTGTCGAACATCTTCTCTTCCTTGTTGCTTATGTTCTCATATGTACCTGGGTAATCAGATCCATGTTCATCATTACAGTCATATATACCCTTCCAATCCTCCTCACCATGCATCACACCAAACACAACTGGTTGCATGTGATCGCCATCCTGAAAGAACACCCACACATGGCTACCTACATTAGGTATGCTGAAGCTACCTTTGGCTAAATTACTATACGTGTTAGGTCTGTAGTTGTGTGCATATTTGTTAGGGCGATTCACGCCGTTGGCTCTGTCACCAGGTTCTAGTTCAGAAAACAGATCAGCATCAATATCATCAGGATTTTCTGTGTTAGTGAATGCATCCTTGGTCCATGTAGGATGAGACTCATACACCTTGCCAGGGCTCTCACCTATATGCTCATCATTAAGCTTGTACTTCTTCTCCACATCTGTCTGATGTTTGTGAGGTTGTATAGTCTCATTTCGATTACTGTCGCTTATCGTACCAATTTGCTGGTGAGCGTTATACTTACCGCTACCGGAAGCACCTATCAATGGCATGCTGTTCTCAGCCCATGGTAACACAGTCTTAAGCTCTGGTAAAATTTTCTCCAGATCACTCTGTATATTTTTACCTAAAAATCTGAAACTCTTGTCAGACAGCTCTGAAAACCAGTCCTGGTAAACATTAGCTTGTATGTGTGGTACATACACTTTTACGCGACCTCGGAAATCCGGATCGTTGTTCTGGATAACTATACCCAAGTACATTCCTGTGTATTCATTCATATCAAAGATTAAAAGCTGCCATCAACATAGGATCAAAATCACCATTTCTCCCTACATAATCTAAACTTTCTATAGTTACCGGGTCTTCATAGTTAATTATAGCCCTTAACATGAATTCATGAGGGAAATATGACTTGTTCATGTTTGAGCTGAAGTTAGGTATTGATACGAAGATTGTATTATCGGGTTCCCACTCAACTTGCGCGACCTTAGCATAATCCTTTCCCCATCCGGACTCTTTGTTTATTAAAGCGTTTTTCTTGCATAATTCAGAGAACACCGGTGTAAATATTTTCCACCACCAAGCAAGTCTAGAAGTTGAGAAATTACTAAACACTCCAATGTCATCTGTTCCGGTGCCGTGTTGCACGTTCTCGTATCCTTTGATCTTGGGTAACCCGCCGTTCAAGTTTATATCTTCCGGTATTTCGAACTCATCATTCCATATCCGGAAGAATTGCTCCATTCGCTCCGTTCCGGTTGTTCGGATTGCATTATCGTATGACCATACCCTTGACCTACCTCCAAATGTATTAGGATGTTTATTCCGGAGAATAGTACGATATGAATCACCAACCAAGACATCTCTGCTCGCTGGTTCATCGCTAGAGATGTCACCACATCCATTATTCTTCCATAGATCTATTGTCATCGTCATCAGCTTGCGATACGCCATGACACGGACTGTGTCACCTAGAATCCTTTGCGCTGAAATTGTTGGTGGGTTAGGGAATCTTTTGGGATATGCTATGTGGTTGAGTATCGCGTTAGTCTCGGCTTGAATATCCCGAAGGTTACTAAGCATGATTCCATGCAGAAATATCATGTATTCTAGATAATGCCATTTCTCTGTTAACGGGCATCGCTCTACCTTCTTACTCACAGTAGTCACACTGTCTGCTTGAGTCACTGTTTGTACTGTTCTGACTTCCTTGTTTATTGTGACAGATGTCTTGACAGTCTCTTGTTTGGTCTCTTCTTTGACTTCAGCTATTATCTTTTCCTTCTGCACCTTGGCAACCTCTGGATCCTTTAACGCAGCCACTCTCTCCTTGGGGGTAAGAGCCTCTGTCTTACTCTTTATCTTGTCATCCATCTTCACACCAACAGCACTAGCTTTGCCAGCAAATTGCTTACCACAATCCTTCTCAAGTGCAGCTGCGCGTGCGGCTACGGCATCTGATGCACCGTTCACTTTTCCTTTCACATTGTTGAGTGTTTCCTCAGGACTGTTAGGTACAAAACTCTTGACCTTGGCAGCTGGATCAAATCCTGTTATCATGTCCTTGAGATTTGATAACCCGGTCACTGCTGCATCAACTCTGCTGGTTATAGATCCGGCTATTCCTTCAATTGCATCTCCAATTTTACCGGCGATCGCATCCGGAGAAAAACTGTTTCCTAATTTCTTGGCGTTTGATGTGATCAAACCGCCGGCTCCCTTGAGAGAGTCTGACAATGTAGATTTGCTCACTGGAGCTTTCAAATCATCTAGACTTTTGCCAGCTGGGAGATTACCTTTGAGCTTGCTAACGTCAAGCTCTGGTACTTCAGGTGGTTTTATCTCGTCACATCCCATATATATTATTTATACAGGAAGCTCTATAGTTACAGCTATCTAACGTAGGTTCTTACTTGTTTTCTAATGTACTGATACGATTCTTAAGATCTTCAATTAATGCTTGTTGCTCTTGAATTGCTTTGGTTAGCACTGGAATGAGCTGAACATATTCCATCTCCAGTTTTGTGTCATCAGATTTAGGTATCATTTCAAGACTATCTTCATCTTCAGGTTGTTCATAACCGTCGATACAATCACCGGTGTCACGGACCGTCTCGGGGATTATCGGTTGAGTTGTTTGAGCTCCGAATCCTAATTTTGTTGTTGATGATGTATCTTCTTTTAAGGTGTATGATATAGGTTTCAATTTCAACACATCACTCAAGCCGTAACTGAAATTCTCGTGGATGTCTTTCAATCTCTCATCTGATGTCTGAGACCCTACTATGCTACCTCCGCCGGCATTAGCAGATGCAAACGAGGTTGCCATTTTCAACGTTTGGTTATCACTGTATATTATATTATTTGTAGTACTGTCCCGGCAAGTTGCTAGCCAGTAACTCCATGCATCAACCGCACCGGAAGGAGGGGATGCTTCTCTGTATAATCCAATTTCACTAACCGCGGCACTGTTTAGATCTTCTACTCTGAAGTAATTCGCTGTGTCGTTGTATTGATATTGCTTGATGGTGTGTCGACCAGCGTTGGGATTTCCGCCGGCATTGACAGTGGTTGTTCCAAACCGGTCGACCGTCATGACTGTGTTCAAGGATTGAGTATCACCGGCTGCGGATGCAATTGTTGGGGATGCGCTGAATGTAAACTGCCCTTGAAGCAAACCTATTGCTGAAGGGTATCCAACTCCGTATGCTCGATTCGTTCCATCTGAGTGACTGTAATAGTTACTCTGAAGGTACAATTGGTCGTAAACTGCAGACTCGTCTGAAACGCACATGAGCGTTGATGACTTACCTACCTTTAAGTTTTTGTAATAAGGATATGGTGCGTTGTGTGGTGCGTTACCAATTCCTACATTACCGAATGAGTCGATACGTAATCGCTCAGCAGCTACGTTACCTCCTTCCGTGACGAAAGCTAAATAACCATCAGCCACACTAGTGTGTGAAGATACAATTCTATTTACAATTCTATCAGCGTTGGTGCTAAAGTCTATAGACGCAAATGTGTTAGCTGCTGTCCCGGAATTCCGGAGGGTGATACATGAGTCTCCTCCTTGACCAAGGGCGGTTGAACTGTATAATGTTGAACTATTTCCACTGATGTCTAGTTTACTTTGAGGAGCTGTTGTGCTCAGTCCTGCATAGCCGTTGGATTTGACTAGAAATTTGAAATTCCCATCTGCGTGGACGCCAAAAACAGACTTGTTGTCTGCATTAGTTGCATCACTCCTGACGAGCAATCCGTTACCGGCAGTACCGCCTGTCCCCTTGTTGTATATTCGTGAAATCCAATCACTATCGACAACATCTTCTACAGTAAGCCTATAATTTGGAGCAGCAGTACCGATACCTACATTGCCTTTTGATTTAACTGTGAATATAGTGCTATTGCTTGTGGAAAGGTCTCCTCTAACGTTAATAAGGTCAATTTCGTCAGCTCTAGTGGATGAATCGATAAACAAGCCGCCAGGTGAATTATTTAACTGAGCGTTTATGCAAAATTTATGAGACGTGACTGCATTGCCAATACCTGCTGTACCGTCACCGTTCATGACCATTATTGGGACGGCATTTGAGTTTCTTATTTGAAGTTGGTTTGAGGAATATACTGGGGTTAAGAAAAAATCTGCCGGATCAGGTGTATTGGCTGTGTTCCTTAAACGTATCTGAGATCTTGTATTATTATTACCCTCGATGTGCAGCGCGCAGTTGGGACTCGTAGTACCAATGCCTACATTATTTCGCTTTGTTATTAATACTGCAGAGCTTAAATCGGAGGCACCTACAAACAAACCAACATGATCACTTGCAGTACCATCCTCGACAATATGCACAGTGGCCGGGGCGCTTCCCCCTCCATTATAAAATTTGCTTGTCGTAACAGTATTTGAAGAGTTAACAACCTCTAAATTCGCATTAGGACTCGTAGTACCAATACCTACATTGCCGGATGAATCAATAACCATTCTCTTATTAGCCGCGGTGGAGGAGGAAGTAGTAGTGTTCGCTGCTGTACCAAAGGTGATTTTTGTAGGACAATTCATACTACCAGTACCCCATCCGATAAATAAATTACTCTCAGTAGCACTTGATGTATGCATCATCATGTTTACTGGTTTAGAAGCATTCGTATACGCTATACCACCTATTCTAGATGATTTAAGAGCGTTATCAGTTACCCCCAAACCGTCATCACTACCTCCTAAAACCATGGTTGAAGTGTCTGCTACATCAAGTTTAAACTTAGGACTCGTAGTACCAATACCTACATTACCACCCAAAAAGATCGCGGACGCATCACTACCTTCTTGATCTACATACAGAGTTGCTGAGGAATCACTATTACTTCTGAGCCAAGTTTGAGCCTCTGATACACGAAGTGTTCCTATGATATCTAATGGGAAACTAGGGCTCGTAGTACCAATACCTACGTTACCACCATCTTTAACAAATATTCCATTACCACCATCATCAAAGAGAGATAACCCGGACGTGTCTCTAGCCTGAACCTTATCAGTATATAGATACTTACCATCATTCAATATTACATTCTCACTAAAATTCCAAGACTGACTTGCGTTAGACCATAATATAGTTTTATCAGTTGTTCCCTTGAGAGTTATACCTCCACCATTCGCAGTAGCGTCAGTAGGTGTGTTGATTGAGCCTATCTCAATATTCTTATCATCAACTGAAAGTGTTGTTGAGTTGATCGTCGTGGTAGTACCATTTACAGTTAATGTACCAGCTACAACAAGATCCTGTGTACCGGTTGACCCAGTTACAGTCAAATCTTTAGTTGTGGTACCATTTGTTACCGATAAGTCTTTAGTTGTGGTCGTGTTCGTTACAGAAGCGTTGTCTGTTACTGACAAGTCTTTAGTTGTCGTACCATTTGTTACCGACAAGTCTTTAGTTGTGGTCGTGTTCGTTACAGTAGCACTATCAGTTACAGAAAGGTCTTTAGTTGTCGTGGTGTTTGTTACAGTAGCTGAATCTGTTACAGAAAGGTCTTTAGTTGTGGTCGTGTTCGTTACAGTAGCACTATCAGTTACAGAAAGGTCTTTAGTTGTCGTACCATTTGTTACCGACAAGTCTTTAGTTGTGGTCGTGTTCGTTACAGTAGCTGAATCTGTTACAGAAAGGTCTTTAGTTGTGGTCGTGTTCGTTACAGTAGCTGAATCTGTTACAGAAAGGTCTTTAGTTGTCGTACCATTTGTTACCGACAAGTCTTTAGTTGTCGTGGTGTTTGTTACAGAAGCTGAATCTGTTACAGAAAGGTCTTTAGTTGTGGTCGTGTTCGTTACAGTAGCACTATCTGTTACCGATAAGTCTTTAGTTGTCGTACCATTTGTTACAGTAGCACTATCACCAACTGTTAGTGAACCATCAACTGTTGAGCTACCAGTGGCTGATATACCCTGCACGTACAAATCACGCCATTGTTGTGAATTTGAACCTAGGTCATGAGTCTTGTTGGTATTTGGTATGATATTACTATCTACATCGGCGTTAAACACTACGTTATCATTATCACTATCACCGACATTTATATTACCACCAGCTCCAGCACTCAAATAGGCATTACCATCAACTCTAAGATCACCTTTTATATGTACATTATCGTCAAATACCGAACTACCCATAGCACTCACTGTACCACCTAGAGTAATACCCGTGTCAGTTATGATCGCGCGTCTTTCCCCAGTTGTGAAGAATTTCAATTCATCGTTATCATCTCCAGCTATATCCTCAGCTGATACATATGTGTCTTGATCGACATCAATTACTCCACCTAGTGAGCCCCAAGCTGGACCGGCTCCAAATCCTTCAAATTGATCAGTTGTTGTGTTGTATCTAATATAACCTTTGTGCTCTGCAGTTGTTGATGTTGGTCGCTCGGCTGTGGTTCCTTTGGGTATCTTGATAGCATCAACTGTGTTAACATCTATAGATACCGCTGGTGACCATGTGTTAATACCGATGTTATCTGCTCTTAACGTTATGGCTCTCAACATTCCATCGACCTGTAATAATGATTCCACTGCTGGGTACTCTGTACCTATACCGATCTGTGTGGTTGAAATACTTAGTATAGAGGGTGTTCCTTCACCATCTTCAATCCACCGGGTTGCTGCATCTACTCCTGTGTTATTATTACTGACTTGTAACAAGTCTTTATAGCTAGTAGCTATGGTTCTATTCGTCAATGTACTCATACATATATTTATTCTCTGGTTGGGTCTGTTCGTACACTTATGGTGATTTATTAAGTTGCATGTTGAAGCGCGATGTGTTATAATATGAAAATGGATGTATATACAATTCCGGATTTTGTCTCTAAAGAGGAGATAGAAGCGATATACCAACAAACAAGTGTGGGTTTACAACGACCATGGACGTTCTCTGGTGATGTGATTGGACTGGGTGGCAGTAGCCGGAGTGTCCCGGGGATTTGTTTTGACATGACAGATGATATACATGTATATAAATCATGGAACCAACCAATCCGTCCGGAATTGTTCGAACCAGGGTGTGAGCTGGCGTGTGAAATACTTGATTCATTTGAATCAAGAGGATCACCAGTTGGGGTTCATGAGTTGTATCGGTTTCGGTTCAACTACCTGTTTAACAGTCTGGTGGATGGTTA